CTATGGAACTTGGTATTGATGTTGTGTTTGCGGATGCGACTCATATTAGCCCCGCTTCTCGCGCAAAGCTCCTTGGTCGGTTGATCGCAGATCCGCATACCAAACTGACCTTTGAAGTCATTGATGTCCCTGTCGAAACCGCTCTTGAGCGTAATGCTCAGCGGACTGGCGTTGCCAGAATCCCCGATTCCGCAATTAAGAAGATGAAGAAGGGATTTTCTATTCCTACTGAAAAAGAGTTCCCTAAGACTAATTGGGGTTTTTCTAATATCGAGGTGCGTGTGCATCATTAAGAATAAGTTTTTCAATGACTATCAAAGATGAGGTCAGAAGTAATAAAAGAGTCTGTAAGAATTTCCATTTATAAATGGAAGGTGATAAAATGTATTTCATTTATAAAATCGAAAATCTGATTAACCATAAAACCTATATTGGTTCCAGTGACTAGTCACGAGGATTTACAACAAGGTGGTATGAACATTAGCAAAATGCTCGTCTCGAATCTCGCGCAGGATATGAATATCCATTATATCGAGCCATAAGAAAATATGGTATAGAGAATTTTGATTTTCAAATCTTAATAAAAGATATTCAAACTCCAGAAGAAAGATATAAATTAGAGCATGATGCAATTATTGAATATAATAGCTTAACCTCTTAGCATGGATATAATCAAACTCTAAACACAGAATATCCGTTTGATGATCCAGAAGTACGAGCTAAATTGGCAACACCCATTTGTGCCATTTCAGAAACAAGTGGAGAAAAGAAATTTTTTCCTACAATAACTGCCGCAGCTCATGAGTTAGGAACTGATAGAGCTAGTATTAGAAAATGCGCATCCGGTAGTAACAGATATAAAACAGTAAAGGGATTTATATTTAGGGAATATAATCCAGAAACACTGGAAATCATTCCAAATAACATCCCCATAGAAGAAGCCAGCAAGTTAATTGAAATCAATGGAGAATTTCACAATTTCAAAGATTGGTGTTCCATTTATAATATTTCAAAAAATTCAGTATACAAGCGTATGAAAAATGGAATGTCGAGAATTGAAGCCATTACAACACCTAAAAGGAAGTGACTTATATTGAAAATTTGGCTATCATCAGATTACCATTATAATCACGATAAGGAGTTCATCTGGAAAGCCCGTGGTTTTGAAAGCGTTGAAGAGATGAATGAAACTATCGTAAAGAAGAATAATGAGTGTGTGGCCCCTGAAGATACACTTATTATCTGCGGCGATCTCATGCTTGGCGGAGCTGATAAGCTTGAGGAGGGGCTTGCCTTACTCAATCGCATGAATGGTCTTAAACTCGTGGTTGGTGGTAACCATGATACCCCTAATCGTAGAGAAGCCTATCTTAGAACTGGTATTCCTGTGTTTGACGCTTATGCTTTCACTTACCGCAAGTATCATTTCTATGCTTCTCATTATCCTACTTTGACCGGCAACCTTGAGAAAGAGTCCCTCAAGCAAGTAACTTGCAATCTTTTCGGTCATACCCATCAGACCTCCAACTTCTACAATGAAATTCCATTTATGTACCATGTAGGAGTTGACTCTCATGAGTGTTATCCTGTTCTCCTTGATGATGTTATCAAGGAAATGAATGAGAAGGTTGAGGAGTGTAAGGCGCAGCTGTAGATTGAAGAGTCAAGCCCTATCATAAGATGTAATAAATGTATATATACCTATCCTAATTGTGGCTGTATCCCTGGGTTTTGTAAATCTTATAAGCGAGATCCTCCCGATGGAGGCTACTACGGATAAACAATGCTAACGCATTGATTTATAAATAAAACAATTTAATATATTAAGGAGTAACACATGGAAATTTTGATGACTATTCTTCCTTTTGTTCCTGCGGTGATTATTGCTATTGCTCTTATCGCCCTCTTGGCTTCTGGTTATGTAAAGGCTCCACCTGATGTTGCCTATATCATTTCTGGTCTGCACAAGAAACCTCGTATTTTGGTCGGTAAGGCTGGCATCAAGATTCCCTTCTTGGAGCGACTGGATAAGCTGGCACTAGGAGCCATTCAGATTGATGTTAAGACTGGCTCTGCCGTGCCGACTGCTGAATACATCAATGTACGAGTCGATTCTACCGTTTCTGTACGCGTGGGTCAGAGCGAAGAGATGATTGCTCTTGCTGCTCAGAACTTCCTAAATGTCTCTCGCGATCAGATCGCACAGAAGATTAACGACCTTCTGGAAGGTAATATTCGTGAGATTGTGGGTCAGATGAAGCTGACCGAGATGGTCGGTGATCGCAAGGCATTCTCCGAAAAGGTGCAGGAAAATGCTGTGCCTGATCTGGCTCGTTTCGGTCTGGAACTGGTTTCCTTCAATGTCCAGAACTTCTCTGACGACAATGATGTTATCACCAACCTTGGTATTGATAACGTCGAGCAGATCCGTAAGGACGCCGCAATCGCTAAGTCTAATGCCCAGCGTGAGATTGCGGTTGCCGAGGCTGAGAACGCTAAGGCTTCTAATGATGCCCGCGTAAAGGCTGAGGAAGAGATTGCCAAGCGCAACAATAGTCTGGCTATTCAGAAGGCTCAGTTGAAGCAGGAAGCTGATACCAAGCAGGCTCAGGCTAATGCTGCTATGGAGATTGAGTCTGAGAACCAGCGTAAACTGCGTGATGTGGCTGCGGCAGATGCTGACATTGCTCGTCAGGAAAAGGAAATCGACTTGAAGGAGCGCGAAGTTGCCATTAAGGAGCGTGCTCTGGAGGCTGAGGTCAAGAAGACCGCGGAAGCTAAGAAGTATGCTGCTCAGCAGGAAGCTGATGCTAAGCTGTACGCTACTCAGAAGCAGTCTGAGGCAGACCTGTATGAGCGTCAGAAGACTGCGGAAGCCGAGCGCTTTGAGGCAGAGCAAAGAGCTGAAGCCCAGCGTGCTACGGCTGAAGCTGTTCGTGTTCAGGGTGAGGCAGAAGCTGCGGCTACTAAGGCTCGTGGTGAAGCTGAGGCTGCCGCGATTCAGGCTAAGGCTGAGGCAGAAGCCGAAGGTCTTATGAAGAAAGCAGAAGCTATGAAGCAGTACGGCGAAGCCGCCAAGATGGATATGCAGATGGAAGCCCTCAAGCTGTACTTCCAGCAGTTGCCTGCTATTGCTCAGGCTACCGGTCAGGCGTACACCAATGTTGACAAGATTGTGATGTTCGGTGATGACACCAGCAAGCTGTCTGGCAACATTATCAAGAATGTCGCTCAGGTTTCTGAGGGACTGAGCGAATCCCTCGGTATTGATGTGAAAACCTTGCTCACCGGTTTCCTCGGTGGCAAGTTGGCAGACTCCTCCAATAAGGAGTAATTTTGAAGAACCGCGTTCGTAAGAGCGCGGTTCTTTTTTTTTTGTCGCTAGCATCGTCGATCTCCGAGTTTCCGCGCACATAGGCCCAGCAAATTTTTCGGAGAAATAGGGCAAATTTGATTTATCTATAAAATTTTGCTATCATATAGATAAAGAATTAAATAAGGAGAACAAAACTATATGAATTTGGTTAAAGCTATATATAAAGCTCCTGTGATTATGAAAGATTATTGGGAAGAAGAAGGTATCACCAATGTAAAGATTTGCTATCAAGGGCATACTTTTCATGGCGCTGCTGTACTAAGTAAGGGTGATGAAGGTTTCTACTCTAAAAAAGTTGGATATAATATTGCTCTATCAAAAGCAAGAATTGAAGCCCTTGAATATTTTTATAAGCAAGAGAGAGATAAGTTTAATGTCCGCAATCAGTTTTATCAAGAGGTATTAGGTCTTGGCGTTAAAACTCCTGCGGAAGTGGACCCATTAGGCGCTTTTAATCGAAATATGATGCGCTGCAAATATAGAGCCGACGCACTTAAAGAGGCTCTTGATAAAGAGAAAAATATGTTACATAAATATATTCTTGGTCAAGATAAAGCTATTGAATCTGTCAAACGCTTTAGACAGAAGGCCGATAATAATTAACGAACTTCTCTTATTTATTATAATAACATAAGAGGTGGTTTTATTGGTAAATATTTTAATTGGAGTTCTCCTTATCACAGTAGGTGCCACCTTACACTCAATAGTATTAGTGAAATTATAAGTGCTATTACAGAACTTATTAAAGCTAATATAAATGAAAGGATTGTTCGTCACAATGTTGCGATTAATAAACTTAGTGAAGGAGAAACTCAATCTAGGGCAATCGGATTTGCCACTACATACGAAGAGGAAGATGAACATGAACTATGATGTACGGTTTCCAACAGATAGATACTTCTACGATACTTGCTCCCTTTTGTTAGCCGGAGAAAGTCTATTTGAGCAGGACAAGAAGCCCTTCTTAGTTTCCTCAATTACATTAAAAGAATTAGAGAGAATTAAGACAGCTTCAAACAAGGATGCTGACATCAAGTATTCGGCTCGTCTATTGCTTCATTTATTTGAAGAATATCCAGATAAGTATGAAGTAATCCCGCACAAAGTAGACAATGAGTTCGTAATTAAAGAAGCTGGTTTCGATGTTACTGATGATACTCGCATCTTGTCTGATGCCATTGCGTGCGACAAAGAAAAAGATATTGTCTTTGTAACTAACGATTTAAGTCTAAAGCATATCGCTAACTGCTTCTTTGGTAATGGAATGATTGAGAGCGTTCCAGAAGAAGTAGACGATTATACTGGTTATATTGAAGTTACTTATAGCGACGAAGCTCTAGCAGAGTTTTATCAGAACCCGAACGATAATTCCTTTAACCTATTACCAGGACAGTATCTTATCCTGAAAAATAGCAATGGAGAGATTGTCGATTTGCGGGTTTGGACAGGCGAAGAGTTCAGATACCTTTCTTCTAAGACTATTAACTCTAAGTGGTTTGGTAAGATTTCTCCATATTCTGGAGATATTTATCAGAAGATGCTATTTGATAGTTTGCGTAATAACAAACTAACTCTTGTTAAAGGTCCAGCTGGTAGCGGAAAGACTTTCGTTTCTTTGGCTTATTTAATGGCAAAAATGGAAGCCCATGAACTAGATAAAATTATTATCTTCTGCAATACTGTTGCTACTGCTAACTCTGCTCGTCTCGGATACTATCCTGGGACAAAAGATGAAAAGCTACTTGACTCTCAGATTGGTAACTTGCTAAGTAGTAAGTTTGGTGGTCGAGAGGAAGTTGAGAGACTGATCGCAGAAGGTAAATTAGTTTTACTACCATTCTCTGATATTCGTGGTTATGATACTTCTGGTATGAACGCAGGTATCTATATTTCTGAAGCTTAGAACCTTGACCGCACACTAATGAAACTCGCTCTACAGCGTGTTGGCGAAGATTGTATTTGCATTATTGATGGTGATGAAAAAACTCAGGTTGATGATATTCACTTCTCTGGTGCAAACAATGGTATGCGGAGAGTATCAAAAGTATTCAGAGGTAAGGATATTTATGGAGAGGTAACTCTTAAGAATATCTATCGTAGTAAGATTGCTTCTATCGCTGATAAAATTTAATAATGAGGTCGAGGGAGAAATCCCTCGACCTATTTTTATATCCTAATTGGAGGTGAGGTCATTGGCGGATAATGCTCAAGTTATTTGGGATTATCTCAAATCAAAAGGATTAAGTAACTGCGGTGCCGCAGGTCTAATGGGGAATCTATTCGCGGAAAGCGGACTTATTCCAACTAACTTATAGAACTCATATGAGAGTAAGTTAGGAATGAACGATGCCTCGTATACTGCGGCTGTTGATAACGGCTCCTATACCAATTTCACGCATGATTCTGCGGGATATGGTTTAGCTCAATGGACATATTGGAGCCGCAAGCAAGGTCTGTTTTAGCTGTGTAAAAGTCGAGGAAAGTCTATTGGTGACTTAAACACCCAACTAGATTTTTTATATCAGGAACTAACTACAAGTTACTCCTAGCTATTAAAAATCTTGAAGACTACCTCATCTGTTGAAGAAGCATCTAATTTGGTGGTCACTCAGTTTGAAAGACCGGCAGATCAGAGCTCTAGCACACTAAAATAGCGTGCGTTATATAGCCAACGTTACTTCAATATTTATTCAACGCAAAAGGAGGAAATAGCTAAGATGAAATATTCAAACGCTAATCACCCATTGGTTTGCATGATGACTAATAGCACTTGTTATAAGCAAACCCGCAAGATGGATATTAAAGGCGTCCTCTGGCACAGTACAGGCGCCAATAATAAAACTATTAAGCGTTATGTTCAACCGTCTGAGAACGACAAGAACTATCAATCTCTGATTACTAAAATTGGTAAAAATACCAGTAGAACCGATTGGAATCATAGCTCATAGCAGGCTGGTGTAAACGCTTGGATTGGTGCTCTTGCTGACGGAAGCGTAGCCGCAGTACAAACACTACCTTGGAATTATAGACCTTGGGGTTGCGGCTCAGGCTCTAAAGGTAGCTGTAATACTGGATGGATTCAGTTTGAAATCTGCGAAGACAATCTAAGTGACCCCGATTACTTCGCTAAAGTCTACAAAGAGGCTTGCGAATTGACAGCCTACTTATGTAAGACATATAATATCAATCCAAATGGTTCTGTAAATGTAAATGGCGTAACAGTTCCAACCATTCTCTGCCATCAAGATAGCTATCAGTTGGGCCTCGGTAGTAACCATGCTGATGTATACCATTGGTTCAAGAAATATGGCAAAGATATGACAACCGTTCGCAAAGATGTTGCTGCTTTAATGCAGTCTAAAGTTATCGAGGAGGATGATGAAGACATGACTCAAGAAAAATTCAATGAAATGATGAATGTATATCTTAGTCAGCTCGCTGCGCAACCAGTCACCTGGGAGCAAGACGCAATGACTTGGGCACAGGCTAATGGCTTAATCAATGGCAATGAAAAAGGTCAGTTGATGCCAAAACGCTTTATGACTCGTGGCGAATTTGCGGCTGTTCTAAAGCGTTATGCTGAAAAGAGTGGTCAATAATGGGTCGTCAAACAAGAGGAAAAGGAAAACATAGCTAGAAAAAAGAATTTTCTAAATAGCTTATTTGCGACATTCGCTCTCTCTTGTGGATTGTAACTATCTCCGGTATTGCTCTTGCTTTCTATTGCGTACATCTTGGTTATCTGGGTACTCTCCCATGGATTAGTGCATTAGTAGGATTGCCATGGTCTGCGCATGGTATTGTTTGCTCTTTTTACTTAAACATGAGTAAATCCGATCACCGCAAGGGTGGGATTACTTATGATTTAGCTATGTGTGAGAAACAATAGCAGCAAGTAGTCGAGGATGAAGCAACCATTTAATATTAAAGGCTTAGTAGACTTAATAGTCTACTAAGCCTTTTTCTTATTTTAAGCTTGATTTTTCATAAAATATATGGTATTATATATTCAGAAATAAAAAAGGAGAACTTAAAAATAAATGAAGTATTTGAGGTATAGCGAATGATAGTGATATATACAGACGGCTCAACCTTAAAAAATGGCGCGAAAGACGCAAAAGGTGGTTTTGGAGTTGTAGTTTGTGAAGCTGAACCACACCAAGACCCGTCAACCTATAAAGTTGTCGCGGCGTATTCTGAACGCGCAGATGGCACCACAAACAATAGAATGGAAATGTCCGCAATCTTGTGGGCATTAACCCATTATGGCGCGAAAGACGGTGACTTCTTCATTCCTATTGTTTATAGTGATTCTATGTATTGCGTAAATAGCTTCACTAATTGGATTAAGAATTGGAAGGCAAATGGCTGGGTTCGTGCCGGTAATAAACCCTTAGAGAATAAGGACTTAATTCTCGAATATGATAGATTAACCACTAAAGAAGGATTACAGGTTGATTTAAGATATGTAAAAGGGCATAATGGAACGCTGTTTAATGAGCTTGCTGATCAGTTAGCAACAGGCAAGATTACAGAACAGCAAGTATTAGATATGTATGGAGGTTAAATATGGGAAAACTATATGACGAGAAATCAATCGAGTCACTTTCTCCATTAGAGTTTACAAGACTGCGGCCGGGCGTTTACGTCGGCAGCACTGAGTATTCTACTCAGCTATTGATTGAGATTGTCTCTAACGCAGTCGATGAATTTAAGGCGGGTCACGGTAATAAGATTATTGTTACTATTAAAAAGGATAATACTATTATCGTAGAAGATAACGGTCAGGGATTTATTCCTAATGCCATGCGTGATGATGGTAAGACTGTACTTGAAGCGTCTTTTAGCGTGCTAAACACTTCTGGTAAGTATTCTGACGATGGCGTTTATGAAGGTACTGCTCTTGGTTTGAATGGTATTGGTAGTAAGCTGACCACTTATCTGTCTCATTGGCTTGAGGTAATTACTCATCGAGATGGTAAGTATGAGCATATCTGGTTTAAGGAAGGTGTCTTTGATAAACGAGATACTGGCGCATGGGATAACAAGAATAGTCCCTCTGGTACTCTGGTTCAGTGGCAACCTAATGAAGAGTTCTTCACGCATCCAGAGGTAGATATACCTGTCATTACCAATCTTTTTAAGGTAATTGCGTGCCTGTGCCCCGGTCTGACTATCGAGTTGAATAGAGAGGGCCAGCCGCAGATTATCTTCGCTTCGAAGAATGGTCTTATGGACTTAGTAGATGAAGCAGTTAAGGGTAAGGAAATCTTGAAGAATCGCTTAAACTTCAATTTTTCTGATGGCAAGAACAAGCTGGATTTAGTTCTGACCTATACAAATGCTTATTCTGCGACCATTGTTCCTTATGTAAATACTGGTCTTACAGATTCAGGTCCGCATATTACGCAGATTAAAACCATCCTCACGAGAGAGATGAATAAATTCTTTCGTGAAAAAGGGTGGCTAAAAGATAAGGACGAAAATCTTACTGGTGAAGATTGTCAAGAAGGTATGTATATTGCCTTTAATGTAACCGCTCCCGGCGTTGCATATGACGCTCAGACCAAGAGTAGAGTTGTTAAACTCGATATGAAGCCTTTTACTGCGACGATCGCAGAGGAGCTTCAATATTGGTTTGCCGCTAATGAGAAAGATATTAAGGGAATCGCGGATAAGGCACTTAATGCTCGTAAGGCTAGAGAAGCTGCTCGTAAGGCAAGAGATGCAGCCCGTGGTGTAAAAGCGAAAAAGGAAACTGGTCTTAAGGCAAAAATGCAAATCAGTAACAAATTTATTGATTGCACAAATAAAAATCCTAAAAATCGTAACCTGCTTCTCGTAGAGGGCTTGTCCGCAGGCGCATCTGCGGTGGAGGCCCGCAACCCCAAGACTGACTGCATCTATATGTTGCGCGGAAAGATTGTCTCTCCGCTGAAAACTGCGGTAGACAAGATTCTTGCGAATCAAGAGATGTCAGATATTGTGCGTGTAATTGGCGCTGGATTTGATTCTTCTTTTGATGTCAACAAGATGAATTTTGACAAGATTGTCATTACTTCTGATGCAGATAGTGATGGCGCAGACATTGAACTTCTGCTTATCACTTTCTTCTATACCTATATGCGGCCTCTCGTGGAAGCTGGTAAGCTATACAGGGCTGTAACTCCATTGTATATTATTCGTCAAAAAGGAAAAGAGTATTACTGTTACTCCGAAGATGAATTAACAGAGTGGAAGAATAGTCATAACGGCTCGTATGATTTACTGCGTGCTAAGGGCCTTGGCGAGTTGAATCCTGAAGATTTGCAGAAGGTCTGCTTTATGAATGAGAGATATAAGTGTATTTCTATCTCTGACGCAGAGAAAACCACAGAATTACTCAATATTCTGATGGGCAGCGCAGTTGAACCGCGCAAGCAGTATATCTACGATAATGCTAACGAACTCGGTTTCAATTTTGAGTAATAAGGAGTGATTTTATGAGTTTGATTACAGAAGTTGATATTCTTGATGAAGCTAAAGATAACTTTCTAACTTATGCAGAAGAAGTTCTAACCGATCGTGCGATTCCTGCCGCGGAAGATGGTCTCCTTAGTGCTCAGCGAAAGATTCTTTGGACAATGGAAGATTATCTCAAGATGGATAACAAGAGTAAGACTAAGAAGTGTAATGCTATCATTGGTTCTACTTTGGCAACCTCCTACTTCCATGGTGATATTGCCTGCTATGGTGTTCTGCGGAAGATGGCGCAGGAATTCCTCATGCGCTATCCTCTTGTAACTGGACAAGGACAGTTGGGCACGCAGGAAAATAACGATATGTTCTCATCTTCTCGTTATACTGAGGCTAAGCCTTCTAAGTTTACCGACCTGATGATGAATGACTTTAGTAAGAATGTTGTTCCTACTAAAGAGACTTATAATGGCGAGTTTCAAGAGCCTATCGTTCTTCCCTCACTATTCCCTAATGCAATCTGTAACGGTCGTCAGGCAATCGGCATTTCTATGGCGCATAACTCTGCCCCGCACAATCTGACAGAGGTATGTAATGCTGCTATTGCTCTAATTGAGAAGGGCGAACTGACTATTGATGAAGTATTGTCCTATATCCCCGGTCCAGATTTCCCTCTCGGTGGTACAGTTCTTAACATTAAGGATGTGCGGGCGGCTTTTGCGTCAGGTAAATCTAACATCTCTCTGAAAATCCAGGGTGATTATGAGATTGATGGACAAGATATCGTCTTCACCAGTATTCCTTATCGTACCTACCGCAATAAGATTAAAGAACAGATTGAGAAGAATATTGATGTTTTGAGTGAGTTGATTGATGACTTCGACGATGAGTCTAATATCGGCCAGAACAAGCTGGTATTCCATGTGAAGGATGGAGTATCTGTGTCTAAAGCATTGAATAAATTATTCTTGCTGACAGATTTACAGTCCACTTTATCCTATAACATGAACTATATTGTCAATGGCACACCTAAGCTCTGTTCTATGGTTGACTTACTCCATGCGTATGTTGACCATCAAGAAGATGTTCTTGTCAATGCCACAACTTTTGATAAAGAGAAAGCCGAAGCAAGAGCACATATCCTTGAAGGTCTGATCGCCGCAGTTGATAAAATTGATGAAGTAATTGCATTGATTAAACAATCTGCGGGACGCGCTGATGCGAGAGCCAAGTTAATGGATTTCCTCTCTGTTGATGAAGTGCAAGCAAACGCAATCCTCGATATGAAGCTCGGCAAATTAACTCGTATTGATAAAGAAGAATTAGTCAATGAGTTAAAAGAAAAGAAAGAGTTTATTGCTAAGTGTATTGAAATCCTAACTGATAAAGAAGTAAGAAATAAAGTCTTAATCTCTAAGATTACTCAGTTAAGAGACACTTATGGCGATGCTCGTAGAACTAAACTGCTTAACACCGACATTCCAAAGCAAGAGAAAGAAGTAGTTATCGTCGAGCCGAAGGATTGCGTAGTTGTAGTGACAAAGAAGAACACTATTAAGCGTATTGATGCTAAAAATTTCAAAGCTCAAAAGCGTAATACTACTGGTGTTAAAACCGGTGATATTGTTCTCTTCTCGCAAAAAACTAATACACAAGATACCTTGATGGTATTCTCCTCTAAGGGCAAGATGTATCGTGTATTAGTGGATAATATTCCAGAAGGTACAAATGCGTCTAACGGAACGCCTATCTCCACTCTAATTGAGTTTGAGAATGGCGAGAAACCTATGGCATTTACAACAATGACCAGAGATACTGACAAGAAGTTTATCTTCTTTGCCACAAAGAATGGTACTATCAAGAAGGTTCCTCTTGATGAATATGATAAGATGAAGCGTACTGGCATTATCGCCATCAGCTTTAAAGACGGCGATGAACTTGCAGATGTTACATTTATCAATCAAGAGCAGATGTTATTGGTAACAAAGAATGGCATGGCTATTCGATTTGGAACCACGGAAATGCCTATCTCTTCGCGCACAGCACAAGGGGTTAAGGGCATGAAACTAAATGATGGCGACAGTGTAATCGCAGCATTGCCGATCGTGGATCCCGCAGATTATCTCGCTATTGTTTCCAAGAATGGCTTGGGTAAGAAAATGCAGATTGATGAACTTACTTTACAGAATCGTGGAGGCAAGGGATTACTCTGCTATAAGGGAGAAATCGCCGGAGCGGAGATTATCAAAGAAAGTGATAATCTCCTTATCAATGGTGACAAGTCTTCTATTGTTATTAGTGGTAAAGACATTCCTACTCTTGGTCGAGTTTCCATGGGCAATATCATGCTGAAGAACAACGAACAAGTGATTTCTATCACGCAAGTATAAGAGAAAGAATGGGTATACCCATTCTTTCTCTTAGTTGACTTTTCTTTTTAATTATTATAATATATTTATATAAGAAGAAAGGATTTAATTATTATATGAGTGCATTTTTAGTTGGACTAATTACTGTAGTAGCATTTGTATTGCGTGAGATAGTAAGAATTGGGTGCATAGCTTTAAGTATAAGTATTGTTATGCAACTTATAAACCTTCCCGACGAGGAAAAATCCGCCCAATGGTCTAGGATATTTTGGATAGAATTTACCATAAGTTCTATTTGTACTCTTGGCATTTTTGCTTGTGCCGGTTTAATGTCACTGCTCGCGGGATAAGGAGTTTACAATAAATGAGTTTTGATAAAAGTAAGATACATGAGTTGTATCCTGAAGCGGAAAACTTAATGATTGAGCCAATGCTCATTTGGAAGTTACCTGCGGGAAAGGAATCCATGCTCTCTGAAGTATGCTCTAATGGGGAATATTTCCTTGAAGAGAAGATTGATGGAGCATTTTATCAGTTTGTAAAAACTGAAAATCATTCTTATCTTTTTGGTCGCACAGTAAGTAAACTATCTGGCATTCTTACAGAAAAAAGTGACAATGTACCTCACTTGAAGGAAGCATTGAGCTGCCTTCCCGCAGGAACTATCCTTATTGGAGAAATCTATGTTCCCGGTGGTACATCGAAAGATACTGTAAGTATTATGGGGTGTTTACCTGCTCTTGCTATCAAGAGACAAGAGAAAGAACCGATCCATTATTATGTGCATGATATTATTGCATATGATACAGTCAATCTTATTGACTCGCCTGCGGATTTGCGCTATAAGATTCTTTCCGCTATCTGGAAGAAACATAATCTTGAGCAGTATAGTTTTTTAAGACTTGCCACCCGTGTTGATGAAGATATGGAAGCTGAAATCTCTCGTATCTTGAAATCTGGTGGTGAAGGCGCGGTCTTAAAGAAGAAAGATTATCCATATACTCCCGGTAAAAGACCTGCATGGTCTACAATCAAAGTTAAGCAGATGGATTCTATTGATTTAATCTGCACTGGCTTTTGCGATGCTACAAAAGAGTATACCGGTAAAGAGTTAGCTACTTGGGAATACTGGGAAGAGCGTGGCGAGCGAAGCCAAGATGGTGAATATACTTGGCTGTTAAGCGAAGGCCGATATTATGAAGATTATTTGCATAATCCTCATATTTATAGACCAGTAACTAAACCTTATTTTCTTGGCTGGAAAACCGCAATTAGAATTGGCGCCTACAATGATAACGGTGAACTTGTTGATTTAGGTACAGTTAGCTCTGGATTAACTGACGATAACAAAAGAGAGATGACTGAGAATCCAGATTTGTGGCTTGGCCATGTTGTTGCTCTTGATTGTATGCAAATTGATAAGAAAGAGCATACTTTGCGACATCCAGTATTCAAGTGTAAAAGAGACGACAAGGATGCAAAAGATTGCGTAATATCAGAAATTTTTTGTTGACTTAAAAAATATTTTCTGATATAATATATATGTAATTCAGAAAAGCAATAGTAAAAAGGACAGATTGTATGACCCGTAAACAGATGAAGCGGTTCGCAGATGAAATCTATAAATGCGAACTTATTCACCAAGATGAAAATTCCTCAAAAGAGGAAAAAGCCCACGCAGAAGACCGAATTATGCAGTTAACTAACTAGATTATGGCTCTTCCCGATGGGATAAATGCTTTACTGGAAATTGATGCTTTAATTGCATCGAGAATTAAATAATACATTTTAGAGGAGATTATTACAATGGCTATGAAGGAAAATACTCGTAAGGTTTTTGATTATCTAAAGGACAATACTGACAAGGATCTAACTGCCGCTGATGTGGCTGAAGCTCTTGGTCTTGAGAAGCGCCAGGTTGATGGTATTTTTACCTCTGCTCTACAGCGCAAGGACTATGGTGTGCGTGAGCCCGCTGAGGTTGAGCTTGCCGATGGCTCCCATCAGAAAGTTAAGTATCTTCGCTTGACTGATAAGGGCTTGGCTTTCGATCCTGACGCCCAGGAGTAATAAATTAGATCGGTAAGAGGATTATGCCTCTTACCGATTTCTTTTACTTATGATTTATTATATATTATCAGGCTTGGTTATTCTTGCGCTGATCGGATATGTTTTATATCTTCGCAATAATCGGCTTTAGGTAGTATTGATAAATAAAGAAAGACAAGAAGAGAATAAACGCATTGAACAAGATATTGCATTGAAATAGAGAGAATTAGCAAAAGTAAAAGAAGATATTGTATCACATAATGAAATTGTCAATTCTTTGACTGATACTGCGAATAAGTTGCGGGAAAGCGCTGAATAGCGAGCAGAAGAGAGCGCTAAGGCTCAATTTGAAAAGAAAAGTAAAGAGCTTGATGAAACATATCAAGCTAAAGAAAAATATCATTTAGCAGAACTTCAATAGATAACTAATCAAATCTCACATTAGCAAGATAAACTCCATGAATTGGAAGCTAAATAGTTATCTTATATCTAGGCTTAGCAACGCCAAGAAGCAATTGCCGCAGATTAGGACTATTATCGTCTTGCTATTGATGAATTTAGTTTGAACGATATTACTCTATTGCGTGATTTGCAAATTCACTTTGTGAAAAAGGAAATCATTGATAAAGTAATATGGGAGACCTATTATCGTCCTGCATATGATATTCTTATGACGCATCTATTTGCCACTAATAAAGGTAAAGTATGCGGTATCTATAAAATTACCGATCTAACAACTGGTTAGGCTTATATTGGTTAGTCTGTTGATATTAAAGAGCGTTTTAGACAGCACATTAAAACCTCTTTAGCATACGGACCTGTGACTAATAAGTTATATTAGGCGATGCAAAAATCTGGTCAATATAATTTTATATTTGAGATTTTGGAAGAAGTGCCTAGAGATTAGTTAAATGAACGAGAGACTTATTGGATTGAGTTCTATAAGACTAAAGAACTAGGTATGAATGGAACTCGTGGAGGTTCATAATGTTTAAGGTAATTGCAAGTCGTGGTGCAGGTAAGACAACTAGCTTAATGTACTACGCAAATGATTTAGCACATAAGTATCCTGATAAGATGGTACTCTTTGTTACTCAACATCCTCAACTGATGGTTAAAAAGTTCTTAGAGTTAACAAAAGAGCGTAATCTACCGCAAAATTTAGGATTTATTAGCTATGGATATTTTCTAACAAAAGCTAGAGGTATGAAATGTATTGCTGTTATTGATGAACTAGATAGCTGGCTCAATCAATTCAACATTGTAGGATACACAAATACTGTGGGAGACGATAACTGAATGAATAAAGCAGATAATTATATGGTTGAAACAATCAATCTTATTCTTGATAATGGATATAAGGATATTAACCCAAGACCGCATTACGCCGATGGTACTCCCGCGCATACTCTCTCTGTAAATCATAATTTCCGCACTTATGATTTGTCCAAAGGAGAATTTCCTATTTGTACCCTACGGCCGATGGCTTGGAAGACTGGTATCAAGGAAATCTTCACTATCTATCAAAAGCCTACGAATGAAATCGCTAAGATGGAAGAAATGGGTGTTAATTGGTGGGGTGACTGGGATATTGGGGATGGTACGATCGGTCAGCGTTATGGAGCAACAGTAAGTCGATATGACTTAATCAATAATTTGATTAAGGATATTAAGAATGACCCATATGGCCGCCGCAAGGTAGTTTCTTTATGGCAGGAGGCTGATCTCCGTGAAACTGCGGGATTGGCACCTTGTGCGTTTCTAACCATCTGGAATGTTCGTGGAGAATATCTTGATATGATGCTGGTTCAACGTAGCGGCGATATGCTTACCGCTTCTGGTCCCGGTGGTATCAATGAAATTCAGTATGCAGCGCTCTTGATGATGATTGCTCGTCATACTGGTTATAAACCTGGAGTATTTAGTCATGTAGTGGCTAATGAACAGATTTATGACCGTCATATGGATGCTGCACATGAAATGATTTCGAGATTTTTCAATAGTATGTTTTTTGACGATACTTATAAGAATCCTGTATTGCGTCTAAATCCTGAGAAAACTAATTTCTATGACATGACCATTGATGATTTTACGATAGAGAATTACTCTCCCATGAAACCGCAGTTAAAGTTGGAGTTGGGTATATGATTTCTGCTATTGTTGCAGTAGACGAGAATTGGGGTATTGGTTATCAAGGTCAGTTGTTAGAACATATTCCCGCTGACCTAAAACATTTTAAAGAATTGACTCAATATAATGTTGTAGTAATGGGGCGTAATACTTGGGATAGTCTCCCTAAAAAGGATTCTTTACCAAGGCTTCCAGATCGTATCAATATTATTGTTTCTAACTCAATGGTTCCAAATGGAGTAATTTCTATTCTTGGAAATCTAACTGTTGCAATGCCATTAGAAATAACTCTTGATTACATTAAGGCTTGTGATATGGATATTTTTGTTATTGGTGGAGGACAGATTTACAATGCTCTTCTCCCCTATTGCGATAGAGTTTATGTAACAAAAATCTATGCAAGTCATGATAATATTGATACCTTTTTCCCTAATCTCGATGAATCAAAAGAATGGAATGCTATTGAGGAAGACTCAATGGCCTCATATAACGACATCAAATATCAATTTTGGCGGTATGATAGGGTCAGTTGATTTTTCTTTAATTTTATGTTATTATATATGTATAAAAGGTAAGGAAATGGATTAAATGAATAATAAGTACAAAGCATTTACTGATTACTTCGACTGGCTAGTGCAGAATTGCAAGGAGCCAGTTGTACTTCCCGATGAAGTACAAGATGTCTATAATCTCCTCCTTGCTCAGCAAGGTATGGAGAAACCCATGTTCACAGAAAGTGGACTTTCAATCCTTGAATATTTACAGACTTGTGATGCTACGAGTTTGAAAGCAAAAGATATCGCAGGCGGAATGGTTATTTCATCTCGCAAAGTATCTGGAGCTATTCGTAAACTCGTATCTGATGGGTTTGTAGATAAATATGGCCAGAATCCTGTCATTTATAGCTTGACGGAAAAGGGCAAAAATTTTGATATTAACGCTTATAAGGAGAATTTGAACAATGAGTAAGAAAATGAAGAATGAATCCCATGTTGAAGGTTATGTTTACGAGCACAAGCTGGAAATGAAGGAGAGCGGCCCCAACTCTAAGAATCCCGGTACTGAGTTTATTAGTGGTACTCTTAGCGTGGCAACTGATGACGAGATGCTCAATGTTGTGCAGGTACATTTCACTTATGTAACTGCGGTGACCGCTAAGGGCAAGCCTAATAACACCTTTAATGTTCTACAATCTATCATTGATGGCAAGATTGGTTCTGTAATGGAACACGGCAAAGAGAACGCAGGTAAGGTCCGTATTGATACTGCCATTGGTCTAAATGAGTGGTATGATAAGGATGGCAATCTGGTGTCTGTCCGTCGTAACGAGGGGGGCTTCGTACATCAGGTACAGGAACTGTGCGAGCCTAAGAGTCGTGCAACTTTCAACACTGATATGGTGATTACTAATGTCCGTCGTGTTGAGGCCGATGAAGAGAAGGAAACTCCCGAAAAGGTAATTGTTAAGGGTTGCGTATTTGACTTCCGCAATGCTCTGCTTCCTGTTGAGTTTAGCGTTTATGAGCCATATGCTCCTGCTAAGGCTCTCGATTATTTCGAAAATCTCGGCGCTTCTTCTAGTTCTCCCATCTTCACCAGAGTTCAGGGTATTCAGGTATCCAAAACTATTGTGCGCAAGACTGAGGAAGAGAGCGCATTTGGTGAAGCTGTTGTAAAGGAAACTCGTACTTCTCAGCGTGACTTTGTGATTAACTGGGCGCAGCCTGAGACTTATGAGTGGGATAGCGAAGATACTTTGTTGGCTTCTGAACTGGGTGAGATGATGACCGCTCGTGAGGTTCATCTTGCTGAGATTAAGAAGCGTCAGGACGAGTATCAGGCTTCTCGTGGTAACGCGGCCGCGGGTGGTGCCTCTAAGGCAACTGCGGCTCCTGCGAAGGGCGACTACAACTTCTAATTAAATAAGGGGTAGTTATCTACCCCTTTCATTTCCTCATTATAAATAAAATAATTAAAGGAGAAAGATAATTATGAGTTTGCTTGACCTTAAACCACATGAAGTATCAAGAGATTTAAGAGGATATTCCGTTTTATTCTATGGCACTCCTAAGTCTGGTAAGACTACGATTGCCAGTAAATTTCCCGGCGCGCTTCTTCTCGCTTTTGAGAAGGGTTATAACGCGTTGCCTGGTGTATATGCCCAGCCTATCAATAGCTGGGGCGAATTTAAGAAGCTCTTTACAGAGCTGAAAACTCCAGAAGTACAGGAAAAGTTCCAGACCATTGTTATTGACACCGCAGATATTGCTTACAGCTATTGCGAGAAGTATGTCTGCAATCGTGAAGGTGTTGATACCATCGCGGATCTACCCTATGGTAAGGGCTATTCCATGGTTGGTACCGAATTTGACGAGGCAATCCGCAAGATTCTTCAGTTGAATTATGGTCTGATTTTGATTTCTCACTCTACTGACAAGGTATTTAAGGATGAAGAGGGTAACGAGTATAACCAAATCGTTCCTACTCTTGATAAGAGAGGTCGTCTGATTTGCGAGAGAACTTGCGATATCATTGGTTATTCTACTTCTGTGAATACCGATGAAGGTGTTCAGACTCGTCTCTTCATGAGAGGTACTCCTCGTTATGTAGCGGGTTCTCGTTTCAAGTATATCCCGAACTCTATTGAGTTTACCTATGATAACTTAGTAAATGCAATTGCGGAAGCTATCGACAAGCAGGCAGAAGAGACTGGTGGTAAGTTTATTTCTAATGAAGCTACTCAGGTAGTTACAGAAGATGTAACTTATGATTTTGACCGACTAAATGCTCGTTTCCAAGAATTGGTTGGCGAATTGATGTCTGCTAATCAGTCTAATGCCGGTAAGATTACCGCTATTGTTGATAAGTATCTTGGTAGGGGAAAGAAAGTCGGAGAATGTACTCCTGAGCAAGCTGAACAAATCGACCTTATTGTTCATGACTTGGAGCTTCTAATTAAGGGCTAAGATTAAAGGAGAGTATTCTTGTATGAATACTCTCCTTTTGATTTTTTATTATAATTATGGTATAATAGTTATAGAAAATGTAAAGAAAGGAGCGTAATGATTATGGCAAAACATATGGTGAAGTGCTTGTACTGCGGCCAGATGTTTGATGCTAATACCGAACCTTTCGTAAAACCAAATGCAAGACGATATGCTCATGTAGCTTGTGCGAGGACAGAAGAAGAAAATCAAACTCAAGAAGAAAAAGACAAGCGTGAATTAGAAGAATATATCAAGGAATTATTTGGAGTTAGCACTATCCCAATCAAAATTAGGAAACAGATGGACACCTTTAGAAAAGAAAAAAATTATAGTTATTCTGGAATGAGGAAAACGCTAAAATTTTTCTTTGAAGTTAAAGGTAATCCGATTGAAAAAGCTAACGGCGGTATCGGTATTATTCCTTGGGTATATGATAAAGCATTTGACTATTGGAGAGCTTTATGGGAAGCTCAAGAGCGCAATAAGGGAGTAGAAATTCAGAAGTATAATTTGCCTGTGCGGGAGATTCACATTGTTCCTCCTAAGAGAGAGCCAATGAAGCATACGCGGCAATTATTTACATTCTTAGACGAAGGAGAGGAAGATACATGAATAGTAGTTATGTTGATACTGCTGCTATCACACAGATTATCGGTTGTGTCTTCAATAATGCCGCGATTCTCGATGACACAGACAAGTATATGATCCATGAAGAGGACTTCGTAGAAGATTTTCACAAGATTGTATTCGGTAGTATGTATAATATTCATCTGACAGGTAGTTAGGTTAATATCGACGCTATTATTGACTATCTAGCCAATAGACCTAAGTTTGATGCAATCTTTAAGAAGAATAAAGGTGTTGAGTATCTATTAGAAGCTTCTCAAAATGCTCGACAAGACACTTTTAACTACTACTACGGTAGATTGAAAAAGTTCACTTTGTTAAGAGCTTATGATAGCTATGGAGTGGATGTAAGTGGATTGTATGACGCAGATAATCTTCTTGATACTAAGAAGCGTCAGCAACAAGAGGATTGGTTAGATGCAACTTCACTAATTGATATTGCAAATACGATTGATACTAAGATTGATGAAATCAAGAGTAAGTATATTGAAGATGATTTAGGTCTTGGATATCAAGCGGGTGATGGTATCATGGAGTTAATCGAAGACCTTGAGAAGCATCCAGAGGTCGGTATTCCTCTCTATGGACCGCTTATCAATACGGTAACAAGAGGAGCAAGATTGCGGAAATATTACTTGCGGTCCGCAGCTACTGGTATCGGTAAAACGAGAAGTATGATCGCGGATGCCTGCAATTTTGCGTGTAATCGTATCTACCATGAACAGTTTGGCTGGATTAAAAATGGCGCGTCTCAACCAACACTCTTTATTGCCACAGAGCAAGATAAAGGTGAAGTTCAAACAATGATGTTGGCTTTTCTTTCTTGCGTAAATGAGGAGCATATTCTTAACGGTCAGTATCTTGAGGGAGAACGCGAGCGAGTCGTAGAGGCGGCGAAGATTATTAAAGATAGCCCTATCTGGATTGAGGAATTACCAGATTTCTCTTTGCAAGATGTTGAGAATAAGATTAAGAAGAATATTCGAGAGCATGATGTTAAGTATGTCTTGTTCGACTATATTCAGACCTCTTTGAAAATCTTGGAGGAAATTACCAAGAAGACAGGTGGTATCCGCTTGAGAGAGGATAATATCTTGTTTATGCTTTCCGCAAGACTGAAAGATTTGGCAAATAAATATGGTATTTTTATCATGTCAGCAACTCAGCTGAATGGTGATTATAAAGATAGCGAAACTCCTGACCAGAACTTACTACGTGGTGCTAAGAGTATTGCCGACCGAGCTGACGTAGGTATGATTTTGCTAGGTGTTTCAGAAGAAGATTTAGCAAAGTTAGAACCAATTCTTGAAGCAAACCCCAATCTTCAAAGACCGAACATTAAACTCTCTGTCTATAAGAACAGACGAGGCTCTTATAAGGGCGTTTTCTTGTGGTGTACCGCGGATTTAGGTACTTGTCGCATTCATCCTCAGTTTTGTACCACTTGGCATCATGAAATGGTTGGTATTGAAGATATTAAGGTTATTGTAGATGATGGACCCAGTGCATGGGATAATAATAATTAAGGAGAAGATAATATGAAGAACTCTAAGGCTATTGATTATCAGATTACTAAGAAGCAGTTTGATAGTATTCTTTCTACTCGTAAGGATGATGAAGCAAAGAAGAACCCTTATCAGTATGTAATGGTGATTATCAATGAGAGTTATGGTCTGCGTGGTACGGTAACTCATCTCGTTATTATTGAGTAATGTCTCGTTATTATGATAAAGACGAGCTAAAGGAGAAACTAGAACTAGAGCAGATTTATGACTTGGTAGAAGCTTGGGGAGGCGAGCCTGAGTACACAGATGGAGGGCTTATCTCCCAGACCATTTGTCACAATCTACCTGGCGAAGGTTCCCGCAAGCTTTATTATTACACTAATACTCGATTGTTTAGATGCTATACTGGCTGTATTGACCCTACTTTTGATATCTTTGACCTATGTATCAAGGTAATGAAAAATCAAAAGCAACTGAAATGGGAAATGTACGATGCTATGGATTATATAGCATCGTACTTTGGTTTTGATGGTATCGAAAAACAAGATGAACAATCGGAATTAAAAGACTGGGACATATTTAAGAAACACAATCTGCGGCTTCCAGAAAAGAAACCTATGGTTCAGCTAAAGGAATATGATCCAGTTATTCTTACTCGCTTTGCTTATCCGCGAATCTCTCGCTGGGAGCAAGAAGGAATTAGCGATGAAGTGAGTAAGAAGAATCTCATTGGCTACTATCCAGGCGGCGAGCAAATCACAATCCCGCATTTTGACATTGATAATCGTTTGATTGGTATTAGAGGTCGTTCTTTGGCGGCAGATGAAGCTGAAAGATATGGCAAATATAGACCTCTATTGATTGGTAAGCAGTTATACAATCATCCATTAAGTATGAATTTGTATAACTTAAATAATAGCAAAGATAATATCGCTAAAATCCACGCGGCAGTTATCTTTGAGAGTGAGAAATCTTGTTTAATGTATCAATCATATTATGGGCATGAGAACGATATTTCTGTCGCTATTTGCGGAAGTAGCTTATCGAGCTATCAGGTTGATTTGTTGAAGCACGTTGGCGCGAGAGAAATTGTGATTGCTCTTGATAGGCAGTTTCAAGAAATTAGTGATGATGAATTTAAGCGATTAAAAGCTAAACTTATTCATTTTTATAATAAATATAATAACTCTATAAGAGTAACAGCTATATTCGATAAAGCTATGATTTCACCTTATAAAGCTAGCCCTATTGACCAAGGGCCGCAAGTTTTTGAGAAGTTATTAGCCGAACGAATTATTCCAAAAGGTTAAGGAGGTAAATCATGGATTATTAGCTGATTAAGCCTATTCATGACGGTTACTCCGCTATTGAACAGGTGTTGACAAATAGAGGGATTAAATTTGAAGATATTGACCATTATCTTAATGTATCAGAATCAGATAATTTATCACCCCTTTTACTCAAAAATATTGAGAGTGCAGCTAAGATGATTTTTAATCAACTTAGTAGAGATAGTTTTCATATTCATGTGCAAGTAGATAGCGACTGCGATGGATATACTTCAGCAGCTTTATTATTGAATTATATTCATGCCGTATTTCCATCTGCTATATCGCATATTTCATATAGTTTCCACGATGGCAAGATTCATGGCATTAACCCTGAGTTGATTCCATCAGAGACATCATTGGTCATTGCACCAGATTCAAGTTCTAATGACTACGATATTCACAAGGCTCTTCATGATAAAGGTATTGAAGTCCTTGTATTGGATCACCATTAGGCTGAGAGAATTTCAGAATACGCCTGTGTCGTAAATAATCAGCTTTGTGATTATCCTACTAAGTCGCTTTCCGGTGTTGGTGTAGTTTATAAGCTATGTCAATTTATTGATTCTCTGCTTCCCGCAGATCAACAGAAAGCGGATCAATTCTTGGATATAGTAGCTATTGGCTTAGTTGGAGATATGATGGATTTGAGAGATTTTGAAACACACTATCTGGTTCAAACTGGATTAAGCCAAATTCAAAATCCATTTATCAAAGGTATGGCGGAAAAGAACCATTATCAGTTAGGTGATCACCCTACTCCTATCGGGGTGGCTTTCTACATTGTGCCGCTTATTAACTCAATTACAAGAGTTGGAACAATGGCTGAAAAGACTCTATTATTTGAGTCGATGCTTAACTGGAAAGCTTTTGATTTAGTTCCTTCAACTAAGAGAGGATGCTCTGGTCAACAAGAGACAAGGTTGGAACAAAGTCTGCGGACTTGCACTAATGTCAAGAATCGGCAGACTAGAAATCAGGATGCCGCAGTTGAACAGGTTAAAGCGATTATCGAGGATAATAAACTCCTCGACCATAAGATTCTGTTAATTAAATTAGAACATCCTTCTTTTGATAGAGGTATCACTGGTTTAATTGCTAATAAACTTATGGCAGAGTATCAGCGGCCTGTGGCATTGTTAGTGGAAGTAGAAGAAGATGGGAAAATCGCTTGGAGCGGTTCGGCGCGTGGATATGAGAAATCTAAGCTAAATGATTTCAGAGGCTTTTGTCGAGATAGCGGTTTAGTTTATCTTGCTGAAGGCCATCCTAATGCATTTGGTTTCGGTATCTTAGACGAGAATTTTGATGCCTTTCTCGAATATGCCGATAATGCACTCAAGGATATAGAATTTTCACCAAGTTATAAAGTGGATTTTATTCATTCTGTAAACAACTTTAATCCTAAAGAAATTCTTGAACTAGGTAACATGAAAAATCTTTGGGGTCAAAATGTTGATGAACCACTTATCGCGGTGGAAAATGTTGCAGTAACAAAAGACATGATTACACTCATGGCAAGAGATAGGAACCCCACGTTGAAGATCCAATTACCCAACGGAGTTACTTGCATCAAGTTTAAATCAAGCGAAGAGGAGCTGGATAGTTTGTTCAGCGAAAACGGTTGCGTGACTATTAATCTTGTGGGTAAGGCCGAAGTAAATAAATACTTCAATAGTATAACACCACAACTTATTATCTAGAATTATGAGATTATAAATCGTCAGGAATATTATTTTTAATGATTGCGCGACCTCTTACTAAAGGAGGAACAATCAAATGAGTCGTTTTATTAAAGTTATCACAAGTTTAATCATTATATTGTCTTTATGCGGATGTAGCTATGGCCTAGCGGTCACTGCTCAAGCTTATTCCGTGCCGTATAACGAAACTGTTAGTTATACTCTTGATGATATGGATACATTGATTGAGCTTATTGCGGAACAAATCTCGAATATGAACGCCGCACATCAAATGGCTGAAGCTGCTAGATAGCTAGGCTATAGTGAAGACCATGACGTCATTGTATTAGCAAAACAAGAACACGCTGATGCAAATGCTTTGAGACTGAAATATCAAAGTGTATATGACCAACTCATGGAACATTGGCATCAAAAAGAAGAAGAGTACCCAACAGCTACTTATATATGGACCTACTTCAAAGATCTGGGCTACAGTAACCAAGTTTGCGCTGGCATTCTTGGTAATATAATGGCTGAAACTGGAGGTAACACATTAGACATTCAAGCCACGATTTCTGGTAACGGATATTATGGTATATGTCAATGGAATAAAGCCTACTCAAATGTATGGGGAGCCTCGTTAGAAGAGCAATGCGACTATCTGCGAGATACTATTGAGTACGAGTTCGATACATTCGGTTATGTTTATAAGAGAAACTTTGATTACAATAGTTTCTTGGATTTAACCGACATTAAGAGCGCTGCTCTAGCATTTGCTAAATGCTATGAGAGGTGCGGTTCTGGGAGCTATTATACGCGACAGCAAAATGCTATTGCTGCATATAATTACTTCATAAGTTAAAATAAAGAATCGACGAACTGGCCGGAACCTAGACGGCCGTTCGCCGAAACTAAAATAGGGTTTACTATTTTTGGAAAGGAAAAGTGGTATGAATATTTTATATGTAGATATGACTAGTATGAATGTTGAAGAAGTAGCTTCGCTGCATGAACAACTCTCCTATAAGCTAAATGGAGATTTAATTACACTACCGATGAATACTAGACTGCTCTATGACGTGAGATTGGAAGATTTGTATGATTTAAAAGCTAAAGTAGATGCAGCGATTAAGGAGAAGGAAAATGGAACTAACACGTAAACAAGAGGAAGGATTGAGAATTGCAGTAGAGCGATATCACCAAAATGAACCCTATACTGTGATTGCTGGATACGCCGGTACTGGTAAATCAACACTTATTAAGTTCATTATTTCTGCTCTAGATATCAATCCTGAACGAGTGGCCTATATTGCTTATACGGGCAAAGCAGCTCAAGTGTTAAGAAATAAAGGTTGTCCAACTGCGATGACTGCGCACCGACTACTCTATAAATCCTTACAGCGAGCTGATGGCACCTTCATTCATATTCCAAGAGAGTCACTCAACTCTGATTGCGATATTGTCGTGGTAGATGAGGTATCTATGCTGCCAAAACAGATGTGGGAATTACTGCTATCGCATAATGTTTATGTGATTGCTTGCGGCGACCCAGGTCAATTGCCTCCTATTGGCGAGGAGAATGGCATCCTCGACCATCCGCATATCTTCCTTGACGAAATTATGCGTCAAGCCGCAGAAAGTGAGATTATCCGCCTGTCCGCGGATATTCGTGCTGGTAAGATTATTAAACCTTACAAGGGTTCTGAAATCAACGTAGTCCGACAGAGAGACCTTTGTGATGGTATGTTCACATGGGCGGATCAAATCCTCTGTGGCAAGAATATTACTCGTCACACTATGAATAATTATTATCGCAATATGCGATATGGCGAAGATATTCCTGCTCCTATTGTTGGAGATAAAGTTATTTGTCTTAAGAATAACTGGGATAAGATTACTGCCACAGGTGATGCTCTTGTTAATGGGACTATTGGCACAATTGAAGAGATTGCTACCTACCCAAATCCGTGGCTTAATCCTATGTGCATCATTGATTTCGCACCAGAGACTATTGATGAAACAGACCCTCGTGATCAAGTATTCCATGAACTCTTGATGGACTATAAGCTTATTACTACAAAAGAAGCGACTGTTAATAAAGAAAACTTCCGAATGTTTCCTAAGCAGTTGCGACCAGAGCAGTTTGATTATGGTTACTGTATTACAGTTCATAAGAGTCAAGGTAGCGAGTATGATAAAGTGCTAGTGCTTGAAGAAGTCCTAAAAAGAGCAGACCATGCAAGATGGCTATACACAGCTGTGACAAGAGCTTCGCAGAAATTAACCTTGGTATTAAAAGATTGATAACTTGCTTTTTGTATTTAATTATGCTATAATATTTATATAAAAGGTAAAGGAGATAGTTTATGAGTTATTTCAACAATCATGCTCATACAGAATATAGCAATCTCCGTCTTCTCGACTGTATAAATCACCCGGAAGAGTTGATTGACAAAGCTATCGAGCTTGGATTGACAGGAATCGCAATTACAGATCACGAATCGTTGAGTGCCCATATGAGAGTCAATAAGTATGCTAAGAAGCTACAGGAAACTCATCCTGAGTTTACCGTAGCATTGGGCAACGAGATCTATCTGACCGATACGCGAGAGATGGGTCAGAAATATTATCACTTTATTCTTCTCGCAAAGAATGAGCATGGTTATAGAGGTCTAAAAGAATTATCCTCTATTGCATGGACAAACGGTTATTATGACCGTCGAATGGAAAGAGTACCGCTCCTCAAATCTGAACTTAAAGAAGTTATGCAGAGATTTAAGGGAGATATTATTGGTACAACCGCTTGTATCGGTGGAGAATTGGGACAATCTATTCTAAACCTTGATGCTTGCGAAAAAGCTAACGATGAAAATAATGCGCGTCGTTACCATGAGCAGATTATCGACTTTATGGAGTTCGGTATTGATGTCTTTGGTAAAGATGATTTTTATATAGAGTGTGCGCCAGCGAATAACGAAGACCAGATTATTGCGAATAAGAGAATGCTTAGTATTGCTAAAGCATTTGACGTAAAGATGTGCGTTGGCACTGACGCTCACTATCTCACCAAGGAAGATAGATATGTGCATAAATCCTATCTTAATTCCAAAGGTGGAGAAAGAGAAGTTGATTCATTTTATGAGTTTACTTATCTTATGTCTGAGCAAGAGGCAACAGATTTACTTTTGTCTAGCTACGACTTAAATACAATTTATTGGATCTACGACAATTCCAATGAAATCAAGGATAAGATTGAGTTTTACTCTCTTGAGAAGCATCAGTCTATTCCAGAAGTAGAAGTAACTCATTATGATAAGTATGATTGGTCACGAGTTCCAGAAGATATGATGGATACTTTCCGTGACGATTATAAGGTACTGACTTCCTTGATTGAATCTGATAATGAGCAAGAGAAGTATTGGATTCAAGAGTGTATCATTGCGATGCAAGAGAAAGGTCTTATCCACAAGAAAGAGTATTGGGAAAGACTTGAAGAAGAAGCAAGAGTAAAGAGAGTTATCGGTGAAAAGTTGCAGACTTGTATGTTTGCATATCCTAATACATTGAAACACTATGTAGATTTGTTCTGGAATTGCGGCAGTACAGTCGGCGCAGGTCGTGGTTCTGCGTGCGCCGCTTTGAATCATTATCTCCTTGGTATTACTCAGCTCGATCCTATCGAATGGGATTTACCATTCTGGCGTTACATTAACGATGAACGTGTTGAGTTAGGTGATATTGATCTTGACTTGGCACCGTCTAAAATTCAGAAGATTTTCGCCGAAATCCGCAAGGAAAGAGGAGAACTTGGTCTTATTCAGGTTTGCACTTTCGGCACAGAAGGTACGAAATCTGCAATCTTGACTGCGTGTAGAGGTTATCGTTCTGAGGAATATCCAGATGGTATTGATGTTGATGAAGCACAGTATCTGAGTTCTTTGATTCCTCAAGAGCGTGGTTTCTTGTGGCCTATTGAAGATGTTGTCAATGGTAATCAAGAGAAAGGCAGAAAGCCTGTTAAAGCATTTGTAACTGCGGTTTCGCAGTATGACGGACTCTTAGACATCATTGTTCGTATTCAAGGCATGGTGAATAAGAGAAGTAGTCACGCATCTGGTGTCATTCTCTTTGATGAAAATATCTATGATTCTGCCGCAGTCATGCGTACTCCAAAGGGCGCATTGATTACCCAGTGGGATCTACATGACCAGGAGGCCGCAGGTTCTGTGAAATATGACTTCCTGTTAACAAGCGTGCAGGATATTATCATTCAGACTATTGAACTTCTTCAAGCTGATGGAGTTATTGAGAAAGACTTAACTCTTAGAGAGGTTTATAATAAATATCTACATCCATCTGTTCTTCCGCAGGATGATGAAGCTATGTGGACTGCTCTGGCAAATGGTGATGTAATTGGTTGCTTCCAGTTCGATAGTGCAGTTGGTGCACAAGCGGCCAAGAAAATCCGTCCGCATAATCCTCTCGAAATGGCGGACGCAAATGGTCTAATGCGTCTTATGGCTTCTGAGCCGGGCGCAGAAACTCCGATGGAAAAGTATGTCAGATATAAGAATAATATTTCTTTGTGGTATCAAGAGATGGATAATAATGGTCTGACGAAACAAGAGCAAAAGACTTTGGAGCCTTACTTCTTATCATCTTATGGTGTACCTCCTTCTCAGGAACAGTTAATGAAGATGTTGCGGGACCCCGATATTTGCAACTTTAGTCTGGCTGAAGCAAACGCCGCAAGAAAGATTGTTGGTAAGAAGCAGATGAATAAGATTCCAGAACTTCACCAAAAGGTTTTGGATACGGCAAAGTCAGAGACATTGGGTAAATATGTCTGGAAGTTTGGCCTCGGCCCGCAGATGGGTTATTCATTCTCTGCAATCCACGCTCTTGCTTATAGCTTTGTTGGTATGCAAACTCTTTATCTCGCCACTCATTTCAATCCTGTGTATTGGAATACTGCGTACCTAATCGTTAATAGCGGTGCTATTGATGAAGATGAGGGCGAGCAATCTGACTATACAAAGTTAGCGAAAGCTATCGGTGAAATTCGCAACAAGGGTATTAAAGTATCTCTTGTTGATATTAACCATTCTGCGCTTGGCTTTAAACCCGACGCGGAAAACAATCAAATCTTGTTTGGTCTGAAGGGTTTAACTAACGTCAACAATGATTTGATTAAAGAGATTATCGCAAAACGCCCATATGTATCTATGGTTGATTTTTATTATAGAGTAACACCTAATAAGCAAGCTATGATTGCTCTTATTAAGGGTGGTGCTTTTGATCAATTTTGTGATCGTAAAAAAGCTATGGTACAATATTTGTGGATGACTTGTGATAGAAAAAAGCGTTTAACTCTACAGAATATGCCAGGTCTTATCCGCTATGGTCTTTTGCCCGAAAATACAGAAGGGCAAGTTCTTGCGCGCCGAATCTATGAGTTCAATCGGTATCTAAAAGCAGAATGTAAGTATGATGGGACTTATTATAAGTTGGATGAACGAGCGGTTGACTTCATTTATGAGCTTAGCACGCAAGTCGGGGGCATTGAGGAGAATATCGTGAATGAGAATGATATATTCCTCTTTAATGTAAAAGATTGGGATAACTTCTATCAAAAGGAAATGGATATATTCAGAGATTGGATTAAAGAAAATAAAGATAGTATTCTTGATGAACTGAATACTCGAATCTTCATGCAAGATTGGGAAAAGTATGCTAAAGGAAATATTTCCTCTTGGGAAATGGAAGTTCTGTGCTTCTATTACCATGACCACGAATTAAGTAATGTGAATACGCAAAAGTATGGTTTAGTAGATTTCTTCTCTCTGCCTGAAGATTCAATCATTGAAAAAACTTTCAAAAAAGGTGCATCTATTATTCCAATTTATAAGCTCAATAGAATCTGCGGAACTTGCATTGCAAAAAATAAGACTAAGAGTGTTGTGTATCTACTTACAACAACAGGCGTAGTATCTGTTAAATTCAGACAGGAATATTTCGCCTTGTTTGATAAGCAGACCTTCCGCAAGAATAGTGATGGAACTAAAACCGTCATTGAGAAGTCTTGGTTCAATCGTGGAAACATGATTATGGTGCAAGGTATCCGCAGAGGCGATGAATTTGTAACTAAGAAGTATGCAAGTTCCAATGGTCACCAACTATATCATATCGACGAAGTAACCGCTGATGGCTCTCTCGTTCTAAGAAGTGAGAGAGCAACAGGAGAGGAAGAAGAAGATGAATAAAGTCAAAGTCATCGCTTTGTTTGGTAAAGCCGGGAGCGGGAAGGATACAATCCTTCGCGCTCTCGTTAAAGTAGATCCTAATAAATTTAATGAGATTGTGAGCTGTACTACTCGTCCTCCTCGCGAAGGAGAACAAGAGGGAATAAATTATCACTTCTTAACAATTGACCAATTCACAGAGAAAGTCCTTAATGGCGATATGCTAGAAGCAACTGAATTTAATGACTGGCACTATGGAACTGCTTTATCTAGTTTATCAAAAGATAAAATCAATGTAGGCGTCTTTAATCCTCAAGGTATTAGATGCCTAATGGAAGATAATTTCGTAGATTTAACTGTGTATTATGTGCAGACTAGTGATAAAGAACGTCTAATCAGGCAGTTGAATAGAGAAGAGAATCCTGATATTAAGGAGATTATTAGACGATTCTCGACAGATGAACAAGATTTTGAAGATTTAGAGGATATTGATTATCAAGTAATTAAAAATCAAGATGCAGGCGATTTACTTCGTGCTGTCGATCTTATAGCTGGGCAATTTTGTTAAATTTGCTTATCAAAAACACTATATCTTGTATAGACTATTATTTTTAATTAAGGAGTTTGATCTAAATGCTACAAGTGAAAAAGAGAAATGGTATCCTTGTACCATTTGATAAGCAAAGAATCGTTAATGCCATCAATAAGGCTTTTATCGAAGTTGATGGCACTTTATACGAAGAAGATACAGCAAATGATATTGCTGATGAAATTAAGTATAGTGCAAAGACCGCAGAAGATATTATCTCTGTTGAGGAAATTCAAGACATGGTTGAAGACTTCCTCATGCGGTCTGAGCGCAAGGACGTGGCTAAAACCTACATTCGTTATCGCTATAAGCGAGAAGTTGCGCGCTCCGGTAGAGACGATTTTATTAGGGCTTTCTCTGAGAAGATTAACGGTACAGCCATTGAGAATTAGAACGCTAATGTCGATGAAATGTCATTTGGTGGTCGAGTTGGCGCAGGTTCTGACTTGCAAATGAAGAGATACGCTTTAGATTACTGCGTCTCTGATATGGCTCGCCGCAATCACGAGAACAATGAAATTTATATCCATGACCTATCTGCTTATGCGGTTGGTATGCATAACTGTCTCTCCATTCCTTTTGATGATCTACTAGCAAAAGGTTTCAATACTAGACAAACCGACGTGCGACCTGCAGGTTCTGTGAATACTGCATTCCAGCTGGTTGCAGTTATTTTCCAGCTTCAATCCTTACAGCAGTTTGGTGGAGTAAGTGCTACTCATCTTGACTGGACTATGGTTCCTTATGTAAGAAAAAGTTTTAGAAAACACTATATTGAAGGTTTAAAGTATATTGAGAATATCTCCGATAAAGAGCTTTTTGACCATATCCCAGATACTGCTGGAATTGAAGATAATGAATATATGATTTATAATAAAGCATATCAATATGCTCTTGATATGACTGTTAAAGAAGTACATCAAGCTGTAGAAGGTATGTATCATAATCTTAATACTCTTCAGTCTCGTTCTGGTAATCAATTACCATTCACTTCTATCAACTATGGTACTTGCACTCTCCCAGAAGGTAGAATGGTTACAAAAGCATTGCTTGATGTTTCTATTGAGGGACTTGGTAGATTACATAAGACTTCTATCTTCCCATGTGGTATCTTCCAGTGCATGAAAGGCGTCAATCAAAAGCCCGGTGATCCAAACTATGATCTGTTTAAACTGGCTCTAAGATCTACTGCAACTAGACTTTATCCCAACTATGCTAATGTTGATTGGTCTGGTAATGCGGGATATGACATCAATGACCCCAAGACCTATTTCTCTACTATGGGCTGCCGCACCGCGAATGGCTGGGATATCAACGGTATGGGTCAAACAAAAGATGGCCGTGGTAATATTTGCCCCGTAACTATTATCATGCCTACTCTTGCTATGGAGTGTAAGATTAACTTTGATGCAGATGTAAAAGGCCATTATTCTTTTAATGATAGACAAATTTTAATTGACAGATTCCTTTATAAACTTGACCAGAAAATCCATGAAGCAAAAGATATGCTGATTGAACGTTTTGATTATATCTGCTCTCAACCCGCGGCATCTGCCAAATTCATGTATGAGAATGGCTTAATGGCAGGATATGATGGTAAGACTACTCGTAGTGCTCTTAGACATGGTACTCTTGCTGTTGGTCAGATCGGTCTGGCTGAGACTCTGCAAATCCTTATCGGTCAAGACCATACTACTCCAGAAGGTATGGAGCTAGCGAAACGAATTGAACAGCTCTTCAAGGATAGATGCGCAGAGTTTAAAGAACAATATAAGTTAAACTTTGGTGTATACTATACACCTGCTGAGAATCTTTGCTATACCGCTATGACAAAATTCAAAGAGAAGTATGGAGAGATTCCTAATGTGAGTGACAGAGATTATTTCACTAACTCTATCCATGTCCCCGTATGGAAGGAAATGTCTCCATTTAATAAGATTGATATTGAAAGTCAGTTGACTGGATACTCTTCTGCTGGTTGCATCACCTATGTTGAACTTGATAGCGGTGTCAAAAATAACATTGATGCTTTGGAAACTCTAGTGCATTATGCTATGGAACATGACATTCCTTACTTTGCTATCAATGTTCCTAATGATACTTGTCTTGAATGTGGTTTCATGGACGAGTTTAATGATCACTGTCCTGTTTGCGGAAGCCATCATATCCAGCAGCTTAGACGAGTAACTGGTTATCTAACTGGTAACTATACGACTGCATTTAATGCAGGTAAAATTGCAGAAGCAAATGACAGAGTAAAACACGCTGGTCGATTGGAGGAATGACCTATTCGTTACGCAGGAATTATTTATAATGATTTTTCTTCAGCACCAGGTGTGTGCCTATCATTCTTTACTCAGGGGTGCCCCTTCCATTGTGAGGGGTGCCACAACCCTGAGACTTGGGATTTTGATGGCGGAAGAGAGTTTACGCAAGATACTTTACAGTCAATCGTTGATGGATTGAAAGCCAATGGAATACATAGAAATCTATGTATCATGGGGGGAGAACCTTTATGTCAAGAAAATTCGTTTCTTACCAGATTGGTTGTAACAACAGTAAAGAAAGAATTGCCAGATACTAAAATTTATATTTGGACAGGCAATAAATATGAAGAACTTCTTCATTCTTCTGATACAAATATGCGGGAGATCCTTAAGACTGCGGATGTTTTGATTGATGGTCCTTATATTCAAGCTGAACGAGATATTACCTTGCCTATGCGCGGTAGCCGCAATCAACGCATTATTGATTTACATGATATTGATTAACGCTATTTTTGGTGGCATGATGATTGCCATAGCTAGTTATATTTATCTTCAAGTTGGTGGAATAGTAGGAGCCTTTCTCTTTTCTATAGGACTCCTAACTATTCTTAATATGAACTTTAAGCTATATACTGGCGCGATAGGTTTTGTGCATCTGAATCCCGCAGATATGCAAAATATTACTACAATTCTCGTTGGTAACCTAATTGGAGTATGCTTACTCTTGTTCTTCCCGCACTCTGCGGCCATTCCTTTAGTCGCTACTAAACTAGCTCTTCCGCTTGGATTGGTAATGATAAAAGCAATAGTATGTGGTATATTTATGTATACTGCTGTCTCTTGCTTCCGCAATTCTGCTCCATATATGGTTCCATTATGTGTCGCGGGTTTTATCCTCTTTGGCGGAGAACACTGTATCGCAGACTTATGCTATTTTATAGCTTCTGGTTCTTTCTGTTATGAAATGTTTCCTTTCTTTGTAGTGGCACTTATTGGCAACTCTTTAGGAGCCATTTTAATTGACAGAACTAAAGTTTTGTGATATTATAATAAAAGAAAAGGAGAATTGCTATGACATTATATGAAATGAATCAGATTGCTTATAACAAGCTCCCTAAGATGCCGAAGGCTGAAATCCGTAGGGCAACTGAAGAGCTTGAACAGTTTCTAACTAAGCATGACTCTAAATACTACATGATGTTAAATGTAGATGGTAGATATTACACTGTATATACCTATAATCAAGAGCATGATGTAAAGAAGATGGCTTTTGAGATGATTGATATCGCTAAAACATTGGGCGTCCTCAAAGGTATCGAAGTACGAGATGACATGGTTGAGTTCTGGATTCAGCAAGATAAAACTTGCTCCATGTATGCCATGTTTGACTATACACAAGGGGTGATTGAAGTATGAACAACGTATTAGTAGTTCATTACGATCCATTTTCTGCGGAATCCCGTGTTTATATCTGCCGAGATGACTCTCAGTAGCAGACAGTAATCGACTCCAATATCTCTGAGTTTGCGAAGAATATTGGTCTACTTGCGGATGCAACTAATATCTTTTCTGTAAAGATTGATGCTCCATCCCATATTGTGGAAGAAATTAGACAACAGTTAATTACAAGTAATTATACAAAGGAAAAAATTGAAGTGGAAGGTATTTAATGATGTATACTTTGAAAACAACGAATGTGTATCGCGTGCCTACTGTCGAAGATGCTCTTCGTCTGCGGAAGTGGCTTGACAAGAACTGTATTGGCGAGCTAACTTCCTTTAAGTACGTTACTAAATATATTAAGGCAAAGGGCGAGATTGTTGAAGAGTATCAGCTTGTGACTGCTACTATTACTATCGACAATGAGAAAGACCCTGAAGGGGTTATGCCTATCAATATGGAGGATACAGATAATGGTTAAATTTGAGAAAGTTTCTCGCTTCGCGGATGTTGATCTACCTCTACCGACTCGTGCAACCGCCAATTCCGCGGGTTATGATTTTGTAGTCGCAGAGGATATTGTGATTCCTCCATATGATTTTCTAAGAACCAAGATTCAGGATGACTTATTTGAGAAAGAACGCCACGAAGACTTCTATGGTTTCATTGATCCACTTTCTCTTGATGAAATGGCAGCTCTTACTAAGGAACTTAAAGCCAAGATTCCTCTGGTATCTACTGGTATGAAGTGTCATCTTGAGCCTGGTCAGTATCTCGAACTGAGCGCCCGCAGTTCTACTCCTCTTAAACATTGGCTGATTATCGGCAACAGTATTGGTATTATCGACGCCGACTATTGCGATAATCCCGACAATGAGGGCGAAATCTTCTTCCAGATTATCAACCTTTCTCCTTTTGCTATTCAACTTAAGCGTGGAGATAAGATCGGACAAGGAATTATTCATACGTATGGAGTAACCGATGATGATGCCGCGACAGGCGAGCGCGTAGGTGGATTCGGTTCTACAAGTAAGTAATGAGTCGCTTGTTAGCCCTTGACCAAGCCTCGAAGGTTACGGGATGGGCTATCTTTGAAGATGGAAAGTTAAAGTCCTACGGCAAGATTTCTTTAGATGATCCAAATACCGATATTAGACTAGTTTAGTTACGATAGGGTATTTAGACTTTAGTTACAGATTATAATATCGACGAAGTAATCTTTGAAGATATTTAGCAACAGAACAATGTGGCTAATAATGTTTAGACCTTTAAGGTCTTGGCAGAGGTTTATGGAGTTGTTTCAGAATTACTGCAAGAAATCCAGATTCCTCATTCAACAGTCCTCGCCTCGTCTTGGAAATCTACTTTAGGTATTAAAGGTCGAACAAGAGCAGAATAGAAAAAGAATGCTCAACTCTATGTAGAATAGAATTATGGTATCCATGTTATCTAGGATATTGCGGATGCTGTATGCATTGGAACTCATCATATCAAGAAGAATAAATGCGCTTGGTAAGGATGCGGTCTAAATAAAATAATCCTCCTTTCTTAACTCTTAAAATTTTTTGAGAGGTTTAAGGAAGGAGGATTTTATGTTTACTTTTATTGCTGAACATTTAGTTGAGATTTTTTTTGGCTTAGTATCTGCGGGAGCCTTAGCTTTTTGTAAATACTTACATGGCCAGTTAAAGAATTATAAAAAGCTACTTGAAGAAAGCAAAGATACTGAACTAGAAAAAACTATAGACTCCCGCATTGAACCAATTCAGAAAGAAATCGAAGAACTCCGAAAATATATCATGGAAACTAAAGATATTGAGAAAAGTCATATGTAGCTAATCATTTCGTCTTATAAATTCCGTTTGGTTTAGCTTTGTAAAGCTTATATTAAATAGGGTTATATGACACAAGAGCAATATGATCAATTAAGTGAGTTTTATCGAATATACTCTGGATTAGGCGGAAATGGTCAAGCTAAAGAATATTACGAATTAGCATTGGAACTACCAATTAAACTCGAATAACAAAATAAAGGGGACTTGTCTTTAACTTGACAAGTCCCCTTTATTTGCTTTTAATCGTTGAAATATATCATTGGTTTTAGAAATTATTTCCTATCCATAAGTAGCTATTAGATCCGCTAATAGCTCCTCTTGTTCAACGGTTAAATCAGTTTCATAGCTGAACATAGCAGCATGAGTTATTTCGTGACATAACACTCTCTTCATTAAAGAAGAATTAAGATTCTCATTGATATAGATACATTTAGTATCATTATCACAAACACCAGAAGCTAATGACCCATCGCTCCTAGCAAGAGTAGAAGAAGTTGGAGGTACTAGCAATATCCTCCAACTTACTCCGTTAATATTAAGCATTGAGATTTAACTGCGCAATTTTATTAGTCAGGCTAGTCATTTTCTTCTCTAGAACTTGACGCTCTTCTGGAGAAGCTCCATCAATCATTTCTACGATGTCCTCAGAGAGTTCTTGCATATACTTCTCTAATTCCTTAACCTTTTCTGTCTTATCTTTATGAAGTTGTTTAGACTCCATATACATACGACGAGTTACTGGACTGCGGCCTTCGCGAGAATCGCGAATATCAATCTCGCGTCCACGTTCAGGATAATAAGGATAATCTTCATCACGATCGCGCTTTTTCCATGGATAACGGCCATCTGGACCTTCATAATACATTCTTCCATATACTTTATCCATATCTCTATGGTGATGATGGCTCTTTTCTTTAGTTTCGTCCTCTTCGGCTTCTTCCATTGCCTTGATAATAGAGCAGTAATATTTAGCCTGCTCAAGGTCTTTAATCATATCAATAGCCTGACCTAATTCCTCAGTATCTACCGTATCAAGATGACTTAACTGTGCCTGAACACAGCCCATCAAGACTTCTTCCATATGCTTTAGTCGTTCCATAAATTAAGCCACCCTTTCAACAATTAGATTAGCGTTTTGAACGCTTACTGGAATAGTAGAAATATTTCTTACGCTTACTTTTCCACAGCATCCACGTGGGATATCAATAAAAATAGCACCAAAAATATTGCCATAAGTGCTAACCGCGGTTGGCGTATAAATCATGGTAGTGGTATTGATAGGTTCACCATCAATAGCAATAGCTAATGAAATTGGTCCAGCAGTACCATCTGCGGGAACCGCAATATTACTTCCAAATGTCACGCGAAAACGCGCACGACACTGACAATTAGTCAAACCTCTTAAAGTTACTTGACCGCTACCGCTACGATGAACGGTAGAAGAGTTGCCTGCGACAGCAATATTTGTGAATAAAACATCTTGATTAGCCGCGACTGTTTGCACAGCATTAGCGGTAATTTCCATAATACAAATCCTCCTTGTTTTTAATATAAGGGGAGATTACTCTCCCCTTATAGGTTAATTTAGGCAGTTAACCCGCAACCATAAGCTGCGGTCCCGCAGTTGCAGTATGGGTTTGCAACCACATAAGCGGGAACAGGTGCCTTAGTGCCGAGCTGGCTGACCAGATAATTGTTCTGAGCCTGCTGAGATGCAGCAAGGCGGAGAGCCTGGTTCTCACTCTGGAGATCAGAGATTTTCTCCTGGCAGAGATAATCAAGGATAGCACGAGTGCCAGCGTTCTGACTGTCGATAATATCACGGGTGTGATTTGCCATAGAGGTCTGGATAGCGCAAGTGTTGGTTGCCATATTATAGTTAATATCAGCAAAACCACGTTCCATAGCGCGACCATTTTCGCAGCAGCAATCAGAAATCTCACGAGCAATACTATTCTGACCAATAGTATTATCATAACGAGCCTGATTGATAGCATTTTCAACCTGGCATACGCCCTGTTGTGCGGCAAAGCGGTTAGCAACAATGTCAGAAGTTAAACCGTTAGCAAGCTGAGCGGTTTGATAGCCGAGAGAGCAAACTGCATTATTAACACCAGCAAAGCCATTTAACATTCCAGTATTCATAGCATAGAGTCCGTCACAGAGACCCTGCTGTACACCACGAATACCACTCTGGAGACCGTTCATATCGAAACCATAAGCGATTTCCTCACGAGTTGCAGTTCCCTGGAACGCAGGAGATCCAGCGCCTTGGCCGCCCATGCCGCGACCGAAACCATTACCCCACATACCACCGTTGAAACAGAAGAGGAAGAGGATAATAATCCACCACGCACCGTTGTCCCACATACCATCATTGCGGTTGTTACCACCAGTAGCAGCCGCAATATCAGCTAGACTATAGCCATTAGAATTATTGAACATAAAAATGTTCCTCCTTTAATAAGATGATTAAAGGCCAAGCATCTCTTTAAAGGCGGCAAATTCTTTGTCGAAATCTATTCCCTATTGTTTAGCTAAGTTACGAGCAATTTGCTCAATATCTGCGGATCGACCATTCTTGGCTAGGTTTAAAAGGTTTTGACCCATTGGGGTCTCACCCATCTAGCTTTCTAGCAGATTCATAGCGAGTTGCTAAGGATTCTGTCCACTCCTAAGCATTTGGATAAGTTGCATTGGGTTCATAATTCATGTCTCCTTAAAACTTAAATTTCTCAGTCTACTGCGGCTATGCCGGTGCGGACTGAGATTCTGGCTCCTTTCCTAACATAGCTTGTTTTAATTGTGCTAATGTAGTCTCAAACTCTTCTCTAGTAACATACTGAGGAGAGCTGACGACTGGCTCATTCTTTAGCTCATAAACATTAAGACTGGCTGTACCATCCATGTTTATTTGCTTAGTATAAATACGTCTATTTGCTAAATCAGGAAAATAAAATACAGAGCCATCGAAATCAATGCTAATGGCACGGGCCTCTTCAATAGAAGATACAGGCCGGCCTTTAATACCCATTTGCGGCTAGGTCTGATCCACATATTGAATACCTGGTCTTGGATACATAGGTTGCTGTGGATAGTATGGATAATTAGTTGCCAAAATTTTTACCTCCTAAAAAATATTTCCTTTGACCTTTCATTAGTATATGAAAATCGTCTATGGACGATTTTACATTTTTGCCAAAAATTTTGCCAATTTTTTTGAAAAAAAATATAGGGAGCCTAATAGGCTCCCTTTTTCTTGTTATTTGCGCTTATTGACTTCAGCCTCAATTAACTGAGTGAGATAAGTATTTAAGTCACCTGTAGCCTCGGTAATATATTCCTTAGCATCGTCACTTAGAATAGTCATAATAGCGTTCATTGTGCGGTTAAATGCTTCCTTCTGAGCTGCTTCATCGAAGCTTCCAGATTTCTTCAAGCTATCTACATAGGTTTGATTGGTTGCAATAACGCAATCAACAACAGTCTGATAAATCATATTAGTGTACTTCTGAGCAGTCTCATTATCGGTCTTAGAGTTAATCTCATTGCGCTTAGCAGTCAAGTAGTCAACGAGATATTTAGTTAAAATACCGAGCAAAGGAATAACACATACCTGGATAATCTGAATCACAATTTCTGGCATAATAATTCCTCCTTATTGTATATAATATATCAAACAAAAGGAAGATTGATTATCTTTTTCTGTCCAAATCAAATCTCTCCTATAAGCGGAGCCGTAATGTAGATTCTGAGATTTCTGGACATTCTTTCGCGAGCCTAGTAATTGGTTCATTCTTGCGGAAACGCTGATATAGTTCCTCGAAATTCGAGGGAAGAGGTTTCCTTGGTCTACCAAACTAGACGCCATTAGACTTGGCGGCCGCAATTCCTTCAGCCTATCGTTGTTTAATATAGGTTCTCTCTTGTTCAGCCTAGAAGGATAATACCTATAAGACAAGATCAGAGATAAATGTACCCATAACGTCTTTACAATATGACGTGTCTAATAATGGCATATCTAATACTTTAATATCTACTTTCTTAGTCTTGGTAATTAAACCCCATTGTTCTAGGATCTCTGAGTAATTACGGCCTAATCTATCAATGCTTTTAATAATAATCATATCATTTGGCTGAATCGTACGTACTAAATCCTAGTAGGCTGGACGATTGAAGTCCTTACCTGATTGTTTATCGACGAAGATATTATCTATATCTACGCCTGCATCGGTTAATGCAATAATCTATCGGTCTAGATTTTGATCTCTTGATGAAACCCTTGCATATCCATATAACACCTTTATCACCTCATTATATAATAAAAATTGGCAAAGTTGATTTAACAACTTTGCCAAATTTTTTGGTAAAATTATTCAGTAACCCGCCGCAACTAGAACCTTCTTCATATTCTCCGCGAGATCAGGAGGAAGGCAATCCGCAGAATAAGTAATTTTATCCAATTCTGCGGTTGTGGTCGCACGTCTTGCTAGAATTAAGAGGTGATTGCAGAGAGTCGTATGATATAATTTATGCGCGGTAGCTTTTTCGGCGATAGCCTTAAGTTCTACAGCGGTAAACATACGACATAATTTTTTATCTGCATGGTAGGGATATCCCTTGGCTCCTTGTTCAATTGCAGATAGAGCTGTCGTTAAGTTAATTTGATCTGTTTCTTCAAGGCTAAAATGTTCCATACCTTCTGTTGTTTCTACGTCCATACCAGTGACGATAGTTTGATTGCAAATTTCTGAGAGACTAGATAGCTTTTCTGTTTGAATTTCTTCGAATGGACGATTATCTGGTTCTTCTTCAATGGTATATTTGCCATTGTAGGCTTCCACTTTGGCGATTTCCTCATTGACTTCGCTCCAGCCAAGTGTGACAGCGGAGAAAACCTGCTCAATCTGCGGCTCATCCTCTGTGCCGTGGTTAATCTCCGTGCAAAGTTGATATTTGATGAGTTTCATGGGACCCTCCTTAATCTGTGGTTTTGGTGTATTTGAGTATTACATGGCAGTTACCTACTGCCGCGGCTGTGCCGCACGCAAGTGTGATTTTTGTACGATTAACGTCAGCAACATAATAGCTCCATTGGTCTGACAAATCATTGTTGGAAATGCTAGGCATTGGCATAGCGCCACGCAATCCTTGGCAAAATATGCAATCTCGCGTATTCGCAACTCCGTGTTCCACTTGTTTATTGTCCGCAATCTGTCCACAATCAACGATTTTATAATATACTGGTCTTCCCCAGAACCGTTCCGTGGTGCGGTACTCGACGCCTGACTCCATGGGAGGGTTGATGTATTCCCATTCTCCCCAAGATCCATCTCCATTATCACTAGCCTTTCGTACAGCCAATATCGCATGAGTTTCTAATATTCCGCTAGTCTCTTGCGAAGCAATTTGAGTTAAGCTAGGTTTATTACTAGAACTTGCTGATCTGGGAATAACTATCATCGCACCGTATAAAAATGGTACATTAAGAGCTGTTGGTCCCCAATAATAAAATCCTCCATAAATAGCTGTATTAGCATCTAATAGAACGTATCCTACGGTATTTCCTAAGCCGAATCCTTTTGTGGCCTAACTAATAGAATTATCATCTGATAAGTTTTGCCACGGCATCCACGCTCCCTAATATTTTACGCGAGTTTTAGTTCTAATAACATCATCAGCCATGATAGTAGCAATTACATCAGCATATCCAGCATTTCCTTGATGTAAACGAATGGACCATCCGCCACCTAATAGACTCAAATTATTAGCAGATATAACGATTTCTCCAAAGAGTGTATCGCCAGGTAATCCAGCGCTAATCATAGTCTCTAATGCATTATCAATCTCTTCTTCTGTACCTGCTACATATCTATTTGTAAACTTAATTGCTCCAACTTGCTACGCTGTTACTTCATGCGGATTGCTTTTATTTTCTATATGCTAATTCAATTCAATTTTAGTAGCCAAGTTTTTCGAATCTTGACCTTGCAAAATACATTTTAAGCTCACTTTAATTCTCCTTTCATCTTCTAAAAAGTACACTTAACTGGGCTTTGGTCAATCATAAATAATTTTCTTAGCTTGTTTTTTATGTATATCTGAAAAGGTAAGATACCTACTTGAAGGGAAAAGGGTTTCTATACCTTTTTCCCAATTTTTTATTATCTAGTTTCTGGGAGTATTTTTCCCATAAAAAAGTGTACTTTTTCTCGGAAAATCTTTTGGCATTTTTAAAAGAGCTAGATACGAAGGAGGTTATAATCTTGCCTAAGTGTATTTTAGCTGAGCAAGGCGGAAAAGGTGGAGGAAGCGGCATCGTTCTTATGAAGATCGAAGTCACCACTAAGCCTACTAAGACCAGCTATCTTGCGGGCGACAGCTTCAATAGCGCCGGTATGGTCGTTACCGCATCTTATGGTACTGGGCAAGCGGTTCTAGCAACCGCAGAAGTTAGTGGATATTCTGTATCCCCTAGCGTCTTAACTGATGGTACTACTTCCGTAACCATCACCTACTCTGAGGGCGGAGAAACTTGCACTACGACTCTAGCAGTCACAGTCACGCATAGGCTCTCCACGATTGCTGTAACTACTAAACCCAATAAGTTGACTTATGAGTATGGAGATACTCTTGTTACCACGGGAATGGTAGTAACAGCTAGTTATTCCGATTCTCAAACTAAAACTGTAACTGGTTACTCTTGTTCTCCAACAACTTTCTCAACTGTTGGAAATCAAGTAGTTACAGTTAGCTACACAGAAAATGGAATTACTCAAACTGCGACTTTTAATGTCACAGTCAATCGTAAGTCTGTAGCTAAACCTACGTGGAAGAGTAATCTTACATATACTGGAAGCGCGCAATCTGTTAGTAGCACCAGTTATTGGAATAACTACAATGCTAGTTACATGACTATCGGTGGCACAACATCTGCAACTAATGCTGGCACTTATATTGCTACCTTTACACCAGGAAGCAATTATCGCTGGACGGACGGAACGACCACCGCAATTAATGTCAACTGGACAATCAACAAAGCAACAGGTAGTTTGAATGTAAACCCAACAACAGTAGCTATTAATGGTAATAACTATAGTTCCGGTGTAGCTGTTACTATTACTCGCACCGGTGATGGCGCTATTAGCTACAGTCCTACTAGTATTTCTGGTTTAACACTATCTCTTAATGGCAATACTCTTACCATTAAAGGTAATGGTTCTACTGCGGTTTCCGCAAAAACTATTACTATTAGTGTCGCCGCAGGTACTAACCATACTGCTCCTGCCAATAAGACAATTACCGTTAGCGCAGAATATTGGTCTTGGGGCGCTGATGGTGGTACTGTTGATGCAGCATGGTTTACGGGACTAAAGAACTATCTTGCTTCTCATACTGGTACATCTATTAAGACTAGTAGCGGTGGTGCCATTCTTGGTACAACTAAATCTGTAACGCTTTCAAGCGCAGTTTTAGGTACTACTACTCACTTAATTAGAGTTATTGGCGTAGATCAAGATGCTAATAATACAGTTACATTCCAGACTAAAAACTGTTTAAGTCAATATACTACTTTTGGTAGTAATGCAGCTTGGATTGGTTCTACAGCTAGAAGCCTGTGTCAAAATTACTATAATGCCTTCCCCGGTAAAGCAGCCATTAAGACAATTAAAAAAGGTACTTGCCCCAATTATGGTGACAGAAATCAAAATGTAACTTATAATGACGAAACAGTATTCTTGCTTTCTGAAAGAGAATTTGGTCTTGATATTTATTCTCCTCTTTCTATTGCCAATTCTACTACATCAAAAGCAGAATGTACTTAGGGTAAGAATTTTGCGTATAGTTATTATACCAGTAATGCTACACGCATCATGTATTTAGGAGATACATCCACAAGTAGCTACGGTTATCCATGGGAGCGCTCGCGCTACTGCAGCTACTCGAACGCCGTGTGCCTTATCACCGGCAGCGGGAACGCGTACTACGGCCGCTACAACGACAGCTTTGGCCTCGCGCCGGCTTTCGTCATTGGTAATTAAAAACTTTCAAAGGTGGGGCAGCATAGATTAAAATGTTAGCCAGTTTTCTCATATAAATAATGAGAAAGGAAGGCGTTAATTTTGTCTGTAAAAACAAAAGATCGACATAAATCCAAGCGTGAATGTCTCCAGAAATCACGCGAACTGGTAAATTACATTTTAGTCTTAACTCGTCCTAGAGAGTTTGACGAATCTGGAAAACAAGTTAAAAAGCCCGGATTGCTTGGAGAGGGACAACCTTTCCAAGCCTTCGGGTTAGATATTATTAAATGCGGAAAAGGCATACATGCCGCCTGCTATCAAGCTAGTGAAATCTACTTGAATAGTTAGGAAACTCTAATTGCACGAAAGAAATATTGGAATTAGGCTATCGCTTATTGTGATAGTATCTTTCGTCAAATCGATCTCTGTATCTTCGAATACGCATAGACCAATCAGAAGAAACGACGCTCTTTTGAGCATCTTGCTCGTTTAACAAAAGCTATGAAGGAAACTTTATAGGATAGAGTTAATCGAGATTATTTAATCTACGAGCATTCCTACTAGAAGCCAAAGAGTTATAGAAGAGGTCGGTAATGATTTTACAAGATGTCAAGTTCTGTATTTTTCGCTCGCGCAACTACAACAACTCGAACAACGTGTGCAATGTCAACAACAACGGGAACGCGAACAACAACAACTACAACAACAGCAATGGCCTCGCGCCGGATTAGATGGAGCTATCACGTTGCAAGTCAAGCTGCGAAGCAGCGCAGACGAGCAACACCTAGAATAGTACCCCAGAATATATTATTGTCCATCTAATTATGGTTTATTCTGGATGCATTGGTTCACCTTTGTGGACTAAGAAGGAGAAGGAATAGAACATATTATTAAATAGTATATTATAGGTAGATGCCTTTTCATCTAAGGAGAACTTGACTATTTCGTCCTTGCGACGGATAAATAAATACGATTACAGATGCGGAACTCGCGAAGTGACCGCTATTACTGTATGATAAGGAGAAAGAAGTTGAGTTAGTAGTAGACATCTTTCGAGCGTTTTTGTAGTTTTGACGCATTATATGATTCCTCTTATCGAGTTTGTCGAAATGTTCGATGGAAAGATAGTACAATCAATTTTGAAGAGAATAGAATTGAAACAATCTTACAAACAGAAGCCGATTTGCGAGCTTGTGAATACAAGCAGCTTGTGTTTAGTTGTTTCTCAATCATTGAACGAGGTAAGCCACGAGATATAAGAGCGTGTCATATCAACGACAGACTGGTACAAAATGCCCTATGTGAATAGAGCTTACTACCAGAATTAACTCCTAAGTTTATTTATGATAACTATGCAACGCTTAAAAATAGAGGTATAGATTTTGCTTTAGCAAGAGCAAAGAAACATTTACAGATGGCTCATAGAGAGTACGGATTAGGAAACGATTTCTTTGCTTTACGAATTGATATTCGTAAATACTTTGATTCTATCGACCATGAGGCTCTTAAAGAAATCGCTAAGCGTGTTATTAAAGATCCTCAAGTCTATGAATTATGCTCATACCTAATTGATACATTTTCTTTTAAGCTAACAAAAGATAAGCATCCAATTCCGGGCAAATAGTATTATATTGCTAAAGGTAGAAAATATATACCTGCGGATATCCAGTCTTTCCGGCCGCATCATCAATATTATGAGTGTGAAGCTAAAAGTCTTGGACTAGGCAGTTAGACATCACAGTTATTTGCATTGCTAGCTTTGAACGAAGTTGACCATTTCATTAAAGAAGAATTACATATTAAGTATTATGGACGCTACATGGATGATTCTTATCTTCTATGTAACGATAGCAAATACTTAGCAGAATGTAAAGCTAAGATAGAGAAGAAATTAAAAGATATAGGTCTTACTCTTAACTAGAAGAAAACCACTATCTCGCGCATTACCCCTATCGCACCTAAAGATAAGGTTCATGGCACTCCATTTAAGTATCTTAAATGGAATTTCTATTTAACTACTACAAATCATGTAATCTAGATACCTTTTAAGAAAAAGATTGTTCATTAGCGCAGAAAATTGCGTAAAATGGCTGCTTTATGGCAACAAGGTAAAATTCCTACTGAAGAAATTCAGAAATCTTATCAAGGTTGGAGAGCACATATCGCTAAAGGATCTAGCTTCTATATTATCCAAGATATGGATAATTATTTTCGTTCACTATTCAAAGGAGTTGAAATAAAGTAATGTATGTATTATTAAATCGTGGGAATATTGTAGTTGATATTCTCGACAATCTTCGTTACATTAAACTGCAATCTTCCAATGGTATTGTCGTTGCCTGTTCAGAAGAAGAAGGCACTGGGGTTATTGGCTCTGATTGCGACACTCATTATGTCTTAATTCAAGCTGATACAATCAACTCTCCTAACGCAGTTCGCGTTATCGAAGTTGAAGAAATTCCATCCAATGTTACACCTAATCTATATAAGTTCGACAATGAAACTCAGAGTTTTGTTTATCGTTATAGTTTAGATGAAGCTAAAGAGCTTAAGCAAGAGAAGAACAAGCTACTTTTCGCAGAGTATCTTGCTTCTCATCCATTAACATGGACAGATGGAAAAGAATATGGAGTTACAATGGAGGATCAATCTGAGATTAGTCTTAACTTAAGTCAATATCAGATCGCCGTTCAGGCAGGTATTGAATCTCCAATTCTGGAATGGCACGCTCGACACGAAGAGTGCTAGCCTTGGACATTAGAAAATCTTGTTGCATTGTCTATGTCCATCTCTGCGGCTGTATATCCAATGTATCGTCAAATGCAGTAGTATAAAATCTCTATTTATGGAGCAGCTTCTTTAGAGGAGCTAGAACAGGTAGAGCTTGATTATGCGGACTAAACTGAATAAGTTTCTTACCTTATTCACTGTTGGAGGTTCTCTCTATTTTATTATAGAGTTCTTGTTTAAGACCTTCATTAGTGGAGGTATGATACATTGGTCAATGTTTCTCCTAGGCGGACTTTGTTTCGTTCTTATTGGAGAGATAAACGAGGTTATACCTTGGGAAATGTCTATCATTAAACAAGGGGCTATTGGAGCCGCAATAGTTACCTCACTTGAATTTGTATTCGGCGTAATTTTGAATCTAGTCCTAAAGCTAGGAATTTGGGACTATTCAAACTTACCTTTCAATATATTGGGGCAGGTTTGTCTTCCTTTCTCACTCGCATGGTTCGGATTAGCTCTTATAGCTATCTTTCTCGACGACTATCTCCGTTGGAAATGGTTTGGCGAGGAAATTCCGCACTACCATCTTAAAGACAAAGTTTGCCATTAAAACGAAAAATAGGGGAGAACCTTAATTAAAAGGTTCTCCCCTATTTTTTTTTTGTTTATTTCACGTCGATAATGACGATTTCAATATCTCCCTCAATAGCCTTACTAGCAGTGAAGGTAATGCCAGAGCCAACAGTTGCCTGTGCGTCATCAATCTTATTATAATCATCATGATTACTAATCCAAGAAATGATTGGAGGTACATTACCATTCTTGCCACACTTCAAATTAGTATTGCTATAAGAATAGGTATAAGTATCTCCAGAATGTACCCAGTTAGCTTGAGCAAGAGTAGCAGTATAAGAGACGGTAGTTACTTCATCCATCTTATTATCTGTCTCGCTCTTACTATATACATCTAGGTTAGTTCTTGCGGCCGCCGCAGTTGTAGCACCGGTACCACCAGCTTTAATAGGTAGAGTACCGAACTTTGGAACGCCAGAAACATCTGCAAATAATGCTCCAGTACCTAACAAACCAGAGACGCCATCAGTAGAATCTCCAGTTACAATAGCACCTTTCTCGATAGATACCATCTTAACTGCATCAGTACCATTACCGAGTAGTAAAGCATTAACTGTCAAGGTTTTCTGTCCAGTACCACCTTGCGCAACAGTAGCGGTCATATTAGTAAGAAAGATATCATCAATGTCGATTTCTTTGGTATCTTTCTTCAAAATAGAAGCTGCATATGCGTTAACTTGAACGCGTCCACCAGTACTATTAGAAATGTCAATAAATAGATTGCCTGTATCTTCGCAGAAATAGGCATATCCCTCATGCATGGGAATTTGAGTGAGAAGCTCTTCCTCACCTTTATAAATCTTAAATAAAGCCATTATTAAATCCTCCCTTTAATCAAGGCTTTTCTATAAGGTCTTGGAAAGATCCCCATGAAACAAGGCTCTATACCTAATCTTTAGAATAAGCCGTTTTTGATGTATCTCCATCGCCGCCAATTAGCGAGTTAATATAATTGACTGAGTAAGTCTTATTGTCAACATTTTCCTTGTAAGACTGCTCAATTAAACTAGAAATGCCACCAGTTAATTGCGCTCTATCCCACTCACCAGCATTAGTTTTATAATACCAGTAAGATACATCTCCGCCATTATCAAGCAAAGCCCAAGTAATAGCAAAGATTTTATGAGAATCAATAGTACCAGAATAGTGTTCCTGAATATAGGTGACACCATTTGCTAAACTAGCAGCGAACTCCGCAGTTTCAGTTAAATGATATTCAGCTTCAATATTAAGAGCATCCCCAACAGGACCTTTAATACTCTTCTCACTAGCTTTCCATCCATTAGCGGTTAAAGTATACAAAACACCGGTCTCGCTATTGAGATAAATATCTCCGATTCTCGCGCCATCAATAGTGGTAGTTGCTCCATCGGCTGTAATCTCAAGACCCGCGAATAGCTTACTACCAGTTGGAATCTTGAAAGTAAAGGTTACTGTGTCTTCGCTAGTAATAGCAGAAGTGACAGATCCTTGCTCTGCCGAACCAACAAAAGTAGAAGAAACTGCGGGCTTCGGAGCCTATGGGAGCTTAAATTCAAGTTGCCATTCGGTACCTTCCGCGTTTGTTAGTGTCCTTTTAACTTGCGGAACCGCAGGTTTAAATCCTTCGTCACCTTCGATATAAGGAGCGATAGCACTAGCGTTGACTACTGGTAGCGGTTGCTGAATGCTTGCTTGATATTCAAAGACACAAGTAGTATCATCTGTCTTACTAGTTACTTTATAAATAAAACCAGTGGATTCATTGATATAGTAATCTCCAACTCCATAATTGGCGAAAAGTGGATCGGTAAGAGTATATGTTTTATTGGTTCTTTGCCCTAACAAGCTACCATAATAGAACTTAACCGCACGAGGCAATTCAAAATGTAATTTAGGTTCATTGACCGTTCCAACATCAGTTACTTTAGGCTCAAAGTCTGGCGCTCTAGTAATCGTCTCTGGTGCAGCCATTACTTGGCTACGAGGCAGAGAGAATGTCAAGATAGGATGCTTGTGAAGAGTATCTTCTTCGCTATAACCAAAACTTACAGTTGGCTCAGCATTAGCATTTAATACTTCGTGAAGAATGTTACTGTCTAAAAATTCCTGAGCTACAGGTAGTTGGAATTTAAGTACAGGTCGGTTAATATCAGTTAAGTCAAGTCTGACCTTTGGTTCTTCCCCAACGCCAATAACATCAACTGCAACCTAATCAATTACTTGAGACTGCGGAATATTAAAATGCACGGTTGGGTGGTCAATATCATCATCGTTATATACAATACTTGGCTTTTCATCCGCATTTAGAACAGTTGCTTCTTGCGGCATTGATAATACCTATGCTCTTGGCAACTTAAATTGAATAACTGGCATATCTTGGTTAGATAAATCAGTTTCAATGTCTGGCTGTTCATTCGCATGAAGCACGATTGCGGGTTTTGTAATACTAATCTTTGGAGTATTACCGGTGCAAGAAGAAATGAGCTTATAGCTAAGACCACTTCCCTCTCCCGCAGACTCGTCATATACTTTCTACCATAAAGTAGAGTTTAAGTTTTTCTTGTCACCCGCATTTAAGTCATAGTTCATGCGAGTCATGTATGTAGCGTCAGATGGCAAGCCATAAGACACCATAACAAATTCGCCCACAGAGATAGGAGATGCCCATCCTTTATCTAAGTCAACTTGCGCTCCATCAGGACCGTAATAAGACTCAAATATCTTTTTAATCTCGAAGCTCTGTCCAGCAGGACCTCCGTAGAAAGATTGCATGTCTATACCTCCTTATCCCTAGAGTGGATCGTAAATAAAGTCTACAATCACGTTATCTAACTCGCCAACAACAGTTTTATCTTCCTTGTAAACTCCATTTAGACCTTGATTTAAAATTGCACTACCTTTTTGAAATGCAGCAATGTAAGTCTCATTGGCTTCATTATATCCATTCCAATAGGTTTTATAAGCATCAGAAGTTGGATCAGTAGGCTCTTCTCCCAATGCAGCGATAGCGGCCTCAAGAGCCGCCTTAGCCTCCTTGATAATCTTCTCGCCTTCTTGTTTCTTACTTTCTGATTCTTCCTCGTCTTTAATATAAACTGTAGGACGAACGAATTTCATACTTGTAATAACAATATCTTCATCAAGCTCATAAATACCAGTGCGGCCGATCATGATAGTCTTGCTAGCATTCATGACAACTTGCGCTCCCGGTGGAGCCTGAATACCAACTTTGGTAAACTATTTGGCACTAGAAGCACTTACAATATCATTGTAAATATCAATTCCAGAGGAAATATAATGTTTTCCATCGCCAGTGCTACTTGTATCTACTACACGATAGTAGATTTGTCCAATAGCAGACATCGCCCTCTCCTCCTTATACTCGTGTTAAAACTTCTGTTGCAGTAATACTCATAGCGCCATTATAAGTAAGAGGTAGAGAATATTGAGTAATTTGATAATTACCATAGATATTGCTATCTTTATCTTCAACCCTAATTATATTATTAGGCTCTATATAATATTTCGGCAAACAGGTTAAAGAAATAGTAGTATTATAACATAAATTCTAATACATCATTTCTCGAATTTGGTCAAAGCAACTAGTTCCAGTAGTGCTTATTGAAAACATATCATAGTATTCATTGGTTAGAATAAAGAATCTCTAACCAATCCCTTGATATTTAACAATCAAGTCCTAATCTAATCCTTCAATAAATACAACATCAGGAACTTCGCTATTATATACGGTTTTTATGTCATTATTATTAACGACTTTAGTCCTACGGCCAATATTCTTAATAGAATACTTACCGAGAGCGGAACTAGTATCTATAAAATCTAGCCAGAAGTTAATAGAACCTGGGTCATTAAATACATCTGGGTTCCAATGATTTGTAGCATCCCAATTCTTGTTCATTGGATTATATAGATTACGCCACTCCGCAATTAGCTCTGAATCATAATAGTTATCATAGACACTATTAGATACCTAAGCATTAAGAGCACGACGGTATAGCTCTTCTCTCCACTCGTCGCATGGAGTACCTACTAAGGTAACTACATAACCATCCACGCTGTATTCATCAAGAGTATTGAAATCATAACGCACAATAAGGTTAGATTCTTTATCTTTGACTTCCCACATATTCTACATAGCTAAGTCAATATCTGGCTTATCATCAATAGCAAGATGATAACGGATAGACACCTCTACGCCTGTTGAAGTCTTACGCTTGCCCCAAACATAAAAGTCATTCTTCACATTATCATACTTAGGATTGCGGGTAATCGCGGTTGTCGTGTCAAGATCGGTAAGCGAGTATAAAAACTTTGCATTATTATATGAACGTACATAGTCTTCTGGACTTAACTCTAATAGAGGACTACCGGTATTAAGATAATTCTTAATCTCTTGAAATACGAACTTGCCATCTATATTATAGAAATATTCATAATTGCCAAGAGTGCTAACAATCTTGTCTAATAGAGTTACTACCGTGTCTCCTGCATTTAATACCAACTCTCCTGGATAGGTAAAGTCGGTATACTTATATCCAACATCTTGTCCATAACTAAACATATGCGGATAATCTGCTTGCGCTTCAAAGCTTAAACTCTAGTAGTCATTGGAGAAATATACTGGCTTATCTCCCATATATCTTACTAACATCTTAATCTCTTCATCAATGTCAGTAATGATAATATTCTCAATAGCTTCTCCACCCCAGTGATTTACCGCTTCATAGATAATTTGAAAGATAGTAGGATATTGAATCTCTACGTCTCCATTATCAAGCTAAACAAGACTTTCATGAAAGGTTATTGATGCCGGCAAAGTGCCGCCTGCGGTTCCGTCTAATAAACACATCTTATCTTTACCCGTAATAGAAATATTCCAACCACTAGTAGAGCGGCTAATATTAGCAGAGGATAAAACAAACAAGCCGCAAGGAAACCAAATAATATCTCCATAGTTCTTATAAGACTTTAATGGATTGTCATAACCAATTAAGACTTTAATCTTCTTGTTAATAGAAATCTCGTTATCAATATCTTCAAGATTACTATTATCAATAGAAGCAAGCATAGTAAGGTTAATGGTTCTTCTAATTGCGGAAGAACCATTAACACTCAAGTTGCCACTCGTGATAGAACCCTAAATCTCTTTAATAGGTTCTTCGTCCTTGAAAGAAAGGAGAATAATTTTTGCATACTGTACTCGCATATGCAACTTATCTAACTAGATTAGAAAATCCATGTCATTAAGATACTCAAACATGAATATTAACTCCTTTCTTTGCTATACTTCATTGTTGTCTGCGCGGTTAGGCATTTATAGTTAATAACCGCAAATTGTGGTTTCTATAAAGCAATATACTTAATCATACCATCCATCGGGCTAAGGGTATATCGACCAGTTGGACCGAGCATAACTGGATGCTTATCGCTACCATCTTTTTCTTGGCCGATATATAGGATGGTTTGCGGGTCTGCTTCAATGTCGAAGGAGGTAATATCAGAGAAGGAATAATAGATAATTCCATCTGTCCATTTACCATCTTCATCTTGCTCAAATCCACCTTGAATATTATAGATAAACTCTACTTGCTTACGAGTTTCTTCTTCTATAATATCATATAGATTGATAGTCTTATAAACATTATAGTTCGTATTATCTACCAAGATACGACCCAACTTATCTTCTTCCACAGTAGAATCACTATAGATACGATACGGAGTCTCGCCAGGTCCATAGTAATACTTATAGTTCTTTAAGACTTTATCAGTTCCGCTGAAGATACCAGAAATCTAGCCCCAAATACGGGAAGTATCAATAGATTCTACTTCACCGACTTCATCATTTCTTTCTCTTGTTAAAGAGCAGACATAATTCACAATAATGGGATATTTAACAGATTTCATAGTTAAAGAGCTGACGCCCTCTCTGACACTATATAACCTATTTGGAGCTACAATAATATCAGTTCCATTAACAGCAAGTTTAACCGCAGAAGATGGAGCATTACTTGCGGCTTCTTTTAGTGCCGCCCAACGAGTAAGTTCAGCTTCTGTCTCTTTAGTATCTTCTCCAGCTTGCTCTTGTTCAGCCTTCTTTGCCTCTAACTCATAAATCTTACCATCAAAGTCAATAGTTGGATATCTCTCAATCCAGAAGGAATCGACATTAATAAGAGACAACTTATATCGACCATCGCCAACAGCAATCTCTTCCTATTGCTTAATTAAAGCATAGATATCATCTCCTTCAGGACATCCTGAATAGATACCACTAATCTGACCAAATGCAGATTGTTCTTCGGTAGATACTTCATTACTAAAAACTCCAATATCAGTAATGCCAATCTCGTTAAGATTTTCAAGCGTATTCTCTAAAACTTCATAAGCAGTAGCAGAGAACTCAAAAATCATACGCCCTAGGGATGCATTAGGTGTCATTGATACATTCATTAGGCCAACAATAATGTTTCCCTCAGTTGGAGATTTATAGAGTTTATAAGTAAAGTCATTAAGGAACTATTCAGCTTTCTCTCTAAACTTACGCTCTATAAAAATATTATCATCGGTAATATTAGTATCAATAGCAAGATAAGAAGGAGCTGTAATCTCTCCTCTCGCCGCAGTAGACATACTAAACTTATCTTTAGGGATTACCAACTCATTATTATAATAATAACCATCTGTCCCTAAAGTAAAAAAGGTCTAGTCTTCATCCATCTAGAAGCTAATTAAACCGCTAATTGGAAACTCGGCATAATAAGCATAACCATTCTTCGCTAAATGCGGGAATTGGTCTCCGAGGGTATCTTGCTTGCTCGCTAGTACCGTATGCTTAAAGCTACTGAGCTTTTGATTATACTTCAAACGCAACTATACTCCATCTCTATATAGATAAGAGTATTCAAAGTCAACACTTCTCGCTGGAATAGGAGAACCACTTTCTTGCAAAGGCGCGCTCCGCAATCCTTGAGAGTTTTGATACTAGAAAGCATACTTGTATTTGACGCCACTCTCGATAATAAAATCTGTATAAATTAGGTTATCATTAAGAGTTTCTTCAAAGTAATTAAAATACTTTAAATCCTCATATACTTGATAATTACTCTCCTCAGATGCACGAGTAAGTACATAACATCCAGTTAATGGATTCTTTGCGGTTAGATAAATTCGCATACAACCGTTTTCACGACAATAGACATCTGTATCATCTACACGCATTGTTACGCCTTCTAATGCTTCTAAATATACTTTAACAGCTTGGAAGTCATAGAATACTCTTGCTTCATATCCGTTGCGCGTTACAATAGAAAAATAAACTTTATAAGACTCGTTATTTGTCAACATAGTCTTAAACCGATAAGAGTTATTCTTACCGCTAACTGCTTGAATCCAATCTGATGACTCGATTAAATCCGTTCCAGTTTCATCATATAGATCAAACTTATATTTCTCCAACGGTTCCTCAGAAGCATTATCAATATAATCTCCTACAAATAATGGAGTTAAGCTAGCCTCTGTCTACTTACTAGCAATAACATCTGTTCTTAAAGTACCGGCATTCTCGATATAAATTTCTGGTTGCGCGATAGCTTTAATGATCATGACAGTAGACCACTCAGAGAAAGTCTGATTGTTAATCTATTCTTTCTTCCATGCGGCAAAAGAACTTAAGTCAGTAGGAAAGCTAGTAGATCCAAAGCGTAACTGAATCTTATAACACACGCCTGGTGACCAAGATTTCCGCAAGTCCGCAGTTAGGATTTTAATTCCATAAGGGCTAGACTCTTTAGTCAAATCCACATTCTTATAGATAATATTGTCTGGGTATTTCGAAGTATTTACAATGCTAGAATTTGAGCGCTATTCAACTACTCGAATTTGAATATGTTTAATAGTCTCGGCACTTGTCACCTTCTATAGAGTATATTTGATTTCATAGTCCGGCGTAGTGGCTAAAAATGCAGGCTATGTACTCTATAAAGTAGGCGGATAAATACTAATTGGCATATTCCGCGCCTCCTTTTTCTCTAACTCTATATATTATAAAAATTGCTTTGGTTAAGATAATTAAATCCGTCCAAGCAAAAAGAAAAGAGGAAGAGACTTAAACCTCTTCCTCTATCATAAACTCAAGAGCTTCTGCGATACCAACAGAGATATTCAAGTTCTCAATATCTGACATTTTAACTTTAACAATAGGAACATCAACTTCTGTTTCCGCAATCGCAGTTAACTCCTAATTAACTGTATCTATTTGCTATTCAGGAATACTGTATCCACCATCGACTTCTACTCCATAAGTTGCTGCAACTGATTGACGAGCAAAATCAATATCTTCAACAATAGGAGTTAAAAGCTTAATATTCCTAACAATAGCAAATGATACCTTCGCGGGAAGCTTGGTTTCCAGATCGGAAGCCAAGCTTGTTAACCCACGGTACATCGTGACAATATCTTTATTTAACATGGTTATCTCCTTTAGCTCATGCATTAACCGCAGTCTATAATGCAATAAATACGCTAGCAGTAATAAGTGTACCGGTAGTTCTATCTGTGTGTGCTGTCACTTGGCTTACGCCAAGTGCTCTAGCTAAAATATTATATTTAGCGGCTGTTACTAATTCACCAGAGCTAACCTCCGCATCACTATAATTAGCTCTGCCAGACTAATTTTCCCAGTTCTTCCGCTATTCTACTCTAGCAACCAAGGTATTCCACTTACTAGCTGAAAGTCCACCAGATACCTAAATAGTTTTATCAGTGTCTACACCACTACCCCATGAAAACTCAGCTGGCTTAGTATAAAATACCAAAGTATCAGATGCAGAGCCTAAATTTTTACTGCTAGCAGAGCTATATGTTGTTCTTGGACCCGATTCACTCCAATCGCTCCACTCTCCATACTTAGTAGTAGTATTTCCTTTATCATCTTTTACTGTCGTTTTAGTACGAGTTCGAGTGCGTGTATAAACTTCTTTTTTTTGTTTTGCACTTCTTGTAGCTGAGAGCCTTCCTGTGACACTACCTCTCGATCCTGCTGTCATTCCACCAATGGTAATGGTTTCAGTCTTAACAGAACTAGAACCACCATTACCACCACTAAAACTCCAATGCCAAGTAGTAGTACAACCAGCAACATCATAAACTACCTGAGTGACAGTTTTCTACTGAACTTGTCTAGTATCAGTACTTGTTATAGTAGACCATCCAGAACTGTGTTCAGGCCCATTGGCAGGGATATTCCACCCACTTCCATCATACTCAATTTGCACACTAGAACGACTTGCACTGACAAAAGTAAGAGAAGCACTCGGCATTATTTATCCCTCCTTAAGCAAATCTTGCATAAATACCAGACTGATTAGCTGCTGGCACTGTGCAAGTAAGTCTATTACCATTTAAGATAATATAATTCGCGGCACGTAGAGCTACGTTACCATTGCCATATGTCGTTTGAATGATAACACTTCCATTACCGCCAGTTGCCTACATTCCAAAGTTATAAGTAGTACCTTGGCTATCTTCTCCTTCGACCAGACCAATTCTACCTAACCTAGTATAAATGTTACCATCACTTTGTAAAATAGTGCCACTAGCAGAAATTGAATCTTCTCCAATTGTCCATCCACCGATATTGCCACCATCACAGTTAAGGTCATCACAAACAATTCGACCACTAGAATATAGATAAGTGCTTCCGCCTCGTAGAGAATTACTACTAATAGTCCATCCACCGATCTCACCATTATCACATTCAAGGCTATCTGCGGTAATGTTACCACGCACTTCTGCGTTCTTACAAGAGAGTTTTCCGCCATTAGTAACATAGAAGTAGGTACCACTATTGCTAAAATCTGGAGTATCACCTGGATTACCGGTATTTGCACCAGACCAAAATACATAAGAACCAGAGCTAGCCATACCAATTTTATTGTTATTGCTAGAAAGAGATTTACTCTTAAGAATCCATCCGCCAATATTACCTTGCTTAGCGTAGAGAGAACCTTTTTTAGAAACTGCAAAATAGCTATCTTTTGCAGAAGTTGAACTTGTAGCACCAGCCCAAATAGCAAACTCTTCATCCTTATCACTATTTAGTTCTACTCTTGTTGCTCCACTTCCGCTATATAATTTATTCTTCTCGATAGTCCAACCATCATTACTATTTCTGCTAGTACAACCAATCTTACCAGACTGAGCAAAAATCTAACCTTCAATAGTCGCAGAGGTTGCTTTTAAAGCACCATTATATGTAACTTCAAAAACTCCTCCACCTATCTTGATTGCAGTAGTATTATTGCCAGGATTAAGATCGGCAAAATTGATAGTCATACCAGTGGAATTATTTCCTCCACCGCCGCCTTTAATAGAACCAGATTTACCGTTAATCTCAATGCGGCCGCCTCCGCTAGAAGCTCCGAAGAACGCGGTACCGTCTTCCATTAAACCGAAAGTATTAACGCCCTCCTGATAGCCATATAAACCCACTTTATCTTGGCCACTATCTTTACCCATGACTACGCCTGTAAATCTATTTTGGCTATCTTTTGTTCCTGCACCAACCTGTGGAGCGAATACATATTCTCCATCGCCAGTATCAAGAGCTGTTCCATCCCAACCGTTGATAGCTTCATTACCATAAGTATCAAGATACATAATAATTGGATGAATTAATCTATCGTTACTATTTGGAATAGCAAGATTTAATACACCGATATTGCTCTAATCATTATCCTTAATATTCTCAAAGATAAAGCTAGAAGCTGGTTCTAAATATTTCTTACCATTATCTGTCTTAATAGTAAGGATATTGGTGTTTAACGAGGTAATGTTATCATTATAAGCTACATCATTATAATAGAAGTTAATATCGTTACTATAGAAAGAGGGAGTTAAACCAGAAGAATTATATTTGATATAAGACGGAATAGTATCAATATCAATAGCACTCGCCAAGGTAGAACCAACGATAACATCAAGAGGATAAGAAGCGTAGATATCAACCGAGCTATTATCATCTTTAATAGTAACTTGAACTCTCACATAGAAAGCTAACTCTGCATTAGGGGTATCTGCGGAAATCGTAGGTATACCGCGCACTAGAACTCGATCAACGGAATCAGTAACCATTTCTTTGTTCTCTACTGTGACATTTGTTCCTTGCCATTTATATGTAATAGAATACTTACTATTACCGTTAATCAATTCTCCATCTTTATAAACATAACAACGAACCCTAATATCATTAGTCCATCCATTATTATATCTTAAAGGCTGTAATCCACTTAACTTTACGCCGTCTGAATTACATGGACGAATCGCGGTAATATAGGTAGTACCATTAGTTCCCTAGTCGCCATCTTTCAAACAAAGAATCTCTTTATTAAATAGATAAATAGATTCTGTAATCGTTCTTATTTTTATAATAACTGTATTATTACTGAAATTAACTCTATACTTCTATTTAATATTGTAGTGTAAAATATTATATTTGTCAACCCAAATATTCTCAAGCATAGAGTTGTCCGGACTATAAGCAAGCTCTTTAGAGGTAGGGATCTCGTACTCTTTATTATTCGCATCTTTCATTAACCAAGACACGAAATAAGAAGTACCAAATCCTTCCTTCCATGCTAGATTAACCTATAGAGTTCTTTCTTTCTCTGCGTCTTCAATAGAAATATCGCCATTAGCATCGTATCTAAAGGAATCTTCACCGATGTAACTAATAGTTACATCATCTTCGCTCTCACTATTCACAATAGTATGTTCTAAAGTTCCGATAAACTCTCCCGCAGAATTATATACCATGCAATAGAAAGTCACAGAACTGTATTGCAAATAAGAACTTACGACAATCTCGGACTTCTTTTCTCCTTCCGGCACAGAGCTGTAACTATTATCTGGATAAGATAAATACCAATCTCCCACCAAAGACTCACTATCAACATTATTTCTAATCTGTAGTTTAATATCAGCACCATCAGTAACTTGCTCAATAGAATAATCATAACTTGCATTACGATTCCATACAGCGATTTCCGCAGTTAGAGTAATGCTATCATTATAGACGACTACTAATTTATACTTCTATTGATATAGAATATCAGTTGCATCAAGAGTAAGAGAGCTAGATGTTTGCCCGTCAATTTTCCTCCATCCGAAACCTGCGGACTTGCTATATTCATCGCTACCAACAACCACGCTTAAGTCTCTCTCATACCATTGACAAACACATTTCTTACTATCCATAATGTCTTCGCCATTATAAATTAAGCGTCCAACTAAATTCAAGCTAGATACTTTATCCGTAAAGGCAATACCTTTGGGGGCAGAAATCATGAGATAATAGGTCGTATCACTTAAATCCTGCATATCAACATACTAAAGGGAAATATCTTTTACAAAAATATTAGCAACAGTTCTATTCTCTTTATCTGTAACTATGCCATTCTTAACAATTTTATCATAGACAAAGTCTTCTTCAAAGAGTCTAATAGATTTAAGTCCCATTAAATAGTTCTTCTGCGCCTTAAGGATAATCTACTACGGAGAGTAGACTGAGAATCCATAAGGATTACCATTAAAGTTCTAGAGATCTAATCTATATTTTACGCTACTATTATCCTTGGTATAGAACTCAACCTCAATGCCATAATTACCTTGATTATGGACATTATGGAACTGAGTTAAGAAAGATGCTTTTAGGCGGATATACTCATAATTGTTAGAGTATTGTTGAAATAAACCGTGATATCCATTCTACTCATATTCCTCACTATTTTGAAAAATATAAATAGAACTTCCGATCTCTCCAACTGGCGTTCCCGCAATTACTCCGTAACTTTGTGAAGCGTCATAAGCTCCATCATACAATGCATCAAAAGTAGGAGATACTTCAAATACAGAGTTAGTTAAATCGGATAACTAAGCATTGGATAAAGACTTCGCAGTCACCAAGGAAGTAATCAACTTCTTGTTAGAGAAATTACCTTCTGGCACTTTGACATAAACCACATCTTTAATAGAATAGCTTTTACTAGTATCCTCGCTAAACGCGGAAAAGATGTTGCCGTTATATCTAACTTTGTATTCTCCAGTATCTACATCTACAATAGAATAAACGGTGGCTTGGATAGTTTTATCATATTTTAACTATCTTACCTTTTCTTCCGTAATAATATCCATAGCCTGTAATAGCTGTTCAGATATATTATTCATGTTTATCTCCTTTCACTCCTTTAATAAGGAGAGCTAAAAAGCTCTCCTTATTAAGTCTTTCTTCTGGCCCACTGTGCAGCATCATTAGTAAGACTAATAAATGCTTCCTCAATTTCAGTGCGGCTAGTCACATTCGGGAACTCTACTTTATCAATATGAACAGTTTGCTCAATAGAATCTTGAATTGGTGTAGTAGCGACTGGATTGAGCTTCTGACCCATAAGAGCCATTGCCGCAATCGCATTACCATCAAGAGATTTCTCAATAGACTTAAACAAATCCGTACCAATAGTTCTTACAGCTTGAACTGCCGCGAGAATATTCTCGGTATCACTTTGATTTAACACCAATTCCTTTTGGTGAAGGAAAGCGAGTTTCGCATCATCAAATATACCAGTATATCCACCAGTAGCAAACCCAGGAACGCCCAATGCTTGCATTTTTTTCTTCCATTCTTCTTCACTTTCATATTGACCAACAGAAGTAGAATCTTTATAACGGTTATCTGCCGCATCGCCACGAGTTCCAAAATATTCTTTTGTTAATCCCATATCATCAATTTTATTTTCACGTTGGCTTGTTAATTCTTTATATTCTTTACTTCCATATTCTAACCATCCATTAGCAATACCATCCATAATAACACCAGAATAATCGGTATTTGGATCATAACCCTTACTAGAATTGCCTTTAGAAGAAGAAGATGCTGCAAATTGAGCTTGTTGAGAAGCAAGAGCACGCAATGCTTCAACGGTATCCCAGATGGATTGCGCCAACTCTAAATAACCGTCAGAAGCGTTTTGAGCTGCATCAATCATATCCCACAGAGTATCCTTAGCTTCATCGCCGCGTTCTCTTAATTGATCTGTAGCTTCGGAAACCTTATCAGTTTCTTGTGCCAAATTATCAAGAGTAGTACCAGTTTCAGAAGCAACATTTTGAACCTTATCCTTATAGTTATCAAAATCTTGCTGTGCTTGATCTAATAACTTGCGGAGTTCATCCTCAAAATTCGTTGTATTTTGAGTCATGTCGTCAAGATCCTTGGCATAAGTATTATTGAACTTGTCGATAAGATCGGTATTGTTGCCCGCAATCTCTTTTAGCTGTTCGCTATTCTTCATCAAAATATCAGCAATACTTTCACCAGAATCGGCTACTAATTGCTTCAATTCTTCTGTGGTAATGCCAGTTAAGTCGGTAATAGTATCACCTGTGATAATCGCGTTATCAATCAGGTTCTTATTACCTGCTTCTGTCATATCAGCGATCGCGTTTTGCTTCTCTTCTTCGAGATACTTAATCTTTTCGCTATAATACTTATAGATTTCTTGCGCCTGCGCGGAGCGTTCTTCGTCAGTAAGTGTCATATCGGAGTAGATGTCTTTAATCTTATCCTGACACTCTTGCCAAGTGGAAACAATCTCGCCCGTTACATCAGTTACCTGTTGTTTAGCGATATTATACCAATCATTCTCTGCGTCAAGAAGATTTTGCTAAGCATTGGCTATATCATCTTGGTTAGCAGTATATTGGTAGTTCCAGTTACCTTGACTGTCTCTTACTAACTGAATTTGGTTCTTAGCGTTTTGAGCATCCTCAAGAGCCATCTAAGCCTGTAATACCTGGTATTTAGCATTGAGAATATCAAGGTCATACTGAGATAACTTATTACCTTCTCTGCGTTGATTAATCTCTTCTTGGAGAGCTTTTAATCTTTCTTTATGCGCGGAGTTAGTGGTATTGTCGATGTCTTGCTGAAGTTTGTTATACCAAGCAGATACTTGATATGCTTCATTTACTTTATCAAAGTAGCGTTCATTTTGCTCGATATAATGATCGTACTTATCTTGTAGTAAGTCAAGACCAACACCATTGGATACGGCTTGACCAAATTCATAAACCGCTTTCTCAATTTGCTGGAGATACATATCTTGCGCTGTCTCCATTGCTTCTTTAGCAGAAGATAGATAAGCTTCTTGAGCTTCATTAAACTCCTCTAGATATGCGTCTCTTGCTTTCTTATAAGCATCATAACGCAAATCAGTTTCATCGCCGCCAAGAGAATCGAGTTTTGCTTGTGCTTCTTCTAATCTCTGAGCAGCCTATTCGTACCAACCTCTTTGCAGTTTAGCGGATGTTAGCTGAGCGTTTAGTTTTTCTTGGCTATTCTTTTGGAGACGATTAAATCCTTCCGCAGTCTTATAAGTTACACCCTGTAGAGTATAAAGCTCTTTAATAGTATCTAGTACAGAAGTATTATGCTCTAACTGATCAGTAAATGCTGCAAATCTCTCAGAAGCCGCATCAACAGCATCTGGGACAATGTCCTCAATAGAATTTGCCCATTCCGCGATAGCTTTCGCGGAATCCACGATGTTACCTTGCAAGCTCTTGATTTCATCCATGATAGCTCGTCTATCTGCGTCATCTGTAGTGCTTTCATAAAGCTCTTTAAGAGAATTCCACTCTTCTTGATAGCTTGGCAGTAACGCTGCCTCAGCTTGCGCGCCTTCCGCGGATAATTTAGCACTTTCAAGACCATGAGTTAAAGCATCACCAAACATTTCGGCAATTTCTTTAGACAAGTCTCTAATGGCATCTTTCATAGACTTCACGTCTAGAACAATCTCCATCTTAAACTTGATTTCCTCAAGTTTCTTGTCAGCAATAGAACGAGCATTTTCTTGAATATTATCTGTGGTATCACGAACTACATCTAGAGTGCTTTCATATTGCTCAAGTGCTTTCTGTCGCTGTTCAAAGAGTTCCTTCTCGGCATCGAGCTGATTCTTAAGAGCAGTATGTTCTTCTTCGCTTAAAGTCTTACCAGCAACAGCAAGATTATAACGCTCAACTGCGGCATTATAGAGATTAAGATTCTCTCTTAATAGATCCTCATAATTAGTGATTTCGCCGTCTGCGCCGATTTGCGCGTCTGCAAAATACTTCTTAACTAGAGCAGAGTCTTGAACAAGATAATCTTGTGCTTCTTTCAGCTTTTGATTATAAAGTTCTTGTTGCTTCTCAAGAGCTTTGATTTCATTCTCGTAACCATCAAGGGCATCGGTTCCCCAAGCCCTATTCGTAGTGTTACTTAAATCATCAAGCAAGTCATTTTGTCTCTGAATTTCTCTATTGATCTCGTGGTAACGGTCTTCAACTTCTTGAAGAGTCTTTAAATCCTTTTTATCATAAGTCTCACCCTTGCTACCACCAGAACCCTTTGATCTTTTTCCACTAGAGACATTGCCAAATAGATTATCCAAATTGACAGTGGAAGCGCCAATTTGAGCGATCATACCTTCAATGTCATTAGCAGATGCACCCGCGGAATCAGCAAGATTTTGATACTTCGCTGCAAGATCCGCCCAAGCCTGTTCACTTACAGTATCGGCTTCATCAAGCATTTTCTAGGTATCTTGCAGGACAGCTGCTTCTTGACTTACGCCAGAAGAGCCAGTATATTTAACACCAAAATTATTGCCACCAGTAACAGCTCCAGCATCGTTATTAGCAACGGCTTGCATATTTGCAATAGCCGTGCGAGCGAACTCAGCAGAAGACTGCGCCGCAGAACTAAAGGCAGAATCCCAGTTTTGAGCAGTAACTAAGCCATTATCATATGCAGAATCCGCAGTTTTCTCTTGGTTATCTAATTTAACAGTAGTAGATGCTTTACTATTTAATTGCTCTAAATCTGATAGACCGCCAGATAGTGTGGCCTAGGCCTCAGAAGAAGTCATTGCAGAATCTGTTTCTGCTCCTGCTAGAACAGCTGCGGCAGTTGCCATCTATTGATATACTTGCTGTTTAGCACGTAATAAAGTTGCTTGATTTTCAAGACGAGAAACGGTCGCTTCTCCATCAGCAGCAACTTCTCCACGCGCTGCGGCAATAGCATTCTCAACCATGGTCTGATTCAGACGAACTGAACCATCTCCCATATCTTCCATACCCTGAATAATACCAGGGAATGTGTTATTTAGCTCTCGTATATCGGTTGCGGCAATTACAAAGTTTTCTCCAATTTTAGAAGCTTCATCTTGAATGTTTTGCATAGCACTCTTAATGCTATCAAATTCCTATTCAGCTTGTGTATGGATTTCTACATCGACTGCATAGTTAGCATCTAGTAGTTCATCCATTGTATTGGTAAACTCTTCTGGATTGGCTTCAATATTTATTTCCCAATCGCTTTCTTGCTCACCTAAGAAATCTTTGAGTTTATCGCTTGCTTCTTTCGCATCGTTAGTTAAATCGTCAAGTTTAATTTGCGCCAATCGATCTTGCACGTCTTCAAGCGCTTCTGCGAATTTCTATGTACCAACTTCCCATGTATTAGAAAGCTCGATTGCATCAGCTTGAAGTTCCGGGTATTGGCTCTTAAGAATATCTAGCTAATCAATTAGATTTTGATATTCTTCATTATCGCCGATATTTTCATAAGTAGTGTCGCCAGATTGAATACTATCAATTAACGATCTAGCACTCTTTTCACCAGAAGTCGCCGCTTGGCTTAAATGCTCATAGAAACTAGATGGATCATAGGAATTTAAGCTAGCAATAAAGCTATTATACCATGCTTCTGCATCTGTGATACCAAGAGTAGTCAAGTCTTCTTCATTAAGACCGAGGGCAGCATATAGCTCTTCTTGTGACATTCCGGTAAGTTGAGCGATATCATCAGGAGATAATTGAGCAAATAAAGAACTTAAATCAATAGATTCGGTTCCTTGCGCTAGCTGGTTAAGAATTGTTGTGGCAAAATCAGCTTTTCCAAATGCATCGCCGAGAGAGTTTGCTCCATCTACTAATTTTTGTAGACTTACTTCATAAGCATCTTGATCAAAATTATCTAAACCTTCTCCTAATGACTCAATTAGCTCCTATTGAGCGTAGGTTTGCGCAATCATCTTGCGCATATAATCATCACTTAATGCTTCATCGAAAAGATTTTCACCACTAGAAGTTTGAAGTTGGCCCTTATTCCATCCGCCTTTGTAGTTTAACTGATCAACATCGGTACGGCCTAAAACCATGCTAGCATATAGTCTAGCTAATTCTTCGTCTCCGTTGATAGACTGACCAATATAACTACCCAATGCACTATTAGAAGAATAATTAGTTTTTGCGACAGTTACATTAGAAATCGCCTAATCTCTTTCTTCTAATGCCTATGCCTCTCGTGCAGCGTAGACATCGAGTAGACTATTATAGATACCTTCACTATCTCCTGCGATATCCTTCAACGCGTCACTACGATTTTCTTCAATATTATTCTTGAGAATTTCTTTTGCATAGTAGTCATTCGCATCACTAGCATCTTTAGTAGAGGTAATAAGAGTTTCTAGCTCTGTTCTAAAATCTTCAAGCTTTGTTGTGCTTAATTCTAATCCAGGTAAAACTCGCTTAAGTTCAGTCTCAAATTCATCTAGAGAAAGAGGCTCTTGAGTATCAAGAATACTCATTGCAGCATCTAGTTCGTTATCGTTTAAGTTTCTAAAATCTCCCCTTAGACTTCTCTTAGCATTTGTGCGTTCGCTCTTAATATTCGCATTACCAGCATAAATCTGACCAGTATAAAGGGAGCTTTCAGCCTGTCTTTCGCGTGCATCGGCTTGTGACTGTAATTCTTCGAGTACACCATCCGCGAATTGAATAATACCCTTATCATCATAATACCACTTAGAACGATCAAATAAACCTTGAGATTCGATTAACTCTTTAGCTTTGTCATTTGCGGTTTCAATGGCATCTGCATACTCTTTAGTACCTTCAGTTAAATCATCAATGCTCTGTATCGCAGAATCCCAATCATTGATGGTATTTTTAAGTTCTGTAGCAGCATTTTTTGCATCATCATATGCTTTGCTTAATACTTCAACTCCCGCGGCGGCTTCTTTAGCGGCATCCGCGTCAGCATTATAAGCTTTTACAGTTGCATAAATAGCAACGCCAAGAGCTGCAACAAGAGCAATATATGGAGCTAAAGCAATTAATCCAGCTACGATTTTTGCATTTGCTATTGCAGTTGCAGTTGCTACTTCGCCTTCAGCTTTGGCGAGAATCTTATCTGCCGCGGCTTTGGCTAAAGATGCGGTGATACCAAGTCCTTTAACAGTAACTTCCTTAGCTTCACTAATAGTTACGAGCTAAGTTGCCCCAGTCATTGCTTTCGTCAAAGTAATGACAGTAGGTAATAGCATTCCTAAACTTGTGAAGATGGTAATTAAACGCTCTCCTGCAGTCATATCAGAGTCTTGGAAAACATTTCCAATACTCTTAAATGACTGCATAGCCATAGCTAATTGAGAAAGGTAAGTACCTGCGGAAACAATCTTATCAGCCCAATCTTTTATTGCATAAGCATTTGTTTTTAGCCTATTTATTACTTCCTTATTTGCTGCTTCATACTCTTTGATGACATAAGCCATAGCTTCTGTAGCGCTTTTACCTTCTTTAAGAGCGGCTGTAAATCTAACGACAAGGTTTACCTAACGTTCTGGTAAGAAATTAGTTAAAGTATCTTTCAAGATAGTTGACTGAGCATTTAGATCATCTAACTGCCTATCAACGTCTGTAAAATAATCTAAAATCTCTTGATCCGAAGCGCCTGGTTTGATTCCACCCATCTCATAAGCAACTTTTTTTAATTCAAGGCTTAGCTCATCGCTATCATTGCTTAAAGATTTAATTCTATTAGAGATGGCACGTAAATCCACTTGCTTTTTAGATACAGATTCTAATCTGGTAATTATTCTAGCAATAGCTTCATCCGCAGAACGACTCTTAGAAATAAGGTCCTGAACTCCAGTAACTGCATTTTTTACTACATCGCTGCTAGCGCTGCCTTTTCTTCCGCCTAAATATCTGTTGATATCACTTTTACTATCAACAGAGATATTATCCTTAATATCTTGCTTATACTGCGCCGCCAATTCTTCATTTAATGTGATCTAGCGGGCATATTCTTTAGACTGTTCTTGCAAAGACTGTAAATGATTAAGGTCTGCCTAAAGGGTACTCTTTTGGCGTTCATTTAATTCATCAATCTTAGAATTAACTAACCCACGCAATTCAACCTATTTTTGTGTAATATCTAGAGCCTCTCTCGCTGGACCCTCGACGCCCATTTTTTCAATAGAAATACTTTGAGCAAGAGTAGCGGCCTATTGCTAAAGAGCTCTTGCGCGTGCCTATTCTTGATTAGTTAAAAAGCCAATTTGAACAGCACTCTCTCGCAAACTTTCAGCAATCTTATCTCCATAGACCTTGTTAATCAATAGTACAGATGTCGCCAGTACACCATTCATACCGCCCATAGCATCAATAACATCAGCTGTACCACTTAGTAAAGGAGTAATTAAATCATCAACCTTAATATAAAAATCAGGGTTAATTAAACTATCATAAATATCCTCCGCGGCAGCCTTGGTTCTGTCTCTAGCAGCTTCCCAAGATTCCGCATAAATCTCGGCTTGTTGCTCTAGAGCACCATCTGCATCTTGTGCCATAGCTAGATTCTCTTTGAAGAAATCCCAGTTATCCATCAATGCGATTAACTGTGTCCATTGACGTGCGCCAGCTACAGTCTCAGCCAATGCAATCTTTTGATCCCGCGCAAGACCATCCCATTTACCACCAAGAGCATTAAGGATTTCGTCCATACCTTTAAGTTCTCCATTGGTATCCTTAATTTGAACACCAACGGTAGCAAGAGCCTAAGAATACTTATTCAAGGTAGTTCCATCGTCAAGAGTTTCTCCTTGATTCAAGCCCTAAATACGAGAGAATAAGGTTCTAAACGCAGTACCAACAATACTAGCGCTTTCACGAGTTTGTGCAGTAACTGTAGCAAGAGCAGATGCTGCATACTCATAGCTTAGTCCTACTGTATTAGCTACAGCAGCAAACTTTTCGATACCTTCAGAAATTTCGTCAGAACTAGACGCGGTTGCTGCACCTAATTTAACCATGACATCAGCATAATGTTCAAGGCTCTGACTTCCATCATAGAAGTTGTTCCAAATAGCAGTTAATTGCTGGGACGCGGTTTCCGCGGTAGTACCAGCTACATTAGCCATCTTGATCGTGGTTTCTGTACGATCAAGTACCTCTTGATCTGTTAAACCTTGCTGATAGTAAATTAAAGAAGCATCAGTATAGTTAGTCGTAGTCGTACTTAATGCTTTGGCTGCTTTATTTGCCTATTCAGCAAAACGAGCCATATCTTCCGCAGATTTCTCACTTACAATACGAATTTCATTGAGCGATCTATTTAAATTTTTAGAATACCCATAGGCCTGCTCTAAAGAACCAACAAATCCATGCAGTACGCTAGATGTTAGCTACCAACGCATTGTGTTCTTCATAGTTACCCATAATTCGTTCATCAGGGTATTGGTTCTACGCAACGGTAATTCAGCCTAAGTAATAGATGAAGCTACTTTCAAAAATGCCTCTGTACCAGCTGGACCGAGCTAGACCATCTGATTATAATATGACCTTAAACTTTGTCCACTATCTTCTAATTTTTTATTAAAAACAGATAAATCTAATTTACCAGTGTTAGTATTTACTGCTGACTATAGATTCTTAGCTAAATCTAAAGCGGCAGTAGAAGCTTTCTATAGAGTAGGAACAACTTGAGATTTCGTTCCTAATGCCTATAGACTAGTGACAGCCTCTTGCAAAGATGCTTCAAACTTACTAGTATCAGCATTAACGCCAATCGTATAATTTAGACGCTTTGCCATAGTCCTTTTCCTCCTTTAACACCTATATAACAAAATAAAGGCTCTTGAGAATTAGTATCCTCAAGAGCCTTTTAATTCTCTACTTAATCTGAGAATTTAATTAGATTACTTAATCTTTTCCAACCACATCTTTGATTACGGCCAGAGTCTCTAGATTCTCACCATTCTTAATCTTGTCTAAAATTTCAGTAATCTGTGAATCTAACCCACCTGCATTTGCTGTCATAGCCTAAATAATGCCAGCCGCAGAAGAATTATATCTAGCAATATCGTTAACTGTATCATTTACGAGTTCTTTCATAAACTCGATTTCATCCTCTGGAATAGTAGAAATAATCTGATCAATCACGCCATTCTCTTCCAAAAGGTCGTAAGTCTTAGAAACTTCTGTCATTTGCTTCTCTGTAAAAGTGATATTTGCATACCATTTACATACAGCAATAGAGAAATAAACCTCGATTCTGATAGGACTAAAACAACCGGTCATGTCATCAAGAGCATGATTAACAATGAATTGAATAAATTCCGCTTTTTCATCAACAGGAAGATAATTGCGGATTTCAAGCGTAATATCGTCAGTAAGCGGGCAATTGGTGGTAATTTTCTTAGCCTTTAGCCCCAGCTTAGTAAAAGTCATTTTCATAGGTATTAACTCCTTTAACTCATTTATATTTTAATTATACTAGATAATTAATCTTTTGTCAAGTTTTAATAAAGTAAAGATTTTAATATATTAGAATTTAAGCTAGCAGAGATTATTAACGTATTGATCACATCTCGAACCATTTGGCTTCGCCAATTCGCGGCTGCAGCTACGGTTGGATGCTCATCATCCACTGGAACAAAACTGTTATCCACTTTAGAATCAGATGTAGAGAAACCTCTAATCTCAGCTGATAATCCTTTTAATGTATTAGCACAAATTCTATTAACAATACTTACAATAGAATAAATTTTTCCGTTATACATTAAAAATTGTGCACGATCTAATCCTCCAACAGACTAGCCTTTTGATATTAGCTATTCACCCGTTCCACTTACCCATTCATTAAAAAAAGTAGCGGCAACTGTAGAACGAAGAGCATTATATGCCTAATAGAATCCTCCCTTACGTCCTCCACCACTTAGTCTATGTGCAATAATATTATAAGCATATTGCTACCTATCTGGTGGTTCATTTTCTAAAAAAGTTCTTAGGGGAGTTCTATTAACAATATGAATACTCTTAGACTTAGCTGATTGCCATTTAACTGAAGCATTGGTTGCAATCTCAATAGTGGCTGTGGTTCCATCTTGCAGAGTAACATTAAGATGGAATAGACCATTAGAGATAATATCTACTTTGGCTGTACGACCGGATTGAGCACCAACCGCAGTTCCAGATTGCTTCGTTGTAGGAATAGTACCTCTATCCCAAGTTAATTTTCCGCCGGACTACGCAATTAAAGAATCAAAAGCCTAATCTGCATTATTTGAAATCTCGAATAATACATTCTTCATCATACGTTCTGCCAAAGGCTCACCAATAGCTCTAGAAAAAATATTAGAAATAGTAGAAGCAAAACTTTGTGTAGCAACTGAACCTTTAGTAGATAAAGTATTTGCTGCTGTACTTAAATATTCTATAACTTTTGATGCAATTCCAATCGTATTCAGAGATACTAAGGACACAATATCATTGTAAGCAGCCTTACCCTCAAATACTTTCTGTAAAGCTGCGAATGCTCTTAACTCACTCTTGTTTGGCGTAGCGTTTACAAGATCTAATGCCTGTTTAATGTAGTCAAAAAACTTAGAAGCATCGTCTACCGGGCCGTTAAATAGCATAGAATTATACTGATTAGATATATTCGTAACAGCATCTTCATACGATCCGCCATCTATAACGCTACTATATTTCTCCATGAGTAGGTTGTTCATAGCTGCCGCAATACTATCAAGAGTTTCCTCCATAAGAGGACCTTCGCTTAAAGCTTTAATAATCTATACACTAGATCTCGCAGCAGTGGTATCTTGATTCATCTGCGCTATTAAAGCTTGAGCCTGCGCGGCAGATGCAGCTCCACTGGCTTTCATATCATCAAGAATAAGCTAGGTCTTATATTTATACCAAGCTGCGGCAGGTGCAGCAAGGTGCTATGCAGACTATTGTTTATAGTGAATATAGAAGTGATCGACGTATGCATCAACATCAATCGGCATACTCATGTCACCAAGATTATGCTTCTTTTGATGCATGGATGCGGATTTTGGTATTCTTGCCATATCTCCTTTACCTCCAGATAAAAAGAAAAAGGGAGGACATTAAGTCCTCCCTTAAACTCAGATTAAATCCTCGCCTTCATCCTCTACAAAGCTCAGTCGCTTAGCAGCAGATTGGGTTCGGACTGGTTCTGTATTTTTTAACTCCGCGTCATGTCCCTCCGGAGTGTTTATTCCCCCACTGCTGTGCAGGGCTTTCTGCTCTCCTCAGATGCAGCGACGTCATCCATAACAACTTGGATAGCAGCAAGAACTTTCTTGGTAAGATCGAACTTGGTATAGCCAGGGAATGCGTCAACCACAAAGCTGAAAGTAGAAGGATCACCGCTAGATGCCATAGAGAAGGTGAAGTTAGACTGGACCTTACCATTAGGAATTACAAATTCCGCAGGCATATCAAGACCAGTATTCTCATCACGGAACAGAGTAGAAGCCTCAATATAGAAGTTCTGACCCTTAATCTCTGGGGTGATTTCGATTAGCATTGTGTTAGAAACCTTTTTGATGTAGTAGTCAACAAGAACAACCTTGCCAACTTCAAGATCCTTATGTCCAGCTGCGCCATCAGCATAGCAGGTAATAGTGGTCTTACCATCGCCATAAACAACAGCGGCAGGGACGCAAGGTTCAACATCAACGGTACCAGAATCGCTTAACACCATGCAGAAGATATCAGCATTAGCATGCTTATAATCAGCTGCAGCACCAGTACCAGGAGTACCAGTAGCAACCCCATTCCAGCAAGCAATTTCTGGAATTACGATAGTGTTCTTAGTGTCTACCTGAACCTGAGAAGTCATGTGAACATAAACAGGCTTATTTTCAGTAGCTTTTGCCAGACCAGCACCAGAAAGAATAGCCAAGCTCTCTGGACTAATAAGAGCATCTTCCATATTGAAGGTGAGAGTACGCTCGCCTTCCCATGCGATCAAACGAGTGTTACCACGTCCGCCAGTTGCATAAACTGTGGTAGAAGCGCCCTCAAGGCTAGAAGTCTTTAGAGAGTCGAAATAAATGACAGGCTCATTCTTATAGAAAGTGCGGCCGCCGAGAGTCATCTTAGACTTAGCACGGAATGCTACGTCGCAAATTTCGCGTACGCCAAATCTCATAGTATATTTCCTCCTTATTTATTGGGATGTAATTCTTTCATCCAAGATTCAACTTGTTTATCGGGCTTCCCGCCCGCAAGTCTAACTTTAAGGTCGGTATCCCATTCAACATAACCCGTATATCTCTCCATCAAATCAAATAGCTGAAACATATTTAATGCTCCACATTCACTTAATGAAATAACTTTGGCTACTGTTAAAATAGAAATATAACGAGTTAGAACGCTTTCATTACTTGCTCCTTTCTATTCAGCAACCTTGCGGCGATTCCGCATGATTTTATCCGCAATTTCTTTAGCTCGATCATTGGCAGGATTATAAATAACATTCTCGCCCTAAAACAAACTATTTACGCATAAAACCTAGCGTATTACACTCTAGAAAATAGTAAAGTTACTATCATCTATCATTACTGTTTTAGCGGTCTCACCAACGATAGTAAGAATAATGCTATTCTTAGTAATCATTGCTGTATACTCAGGAAAAAGTAACTTAAGCAAAGTAATCAAAGCAATCTTTTTTTCTTTATCCTACGATTGCTCTAATACTTTCATCAATACTTGAAAATTAGTCAAAGACGCTAAAAGAGTTTCGTCCTATACTAATGACTCTTTCTCTAAACAGATATATTGAACAGCCATAAAAAACTGCTACTCACCCATGTAAGCTATATCTTTAATGGTCGGGACATGGACAGTTAATTGTAATTCAGGAATAGGAATATCAATCCCGGCCATTAAAGCTAGTCTATAGTCAGCCATTTACAGGATTTTTCTAGTCCTCATGACCTCTAACAGCTAGATAGGTCAGAGACACTCCCGCAAATTCTTCGTTATATACATAGGGGGTAGCAGATACAAACTCAAGTTCACCGATGCCGGTTAAGTGAGTTTTATCAAGCATGGCATCTATCTCTCCCGCGACCCTATAAGGGCGTAGCTCAAAGTCTCCTAAATCCCAGTTGTCATAGTGACAAATAATATCAATACCAAATGTATTATCTCGATATTCTGGATTCGAAGCGTTTCTAATGACAGTGCCATAAGTCAATCTAATATAGGTTTTTTCTTTACTATCAATCTTAATCTTTGGAACAGATGAAATCTGATGACTAGTAAATAGTTCCTTAATCTGTTCTCCGTTTGGTAAAGGTTGAGATTGCCAGTCTCTTGTTTCATAAACTAATAATCTCAAGAGATTAGGATTTGATAGAATACGGTCGATAATAATTGCCGCGTCTTTAGGCATACCCAATAAACTAGACTTGGGGTACTCATATGAATTATGTTTCATGCGCGATCACCTCAATACAATGATTCAACTACAACGACCTTTTCTCTTACATCATTACCCTTTGTCCATTGTAATGTGAATTGACCACTTGTAGTTTTATTCCAAATCACTGTAGCTGTCTAATTTCCAGTTACCTGTAAACAGGCAGGTACATTTTCAAGTATCTTCCATTCTCCGTCCGCAATATCGACGGAGTAAGTAGCCGCAATTTTCGGCTTTATAAAAGTCTCACCGATAATCTTGCTATCAGGAGTAGGATTAGTAGGTTCAAAAACCAAACCATCCTTCATCTCTTTCTCAAGATCATCAGTGGTATCATTCCAGTAATTCTCTTCCGCATTAACTTCGATAATATTTTTCATACTAATCGAATCTGGAGCTTCAACTCTCCAGCACTTTCCCGCAAAGATAAATTCTGAATATCTATCAAAAGCATGAAGTGTCTTTTCATTACGCGGCATAAGAATATTCAAACTTAGATTAGGAGTATCAATTCTCTATTGATTCTTTTGAATAGAGTTAATTTGTGTCTCCACAGGACCTCGAATGGCCGCATAAGTAGAACACCAATTTCCGTCCTAATCCTTGAAACGAATCTTATATCTACAGCGTCTTATTTCTCCTCTAAAGTAGGCATCTTCAGTAATCTCTTGAGTATAGATCAGCCAATATGTATTTGTTTTCTTCCACTCAAATACATCGCCGGGTTCATAACCATGCTCATAATCAATAGAAACGATCTTGTCGTCGTAATCCTGCTTTACCTTATCTGGATTGATAAGAGCGCGAATCTCTCCATAAACCCCCATATCCGCATCTATACCAGAGGGGTCAATCTCAAGCACTTCTGTGTTTCTCTAAACCATCTCAATCGAAGCGGCTTGATAAGAATATAACAAAGCTCTATGTAAAGTGCGCTGTTTATCTTTGATCATGCGGTCTTCCTGATGAATACCGCCTTGCCACTCGAATCTCTTCCGCATTAATTCTAAATTAATCATTGCGAATCACCTAAGTTAATAGATCGATACATCTAAATACAGTCTTTCTATAAATCATAAAATCATTACAAGCATCTGAGGTTAAGCCCTCTAACTTTGATAATAAAATTAATCCTTCTACTTTATCCTTGTAAATATGCACCAAGCCAGAAATTTCTTCTAGCATAGTTTTTAGATGTGTCTCCCAATCTTCTCCATTTTCACGCATAGGAATTAACTTCCATAGTTGATTGATAAGTCTCTTCATATCTTGGTCGATAGTACTCATTGGAAAGTTAATATTATACTTATCCATCGAAAGTACTCGTTTCTCTAAGAGTAGACCAGTTAGACTTAATAGAGCCGTTATTATCAATCATCTTTCTGCGTTTATAGAGGCGTTGCATATGATGCGCCTAACGCTCAGCCTCTTTCTTAAGTTCCATTAATTTAGCGAGATGGTTTGCTTGAGAGGTCATTTTGAAATCGCTACCAGAGTATTTCATTCTCGTCTGTTCAACAGACGCCACTTGACGCTGAAGCCAAGTATTATACATTAGTAGCGCAAGAATGTTAATTTCTTCGGAAGTTAAATGGCAATTAAAAGTCTCACCATTCACGTCATAATCATAGAGTGGAAAACGCGGAAATTCAAATCCTGGGATGGCATCAAGTAAGATATTTAGCAAATCTTTCTTGGTATCTTCCTCAGTCCACTCCATATACATATCATCGGTAATCTTACCGAAGAAACGATTGTATATATCTTCAAAGGGTGTAGGATCCCCTTGAATTGGATACTTTTCATCCATGGGGATTACCTCCCTTATTCTTTAGCCTCCACGGGCTTTTTAATTGTAGTGGTAGAAGAACGACGTCCGGTTGCCGCAGGAGTGCTGATAACCTTTTCGCTCTTCTTCTCGTTCTCGTCAGGCTTCATATTTTCGATAGCTTTGCTCACATCAAAACCAAGCTGGGCTTTAATAGCTTCTCTCTTATCGTAGTCATTTAATGGTTTGCTAACAGCGTACTGCTTAATAAGATCTTTTGTGCCATTAGGAGCGAAATCAAGAGCATCCTTAAATTCATCAATAGAACAAGATTCCATCCAGCTGGGAATCTGTTCCTCAGTCAGATAATACTCTGGTTCTACATCCTTATTAAGTAAATGATGAAGAATTTCATCATCGTTAATAAAGAGATAATTATAGATAAGCTCTTTTCCGCCGCCCATCATAGACAGAGAATCTAACTCATCAACCTTGATATGCTTAGTTTCATGGGGAGCGAACTCTCTGCGGACGCCCAATTCGGGGATATTATAAATAACAAAGCCTGCGCTCTTGTTAGTGACATTACACTGGTCTTTCATAATTAAAAACTCCTTTTTCTCAAATAATGAATTAAAGGGGATAGGGATATATCCCTATCCCCTCGAATAGTTTATTGAATTACGTCAAGCTTGCCCTGAAGCTGAGTATCAACGTAAGAGAAGATGTTGTTAGTCATCATAACACCAACGCCAACCTTGCGGTAGACCTGGATGTCACGAGACCAGTCATCATTGTCATTACGCTCACGAACGTGAGTAGTACCCTCGAAAGCAACCTTAACAGGCTTCTCGCCAGCGCCAGAAGGAATAACCCAAGCATAGCCAGGATCGATTACCTTACGGCTGTTGGTTTCATCCTCAAGAGTCTGAGGAAGAATTACAACACGAACACCCTTATAGTTAGCAAGATAACCGGTGTTCCAACGCTCGTTACGAATCTCGTCAGAAATCCAGCCCTCAGCAGGAACAATCTTTACTGCAAATTCACGAGTGCAGTAAATAGTAGGAGTGCCATAAGCACTTGCGGTAGTAACAAGACGGTCAAGACCAGTCTCATCGAAACCAGCAGCGCTTACACGGTTAGCAGCGGGAAGCTGATCAATTGCGCCCATAAGAGCCTGAGCGATCTCACGATAAATGAGTTCGTCCATGCCATCCATAATGATCTGAGTGAGTTCAGCGAAGTTCACACGACCGTCAAGGAACTCTTCGAAGCCAATCTGAGCGGCTCCGCCGATAGCACTGGTACCAACTTCGAAGCTCTCAGAACCGAGCTTGAAGGTCTCGTATACGCCGGCAAGACCGACACGAGTGATGAACTGCTTAGCGCGAGTCTTACCAGTTCTACGCTTAAAGACGGGGCGATCACCCTGAGCGAATGTCTGAATCTCAGCAAACTGACCATAAGCGTTGATCAGACGATTAGGAACGATATCGTCCATAGTCTGCTCCATGAGAGAGAATACCAAACGCTTATTCTGCTCATAAAGCTCTTCAGTACCAACGAGAGCGTTGAGTTCACTACGAAGAGTCTCGTTCATAGCGCTGTAAGAGAGATTCTCGTTATTATAAGAGAAGTTAGTAGAAGGAGTAGCATTAGCTACATTCTTCATTAACTGTAGTAAATTAGCCTTATCCATTATTTTAACCCTCCTTTATCAACCAATGCGCTGAACTTTAACGCCAGGCTGTAAGTCAGGCATGGTGTAAACCTTTACAACCACGAACTTAGGATCTTCGTCTCCGCCTGTTGCGGTTTTACCTTCATCCTTAGTTAGATAACCATCAGTATCAATTTTGAGCTGATCGCCAACACTTAGAGAGCCAGCTTCAGCCTTAATTGTATTAGTAGTCCAAATGTCGCCGTTAGGGACAGCGATAACACGAGGAACCATCTTAGTGCCATCTGGCATTAGCTGAGGATAGTTAAAAGTCTCAACTTCCTTCTTGAAAGCAGCGTTGCTACCCTCGCGGACAGCCTCACCAGTATAATCAAGAACGGTCTTAAGATCGGACTTAGTCTGACCGATTGGGCTATAGACACGAGCATTGTAGCGGTCCTTAATCATAGCGAAATCAGCATCAGTCTCGCGATCCTCATAAATCTTTACTTCATTGAAAACCATGCGCCATGGACCTGCACCATCAAAGTCACAGACACCCTTGGCATAATCGTATTTTACGAACTGGCCATTCTCAAGTAGCTCGATGCTTGCCGCTGCGGGAAGCTGAGCGTACACCTGGCCATTGCGCTTAGCGGACATATGGTTAGGTTCAACCTGGCCATATCCGTAAGTTACAAAAGTAGCGTTACCTAAACGCTTTGCACTCTTAGCCATATTATTTAATCCTCCTTATAGCTTTTTCGCGGTTTCGCGAACTGCCTTAATCCACTCTGGGACATTATCATCAGCGGGATTTTCAAGATTAAACAATCCCTTGGGCTGGTTATCGTCCTGTTCATTATTGTTATTAAGGTTAAAGTTGACCTTGTTGCGAACGCAGATAATAGACAGCTTCGCTTCAATGTCATCCAAAGAATAAGTATCAATATGCTCAACAACATCCTTCTTGTCGTCGTCGCTCAGCATATAGAAACCATCAATCATGCTCTGCTTTTCCTTGCGGTCCGCAGTCAGCTTGAACTCTCTGAGAGAAGTTACCTCTGTCTCAAGGTCGCTCTTCTCCTACTTAAGAGTCTCAAATTCGCCCTGAAGAGTCTCATACTTACCAAGTAACTCAGTATACTCAGTTACTTCATCAAGATTGTACTTCTTCTTAGGCTCTTCCTTGTTATTATCGGCAGGCTTGTTGTCGCCGTCCTTTGGCTTATTATCTTCTGGAGCAGGATTGCCTTTTGGATTCTTCTTGTTCTCGTCCTCAGGCTGCTTCTTTGCTTCGAAGTTAGGATCCTCGGGATTGCCGAGAGTCTTTTTATTCTCGTCCATAGTCTCGTGAGAGCCTCCTTTATTCAAAGTTTTCTGTAATTCAGTTAGCATAGAGAACATCGTAGTTCTAAGTTCTTCCATGTTCTCTAGGGAGAATTCAGTCTTGAATTGTGCGCCCTCAAAACATGGCTCAACTGATTCTCCGAGAATACAAAGTTTTTCAATCAATGCTTCATTGTAAATGAAAAATCTACTACCCGAATTATTATCTTTTGCCCAAAAACCTTTTTGAGTTTCTTTATTCAGTTCCATAGACTGATTGTTGCCATGCTCGAATAGTCGCTGAGATTCAGGGTAAGCGCTCGTCCAGATGTAACATTCAGTTACAAGATACTCACGCTCAACTCCTTCGTCATCAAACTTCTGGAACCAAACTTTCGCGTCCGTAGGGACGAAACCGTATGGTTTAGTGGTATCAAGAACCTCGATATTTCCGCCACCCCGCAGAGAAATCTCTTTGTTGTGTCCTTCAAAATCGTTTGTTGCTTGATTAAAATAGCCAACAACAGGAGAACCTGGCAGTTTTCTGCCCATCTCTGTTGCAACTTTCTTAGTGATAACAGTTCCGTTTCTGTTGGGATTTTGTCCTACATAGCAGACCTTCACCTAACACTTGCTGATTAAAGGAGATATTTCAGTCGCATTGATGAATTCCAATGTGTTAGCAATAGGAATACTAATATGCAAGTTCTATCCCTCCTTATGACATGCTTTCACGGTTAGCAATCGTTTTATCGCTCTTTTCCTCGTCGGACTTTTCCGGACGACCAGACTATTTCTGTTCCGTTACTTTTGTTGTGCTTGAACTTGTCTACTTATTCTAAGAGTTATTCTAATCATTCTAATCTTTTTTGACCACGCTTCCACTCATTGTGCTACTCATCATGGGCGGAATCATAATCTCAGATAGATGTAGAATCTCATTTTCGAATGTTAAAGTAGCCAGAATACTAGATTGAGAATGACCAAGAGCAATTTGTGGCAACATCTTAGGATAGCCCATTTGCGCGTGTTCTTTATACAACTTAGCTAGTTCTTTATAGTTAAATTGCGTTGTTTCTAGCATGGATACTCTAAACTCGTAATGACCCTTGCGATTAAATTTTTCCACTATCTTATTCAACAAATTAGCAAACTGTAAAGGCAGTTCTCTAATACTAGCTTCATCTGTTAAAATAGCATTAGTTACAGCTAAGTTGCCGTCCGCATTGAATAAGTTACGAGAAATACCAGCATTATTAAACACAGTACGCTCAACTTTTTCAAGGTCATCTGTCGTAGTATTGGAATTACTATCCTTGGTATCAATCTTCTCAATATCAGCAAAAGTAGTAAGCACATCCACACCGACCGCGCGCTTAAGCATCGCGACCGCATTGTTATGGATATCTCTTGCTTCATCTACATCGAAGATTAAGTCACCATTCTTATCAAGTGGTAATTTCTGGATAATAATTTTTAATAGCTGTTGCATTGTCTTCTATCTATCTAGCTCTTGAGCTTGGTCAAGGTCAATGATAGAGGGAATAACTCCAACAAGAGGTGGAAAACAACTATCATTCAATCCCAGCTTCACCGAAACTGCGGGGTCGAGAGGATACCAGCAACTTAAGTCTCCTGGATAATCCCCCTTAAGCTTGCCTTGTTTATATAAGACATAGCCTTGCTAAACATCCTTGGGGAATGTTTTTAGAATTGCCATTCTCTATTGAATATTAGAGAAATAGGCGTCAAAGAACTAAAGATTTAGTTCTACGATTGGATCAACTCCAGAGTAGTAGCGATTACGACAATATGAAGCGGGAAGTTTTTGGATACCAAATCTATCCCCGAAATCTACGAAGATGCCATAGTAGACACCATCTTTCATAATATCGAGAGCAATATTTCCGCATAGTCGCTTAACGTCAGATCTATCAAGGTACAGTAGTACCTTTGAGAAGTCACCAAGAATCTTATTTTCTTTTTCCTTAGATACATCTGTAAAGTAAGGAGTTACATACCAGTCATATCTATAAAGAGTAGCTAAGTATTTACACAATCTGTAATAAATACCGCTAGACTCAAAGAAATATTCAGAAATCTCTCTTAGTGTCTTGTAATCATGTCGGTAAATAGCATTGAGAACAAAGCCCTTATCGCCGTAGTTTGGGTTGACCTTCTTGTAAGTGCCAAGATTTACGAGTGCATTATCCACGGTACGAATGCCCACCCGCATTTTAGCATAATCACGTGGAGCCATATCTTCTTCGCCCATTAGATTAAAACCTTTATCTCGTATATCTTGTTGTCTGCGCTTAAGCAAGGTTTGTCACCTCCTTAATACCCGGCCTTCTGCATTATATAGTCATACGTTAATATATTTTCATCCGTATATGGAATTTCTATTAAAGTAAGACCTTTCAATGCGCAGAATCTCCTCTTTTGATTATCATTATATTTCTATTGATACAATCCTCTATTGCCGCCAAATTTACTGACTGCTTGATAATGCTATTTTCCTTGATACTCAATCAAGAAATCTAGATTGCCATCGTCATCAAAAACGGCAAAGTCAAAACGTAGAGGACGTCCACTAGGGGCTTTCAATCCCGCGAATTCATACTCTTCTTTAAAGTTAATATCATTCGCCTCTAGGATCTCATGTATCTTAATTTCTCCTCTTGATGCTCGCATAGATTAAATCACATCCTCTATCTATTATTAAAAAATCTAATAGGGCTATTATTTAACTATGCCCACTTAACTAATAAACATAAAATCAGCGAAGCGACCTTTCTTTCTCTTGCGCTTACTATCTTCTTCTTGCTTGATATAATATAGACCGTATTCAAAAGCTGAGAATTTATCCTTTGTAATAGATTTATTAGCTTGCTTCAAGATAATATTAACACCTTCATTTTCCTCACGCAAATTCAACATTTCATCTCGCAGGATAGAAGTATAAGTGAAAGGTTGTAAATATGCCGCTCTCTCTTCTGGTTTCATTGCTTGACCCTTTTTAGTTCCTAACAACTTGTTCTTCGCAATTCTTTCGTCAATTAAGAATTTCACCTTGCCAGCCCGCATTTGCGTCTATGCATTGCTGTGAGCTTCGGTGTTAATTGGCGCATTAGCTTTAATCTCATAAATAGCATCATATTCCGTTCTATCAGTTCTATACTTCTTATACTCTCCATCATCATCATTCTATACGCCAAAATCAGGGAAAAAATCATCTGTCTCAGGGTCAACTTGAGACTTAACCATATAGTCCATTAGACCGGCACCCAAACCATTACCGTCGATAACAACAGTTTTAGCCTTGAACTAATAATATAACTTTTTAATTTTAATTGCCTAATCTTCAAAGTGTTCGTCATCCATTGTAAACATATTAACTAATGACTTAATTGCAGGCCCCTAGGACTGCGGTGTAACTTTGAAAACACAAATTACACTTTGACATTTTTTACGTCCAACGTCCACAGACAAGACATAATAAGCTCTATCAGAAGAGCGACCAGAAGCTTCATACTCTGGTTGTTGTAATTTACGATTACGGTCAAATACTTCTCCATTGAAGAATGCATCCTCAACAGTACCACTCCAACGAGATTCATACTCACGATCAAAAGAAGCCTCATTGAAGGTACCATCCTGCTTTAGCTCTTGAACGAAGTTTTTGCTTTGTAGGCCAACTAATACAGGAATGCGCCAAGTGCCGCCCATAACAATTGCTTTCTCTGGATCAAGAACCATACGAATCAAGAGCTGAATCAACTTATTGTACGGGAAAGTATTCTTCCAGCCTGCGGTGGTGACATAGATTTGACTCTTATTCAAGGTTTCTGCTTCTTGAACCGTACCATCCATGCACTCACGGTCAATGTTCATTAGAGGAATAAGAACTTCGTTTAAGATAGTGCCATCGACACCAACACATTCCTCAATTAGGCCACCATGACGACGCTTACCACGAGAACTCTCTCTTGCAGCAACGTTATCAAAGTAAGAACCATTCTTAAAGATATACTTACAATAGTCTTTGCCTTCTTGAGTCTTACCTCTTCGCCAGTCAATCTCTCTTTCAAACGCAGGAATCTTCTAACAAATTTCCTAAACCTTTTCTTTAGCAATGCCAGCAGCCTGTTCCTTACCACCAGAAGTAACGAACAATTTACTTCTCGGATATAGAATACATCTACACATTAGCACCATAATAGATAAGAAAGACTTAGAATAAGCACGCGGGAATACCATGTATACATACTTGTAGCGCATGGCAGCCCGCAAGAATACTCTTTGATAGAAGAAGAAGTTTAACTCCTTCTTACGAGTAGGATCTCCGCCAGTTTGAAGGAAATCGACGAAGATATCAGGATATTCTCTCCAAAAAGCAATATATTGGCGTGCCGCAGGAATGATTGCCCCCACGCGTTCTTCAGACAAACCAATCTTCTTATTTTTATTGGAGAGGTTTAATAAATCAGCTAATGCCATTTACTCCACCTCCCGCAGATATTCCTTATCCTTCTCAGCTTCCTATTGTTTCATTTCTTCAAATTCTTCATAGTCAGCATCAGTCAATACTTTATCTTCTGGATAATCGTAAATCTCATTATCTTCTTCATCGCCGCCATCAACGTCAATCTTAGCTTCTCTTTCCTTATCCTGAGCAATAGCTCTAACAGATGCATCAATCATGTTACCAAGATTCATTTCTTCTGTAACAAGAGAGTAAGTGTAATGTTGAAGGTCTTGTAAAACTTTATCTACCTTATCCATCGGTCCATCGGTGTAATAACGAGGAATAAATCCTTCGCGCTCACAAATTGTAACTAATTCACCAATAGAATCTACAAACTCGCCAGATTCAGCTTTATTCTGCGCGGCTGTGAGTTTAGCGCTCTTCATTAAGCTATCATACATCTTGATCATCTTCTGCGCACCATCGACATCGCCGCAATCTAGAAGCTAATTAGATTTCAAGGAAGTCTTACAAATCATGATAAGGGTATCTTTCATGCCAGCACCTTGAATATCATATGAAGCCATCATATCATTATATAATTGCTCCAACCGCACCCATTCCTCTGGGCGATATCCTCGACCCCACTTAAGTCTCAACATTACTTTATCTTCCTCAGTAAGTTCATCTGAGAAGTCATCATCGGCTTCTGAAGGATCATAATATTCAGGAGTACCTACAGCTTCTTGTGGCTCAGTTAAAATTTTGGGCTTAGGAGGAGTTCTGTCTGTCGCAAGCTCAGTCTCAATCTCTTCACCAGTCATACCTTGCGCTTTCATTTGATTAATCTTGCGCATACGCTGCTCTTCTTCAAGAGATTCTGTATCTGCCCAAGAATACTGGCTCCATTGCTTCAATTTCATCTTCGATAGATAACGGCCAATAATAGTTAGTCCAGTTACCTTCTTTGGGTCTTTACCATATTTCTCCAGTAAAACATCCCATTCTTCTTTAATATAAGGCACATCAATTTCTTGTAAAATCCATTTATACGTTTCTGGATCCCAGTTATCGACGTGCATGGTTAAACATTTCTTGCAAATATCCATCTTTCCATTTGGTGGATATTTTTCTACGTTCTTAGAAGTGTAGAATTCACTATCATTCATAGTCTTTCCGCACTTCTTGCAAAAATGCTGTCCAGCCATACGAATCAACCTCTTTTCTTATTACGGCATTTCTTACAAATAGAATACCAATTATCTTTACTTGTCTTATTCTTTGAAAAGAAAAGATTGTTCGCTGGCTTAATCTGTCCACATTTAGAACATTTTTTCATTGGGTAACCGCGTTTAGTGTACTCCCAAATTAAGAAATCTTCTTTAGCCTATTCCGCAATTACCTTCGGAATCTTATTGCGCCACAGACTAGAAATATATTCTACACTATAGGTTTGATGAAATTCTTCATCAAGTAACTTTTGAATCTCGCTATTCGGTTTACCATCAATCTTCCACTCAACAATTCTATCATAAATAGGATAATCAGCAAGAGCCTTAGTACATAAGTTATCAAAATCTTGCATTAAATACCAAGTATCTCCCTCAAACTAATCCCAACTATCTTCCTTGAGCTTAGAATAATTACATAAAATAGCAGATACTACTTTAATATCCATTAATGAAATGCCATCTACAACGATTTCAGAACCATCTAAATAACTCTTATCATCAAGAGGTAGTGATGTTCTAGCAGATCTCGTTAATCGACATGGAATAATTGGCTTCTAATAAGCCTATTTAATAATATATTGGTCTTTCCGCATCTCAATTAACGCTTTCTTCATCATAAAAGCAGTCTTACCAGAGGCGTGCTTCGCTGCTGCTTCCCAAGCGTTTATAGTATCTCGCAGTTGTTTCAAACAGGGGATTGTCTCTAAATCTTTATCTGTAATCGAAATCTTCGGTTGAAAAATTACATTCTTATTTTCATTAACTAAATTATAAATACCATCTTCGCCGTTCTCTAACTAACTAACAAGACCCTCGAAAGAACATTCTCTCTTGTTTACCGTAGTCATACGGTTATCTGTCAGTATATTGCGTTCTTTTCGCTCTTGCTTTTCCATGCAGAGAACAAGATAATTACCTAAAATTTCAAGATACGCGGGACTAATATCCGGCGTTTCCGCAATTATCTTTTCAACTAGCGCTTTACGCTCTTCTGGAGACTCTAGAGTATAATCTAATTTAATCACACTTGCCATCTCCTTTATGCTTATATAATAACAAAAAAAAACTGGTATGTCAAATCTATTTGACCAAATTAAATTATTTTGTTATAATAATAATAGAAAAATAATAAAGGAAGTATTTCTTATGAACTTTTGCGACATTCCAGCTGAAGCGTTTCCTAAAGGCGCATAGTTCTATCATAATGTAACCGTAATAGTATTTTCTATTGCTGAAGATATATGGGACGAAGATTTTGACTCTATTTGGTATCTTGACTAGTTAACCGCACCAGAATCAAAAGCAATCCTATTCTTCAAAGAAGAAAGAGAAATTATCAACGATGCTGATGTAGATGCTTTCTATGATTGCGATGATGAACAAGAGTGCGATTGGTTACTAGATTATTATGAGAATTGCATAGTCGAAGTAGATCCAGATGGAACGGTTTCATGGTATGAAGGAGAATTTTAATGAATCAAATTAACATAAAAGAATATTTTAAAACAGAGAAGGAGAAATTGCGGCTGGCCGTTATTGAGCATGATTATGAGCCTCCTTCTCTTACGATTGTAGATGCTACAGATGGCGACGTCGGCAATCAGATTTATATTAAAAAGAAGATTGAAGATTTTGAATCTGTGGGGTGGCCTGTGAAGGTTGTTAGACCGAAAGATAAGTTTGATTTACGTTATCTATTAACCTATGATGGTCTTGAGACAGATTGCGTAATTGTCCAAATGCCAACGGCAGAAAGATTTGATTTCGACATTGAAGATATTCCATCGTACTTTGATTGTGATGGTTTGACTAAGAACGCTCTTGTTCTTCCCGCCACTGTTCGAGGTATTATTGATTATCTTGATGATTGTGGTTTTGATTATACAGGTAAAACTGCTGTTGTTCTTGGCAGAAGCGATATCGTCGGTAAACCTATGGCGAAAGCTCTACTGAATAGGGATATGACAGTCTCGATTTGCCATAGTAAAACAAGCTACGGAGATAAAGAGTATCTTCTTCACAACGCAGACCTAGTAATCTGTGCTACCGGACAACCGCAGTCTATTTATAGAGAACAATGCGAATCTGCTATTGTTGTTGATGTCGGAATTAGTCGACTTAATGGCAAGATCGTTGGAGATTTCGTAGAAGATGAAAATAACATCGTTGGAGAAGCTTGGTCTACTCCAGTTCCAGGTGGTGTTGGTCTATTGACAAGATTGGGGCTGATGAAAAATTGTCTAGATCTCAAAGTATTATAATTGGTAATATAGGAGCAACTATTTTAGACCTAGAAACAGAATTTGAACGAGCGAAAATTATGAGATATCCTCTTGGTGATTGGTTGCATAATAAAATTTCTCGTCAAGAGTATAAAGAAAAAATGGCTATTTATCGAAATAAACAATCTCAATATGTAGCCAAAAGGCTCTTTGAAATCTATGGATTTGAAATCGCTCAAAAGTATAAGTCAAATTATGTGCAAGATTTTATTCCCTGCATGGGAGCAGATGGGCAATGTAATCTATATTGCAAGAAGTTTGGAAAGTGCCAAGAATAAAAGTTTACACACTATATTTGAAAAATAGGGCAGAACCAATATCCAGTTCTGCCCAACATCATTTCATTTTAAGGAGGCCGCAATAAAAGTGGAAAAGCATTTCAAGCAATTGATTATCGCAAGACGTGATTTGAATATGTCACCTGGGAAGCTGGCAGTACAAGTATCTCATGCATCATCTGCCTTCCTCATCGAGATGATTAGAGACTCTTGGCCTGGGAAAGCGCAAGGATTCTATCAGGTGAATTATAGACTGGACGAGGATATTTACGACAATTGGATTAACGACGGAGTAACCAAGGTAGTATGTGGCGCCCGCAATAGAGGAAGGTTAGAAAAAGCCATTGAAAAGGCTAAAGAGTTAGGCATGATTGAAGGTGTTGATTACTTTCCTATTGTTGATGCTTGCAGAACTGAGCTAACTCCAGAGTCTCCGCAAGGGACTTTGACGTGTGTAGGATTTAGACCTATGGAGGCAGAGAAGATTGATGAAATTGGGAAAGATTTTCATTTGTATTAACATCTTAGTTCTTTCTCTTTTGATGTTGACTGGATGTACGGAGAAATGGCCTAGAATTATTTATCAAAATACTAGTTACAGATTTGACGAGTATAATCGTACTATTGTTTTAGATGATGGCTATGTATTAGATGGTGGCCATAGCTATGACATTGTGGAAACCGAGGATGGTTATGACCTTATTCTTCATTTTGTGGAGGAACAGCCATGAAAAGAATTATTAAAAATAACTATTAGCCAAATATTTGCAAGAGTGTATTTGAATTTAATCCGGAGTTTAACTTAGAGGCAGAAAAATTTTCGGTATATAGGAATGGAGAGGTTTATATCGAACGATAGATTAGCTGCCCATGTTGCACGAGGATGCTTAGGATAGAGGGTACGTATCCTTATCATATAAGAAAACCGTAATCTGAAATCAAAAATGGTTTTCGAGATTTTTATGGCGTGGGAGAACGAGTTTGTGAAAATTTTCACGCTTTTTCCCGAAATACACGCCCCCGTACTGTCGCACTTCATCACGCTAAAGCACTACAGTTGAACAGCCACCCCTACTTTAGTTAGCTAAAGCGTCTGTCGCTATTATTATGTATCGCGCGCGCGTAAAGAGGAATTGGTCAAAATGCACAACCGGATCGGCACTCACTTGTGCAAATTGACGAAACGCAAAAACTTGCAAAAAAGTTGTTGACAAGCAAGCAAGGCGGTGCTATCATGTAGTCACAGGCAAGGGAAACACACAAAACGCCTTGCCAAACACACCGAAAAAAAATAAAAAAAGTCTTGACAAGCAAGACAAGGTGTGGTAAACTAAAGACAATCCAAGAGGGAACACAAAAACAGTCAATCAAAAGAAAGTGAGTGTATCAAAATGACAAAAGTAGAAATGGCTCGTACTCTCCAGCGTATCCGCAAAGTGCAGAACGACATGGACGCCCTCAAGCGTGAGTTGGACGAACTCAAAGACACCGTAAAGGCGGAAATGGTAGCGACTGGCGAACACAAGGTAGAGGCTGGCGGCTGTATCGCCGCCTATCAGGAAGTCACCAGCAACCGCTTTAATAGCTCTGCGCTAAAGGCAGAGGACAAGACTACCTATGACAAGTATGTGGTAGCCAGCACCACCGCAAGACTGACCGTGAAGTGAGTAGCAACCACCATAGAGCCGCTCGTGAGAGCGGGCAGCTCTAACCTTAGAACAAAAGAAAGAGGTATTATTATGGAGTTCATCAAGTATTTCACTAACCCGCAGTTCGATAACGCCAAGTTCGCAGATATGCTGCGCCTGAAAATGAATGTGCGTGCCAAGGCAGTAGAGGATGGTGTCATCCTTGACCGTGATGCTTTTAACGCTATGAGTGCCGCTCTCATGCCTAACTGGGCATGGCTGAATAAGCAGAGTATCAATAGTCCTCTGCATACCAGACCCGCAGACCCGGCGGAATGGCCAGAGCTGGCCCATGCCTATCGCTACTTGCTTGCCATAGTGTTCGATGACAAGGACGCTTGCCAGCTTGAGCAGGCAGACGGGCTTGAGTACATCAGCGAACAGGCAGACATGGTTGCTGGCTATTGGCGTAAAGAGGACGGCTTCTATGGTGTGGCTGTCATTGATAACGACACTGGCGAAATCATGCACATGGCAGACTAAGACATAACGGGCGCTCTGCGGGAGCGTGGAGCGCCCAACCCGCAAACAAAAGAAGGGAGTATTATTATGACTTATAACGAATTTCTGAGCCGCTTCTGCGGTTGCCACGAGGATGAGGTCGGCAATCGACCCTGTGATAACGGCTGTATGTGCGACAAGTGCATGACGCCAGAGCTTGAAAAACTGTGGAAAGAGGTGCGGGATAATGCGTAAAGTAGCAAAGGTGACGCTATACAGCGTATGTCTGGCAGTCCTGTTGTGGTTTTTCCTCTCATGGCTTGACATAGTGGCGGATAACTGCGAACCTAATCCGCACCACAGTCCGTATAATGTCTTTGTCCTTATGACGCAACAAGAGGAAAAGACAGAAGAGCCTACCGCAATAGAGGGAACTTGCGGAAGCCCGCTTACCGATCAGACAAGGCTGGCAACCGCAGTCATAACCAACATTGACGGTAACACGCTTACTCTTGTTACGCTTGAGGATGGCGAGGAATGGACAGTCGAAGTCGGATATGGCGAGAACTTCTCAACAGATGACTACCTGTGCGTATTCTTCGATAACATGGGAACTGACTCAATCTATGATGACGAGGTCGCCAAACTCTGGAAAGAGGTCTGGTAAATATAGGGTGGAGAAATCCACCCTATATTTTTGTGCATTTTTCATAAAGACATTTTCGCCTTAAGTCGCCAGCGCGCTGGCGACCGCGGCGCGCCGAGTTTTGCATTTGTGCAAGTTGCACAAATTTGGAAGCGAAATTTTGGTATAGGCAAGTTGCACAATCAATCCCGAAATCTTTGTGCAATTTGACAGTTGACAATCTCTTGTACCTATGGTACAATAGTATCATCAAAAGAAAGGAAGTGCTCCAACATGGCTAATCGCATTGGATTTACTGACACCCTCACTGGCAAGGAGACTGTTTGCGGGACTTGGGCAAAAACGACTCTCGCTGTTGTTCATCTTTCTGCTTCGCATAATGACTGGGCAAGATTTCTTCCATTCTGCAATGGCTGGAATCTTGACTACCCGCAGAAAGATGAATGTCCGATTGAGTATCGAGCAAGAATGATTGATATGGCTATCGGTCTCCAGCTCATTTGAGCTGGAGACCCGGAGAAAGGATTTGAAATTATGTTACCGAGAAGACATTGCGTATACGATATTACCACCGGCGAGATCCTCTGCTGTGATCGCGGAAATCATCTCAAGCGTTCAGTTGCCCTGACTAAGAGAGTCAATAAGGAAATGTTTGGAGTGGCCGGGCAATGGCGGTTCTGCCACGACTTCGGCGAGAAGTGGAATAAGAAAGGGGTGCCTACCAGATGAAAAACTACCTGTTTTATGACGAAGAAACCGGCGAGCATTTCTTCGTTCAAGAGGTCAACCTGTGGAAAGCTAACCAGACTGCGCATCTCTTCTTTCAGCGCCCCTTTTACAAGTGTTCCATGAGCGACGCAGAGGCTGAAATGTACGGATACGATACCTACTAAGAGAAAGCCGGTGATGAACCGGCTTTCTTTACTTTTGGTAAAATTTTTGATATAATAATTATAGAAGAAATGAGAAAGGAGAATTTTCTAATGACGCTAGAAGTGCTGAAAGCGCTGGCTGTCATTCTGGAGTTCTGCATGAACCAAGATTCTTGCAAGAACTGCCCAATGGCCCAGTTCTGTTAAAAGATGCCATGTGAGTGGTAATCTAATTCCTTTCGGCAAAATGCCGCGGCTCCCGTCTGGAGTCGAATTTTCGCACAAGCTAGGTCTATAGAAATAAAAAACCAAAATGGCTGAATCTACTTACTCTAGAAAATTGGACGCAATGGGAAGAATTATGATTCCTGTCCGACTTCGTGATCAGCTCGGACTTATTACAGGCCGAGAGTATTCATTCGAGGTTCGTTAGATCGATGGCCGCAATTACATTTGTATTGATTGTGGTTTGAATACTGAATTGGAAGAAGCTATGAAACTTGTCCAAAATGCTGGACTAAAAGTTGTTCAAAATGACGATTGACAAACCATGCTTTCTATGGTATACTTAAACCATCAAAAGAAAGAAGGTTTGATGTTATGTATGAGTATGAAGTCTTGTTAAAGAACGGCGAGCGCACTTTCATCTGGGGTCGCGATTACGACGATGCTCTCTGCCGGCATCCAGAAACTGCAAAGGAAATTGAAGCAGTCCTATTTCAAGAGTATATTGATTGACCTCCCATTGGGAGGTCTCTTTTTCTCTCGGCTGGCCGTGCGCGAACGCCGCGGCCAGTTTTTCGTGTCAATGGGCAATTTGCACAATTTTCTATACGCATTTTTGGTGAATTTGACGAAAGAAATTTTCCCAAAACTTCTTGACTTCCTATGTAGGCTATGGTATACTTGTATCATCAAAAGAGAGGAGCGAACACCCGATGGTTGCAATTATTATTTTGACTGCCCTGTTGTCTTTCCAATTTGTTTCTGCTATTGAGCGGGACTGCATGGGGCTGGGGCTTATGTTCGGCGTTGAGATTATCCTTTTCGCCTACATTATGAGCAACTGCGGGCTGTAACCTTGTCGGAGTTTTCATCGTGAAGTATGGAGAAGTTAAAGCGAGAAAAGACAAACTTTGGAAAGTGGAATTGACCGTTCCCACCAAGTACAAAGACTCTATTGATGAATTAGGCGTTCCCCATTCTTACATTGAATTAAGCGACAAACACACCCTTTTCAATTTCTACTGCGCTACACAGACCGAAAGCGCAAAAGTCAAAGCGATTGCCAACCAGTACGAAGCAAAATATTTTGTTGCGGAAAGCAAAAATCTTTAAGAAAGGGGTTGACAAACAACAAGGTTTGTGATATACTTTAGGTACACTAAAAGAAAGGGCTGAATAGAATGAAAGTTAAAGTTGTTATTACAAAAGAGCAAGAAATGGAAATTGAAAATTCCGCGTCTCTTGCTGTACTCCATAAGTGGTGGAAAACACATCCTGCAACAGATTGGAAAGACTGTCCAAACGAGTTAGTTAAAAAGGCAATTAAAGAAGTCGAAGAAGCTACTGGGCTGCCTTTTGGGTGCGATGATGTTCCCGAAACTATCAGCGCAGTTCTTACTGGAAATAACGATGCCATTTTAGAATGGTAAATCAGAATTTCTAAAAAAGGTATTGACAAGATGAAAGTCTTGTGATACAATATAATTGTCAAGAGGAGAGAAGCGTTGTACACTTGCTTGTCGAGATAAGACTTCTCACAAAAATTTATAAAACCTCTTGACAAACCCCTAAAACTATGATACAATAAAATTGTTCCAAGGGAACAAAAAACAAGGAAAGAGGTACTTAGTTATGATGACCGAAAAGAACAAGATGGAATGCGATGACCTGCTGAAAACCCATGAGATGACGCAGAAGCTCCTCGATGCCAATACCGCGGACGCCGCTATGCTGGCAACCCTTGTCCAGATGGCCCGCGGAGGGAAAGACGAGATGGCAATGTATATGCTCCACAATCTCAAGCCCTACGCTATTGAAATCGCAGAGGGCGGCAAGGAAAAGAGTGAGCCGGAAATCGACATTGACGCACTGCTCAGCGCCCTGTTCGGCTAAGCAACAGAAACTCGGTGGAGAAATCCACCGAGTTTTTTTGTGCAATTTTCACAAATCCTTCTTGGGCGGTCCGCGCGCGCTCGGCGCGGACCGAGTTTTTGTCAATATACAAGTTGCACAAATTTCTCGATCAATCTTTGTGCAATCTGACGATTGATAGCTTTCCCGAAAAGTGCTATACTGTTTACAGAAGTTAAGGGAAACGCCCTTTGAACCTTGAAAAAAAGATTTTGAAAAAATCGAAAAAAACTCTTGACAGCAAGCGCAAAGTGTGCTATACTAAGTACAGAAGTTGAGGGAACGATGGTAAACCTCAATCAATAGAAAGGATTTGACAAGATGGAAAAAATTGATAAGCGCAAGCACTATGTTTTGGTACTTGATACCGAAACCGCCAATACTATCCAAGACGGCGATAGTCTGGATATGTCCAATGTCCTTGTATATGACTGCGGTTGGGCGGTTGTAGATACCAAGGGCAATATCTACGAAACCGCAAGTTATGTCAACCGTGACATTTTCTGCGAGGAGCGCGACCTTATGCGGACTGCTTACTATAATTGGAAAATTCCCCGCTATGTCGAGGAACTGCGGGCAGGTAGCCGAAAGATGGCAAGCACCTACGAAATCCGCAAGGCTATGTTGGACACTATCGAGAAGTGGGGCATTAAAGAGGTAGCTGCCCATAACGCCCGCTTTGACTATAACGCTTTGAATATAACACAGCGTTACACCACCGCAAGCCGTTTCCGGTACTGGTTTCCATTCGACAGTGTGGAAATCTGGGACACCATGAAAATGGCACAAGATGTTATCTGTAAAATGCCCACCTATAAGGCGTTCTGTCAAGAGAACGGCTATGTGCTGAAAAATGGTGCTTGCCGTAAGACCGCCGAAATCCTGTGGCGCTTTATCTCCGGTAATAACGAGTTTGAAGAAAGCCACACCGGACTGGAAGATGTGCTGATTGAAGCGGAGATTATGTTCTATTGCTTCCGACAGCATAAGCCCATGCGGAAAGCCCTCTTTGAGAACAAGAGAGAATATCCGCCTATGACTGATTTTCAGCGTCAGATGATGGCAAGCCTGCGGGAAGTCCCTGTTTTAGGGGTGGGGCGATAAGCCCCGCCCCATAGGAAAGGAAGTGAAAAGATGACTATATATCTTGACTGTGACGGCACATGGATTGACCTGTACGGCATAGAAAACTGGCTTGATTATCTGCTTGCGGAAGATATTTACCCCTACGCAAACGCCAAGCCCCTTGTAAATCTTTCCCTGCTGGCAAGGACAATTCACGAACTGCAAAGAAAAGGCGTCAAGGTCGGTATCATTAGTTGGCTAAGTAAGGGAGGCTCTGAGGCATACAACGCCGCAGTTGATATAACAAAACGCAAGTGGTTCAAGCGCCACATTCCGAGCGTGACTTTTGATGAAGTCCACATTGTAAAGTACGGCACACCAAAAAGCTCTTGTGCCACGCAAGCGAACGCGATTCTTTTCGACGATGAAGAAAAGAACCGCAACGAGTGGAAAGGAATTGCGTTCGACGAAAAAGATTTGATTAAAAACCTGCGGGCAATCCTCTCCGCTCTTGATTGAGCGGAGAGGTAGAAAGGGGAAATAATGACAAAAACTGTATGGCTTGAGTTTCTGAACGACGATAGCAAAGCAGATGCAATCGCTGTTATTAAGCGCATGGGATGGAACATTGACGCTGAACATTTGACGGATGACGGCGGACATCTGGTAACATTTCCCGACAAGGACGAAAATCTATTCGAGTTTTTGGATATGTGCTGGAGCTAAGAGGGGCAACGCCCCTCTTTTTTTCGTCAAAATGCACAATGCCCTCTTCGACGGCCCGCTGGCGCACGCAGCGGGCCGAATTTTCATTATACACCACCGCCAGCAAAAAGTCAATCGGCAAACTGCACAAAAAATTATGCCTCGGATCTCCCGAAATTGTGCAACTTTTCAGCAAAAAGTTCTTGACTTCCGGCGCCGGCGGTGGTATACTGTTTACAGAAGTTAAGAGAGGGACGCCGAAAGGCTTCCAAAAAGATTTTGAAAAAAATCGAAAAAACCTCTTGACAAACTCCGCAAGGCATGATATAATAGGTACAGAAGTTAAGGGAAAGCGGTTCTTGAAACGGCGAAAAGCGACAGTCAAGAAACTTCCAAAAAAAACTTCAAAAAACCTCTTGACAAGCCAAGCGAAAAGTGCTATAATGAAAGCACAAGGAAACCCAATGCACCTTGAAAAGTCAACATCCCACTTCGGTATCAAACTTCCGAAAGTTTGAAAAGAAGTTCAAAAAACCTCTTGACAAACCGCCGAAAGTATGATATAATAAAATCACAAAAGGACAAGGACAGTCCTAAACACCAGAAAGGATTTGAATATGGAAAAGACCAACAAGACTCGTATCACCAAGGCTATGCGTTTCGAGGACATTAAAGCTATGCTGAACGGTCAGCCCGTGACTTACGGCACGACCACCGAGGACGCCGTGGACTTCATCGAGCATGAGGTGGCTCTGCTCGCCAAGAAGAACAGCGGTGAGAACAAGAAGCAGACCAAGACCCAGCAGGAGAACGAGGGCTATAAAGCGCTCATCCTGGAGTTCCTCGCCACTCTGTCTGATACTTCGGCTGGTGTGACCTGCACCGAGATTATCAAGGGCGTAGCGGAGTTCGAGGGCTTCAGCACTCAGAAGATTTCCCCTCTGGTGCGTCAGCTCATGGCGGCTGATAAGGTCATTAAGACCGAGGTCAAGGGCAAGGCTCTGTTCCGTCTCGCCTAAGCCCCATAGGGGAGAGGGGTAAAACCCTCTCCCCGCCAAAAGAAAGGAAGTGGTTATTATCGCCCAGCGAGTAACAGACGCTGAACGCCTTGAGCGTATCAAGCGAGTGTTTCCAGACGAGAAAGAAGCGCAAGATATTCTCGCCTATGATAAGGCAGTAGAAGCAGGCGAAAAAACGGAATATGACCTGCCGCCGGATAAGCTGAAAGCCGCACAAAAGTATGCCCATGCAGGAACGCGGAAAGCGCCCACGGCGTACAAGTTCACCAAGCGAGAACGCAAGCCTAACGCAACTAAGGGGGGCATTATTGCGGAGCTTGCGGAGTTCATGGAACACAACAGTAACTTTGATGTTTCTAACCTTGCCATCACGAACAAGGAAAGACAGATTTCCTTTATGGTAGGCGGTGAAACTTTCGAGTTGACGCTTGTGCAAAAGCGCAAGCCGAAAAGCTAATAAGGATAGGGGCGGATAACCCCTATCCGCCCTTCCAGAAAGAGGGGAAAGCATACGACAAAGCGACCTAAAGAGTTTTTATATGTCGGTCATTATATCGACAGGGACGGCAATTTCATTCTCAAGGTAGGCACTACAAATGACCTTGAGCGCCGCCGCAAGGAACACAACCGCAACTATAAGAAAAGCCCTAACTACACCATGCCGCCCGGCGGTGAGTTCGTCTATGACTTTTCGCTTCCTCTCTCCAAGTATAACACTTTGAGATATGAGGACAAGACCCGCCAAAGATGGCAGGACGAGGGCATAGGCGAGTTTGTCAGAAATGACAGATTTTATTGCAAAAAGAAGCCCAAAACCGTCAAAGTGACGATACGCAAAACCTACGAAATCCGGCTCGATTGAGCCGGATTTTTTGTGCATTTTTACCAAAGACATTTTCACCAAAAATCAAACGAAATTTTTGTATAAATTGCCTATTGACAACCGGACGGAAATATGGTATAATGGCGGGCCGGTCGCGGGCGACTCGGCCCGAGTTTTACCGATCGGAAGCATATGCAAAATTTTTGTTCAATCTAGCCGACTTTCATATGGCTTCTCGTTTTCCCGAAAGTTTGACATTCTAGTCCAATTTTATTTTCATTCCACCATTGACTCATATTTCTAATTTCATTTGGCATATAGCCCACTCCACTTCCGTGTAGCTAACAAAATTTTAGTTGCTCATAGCGAACCTCCTGCGTTGCCGATCGGGTCCAGTTCATTGTATCAAAACAAGAGGAAAACGATTAGAAACTAAATAAGAAGAGCGGAGACCCAGTTAATCCGATCGGGCCCGCAATTAAAAGCCCTCTCCTAGCTTCTGTTCCTCTTGATTTTTATAATAAAATATGTTATTATATTAAAAAAAGATATAAAAACACCTCGGTTCTAGCTTAAAATCACTAAAAACGAGACAAAATAGCGCAAAAATCTAAGCTTTTTGACTTAAAAATTAAGAAAACGCACTTTAAATCCATCAAGTAATCATATTTCCTACTTCAAATTCTCTGTAGCCAACTACATAAATGCTATTACCTAGCAAAAATCCATACCGGAGAGAAAATTTTTGGACTAATTTCCGATCGGGTTGGCATATATTAAAAAATATTATATAATATATATAGAAATTAAGAAAGGAATTGGTTCTTCCCGTAGAAGAACTATGGTGATAAAGCATGGATTTTGAAGCTATGATTCGAGATGCCCAGAAGAATGGACTGACTATTGATGACATCGCAAAGATGTTCTCTAAGACTCTTAACGCGGTCCAGCAGGAGGATCAAAAGAAGAAGGCAATCGTGGACGCCCGTACTGAACTGATCGAGCACATGAAGGACCAGTTTGAGACCGCTGTTTCTAAGGGTCACCTTGATTGCACTGACGCGGCTGCCCTGTATACTCTTACTATGGCAGAAAAGTATCCCGATTGGACTGCTGAAAATATCAAGGATTATTTCCAGATCATTAAGCTGAACGCGGAGACTACCGCGATTATGGTCGGTAAGGAACCAGATGAGCTCCTCCAGGCTCTCTTGGACAAGGTTGATAATCTCTTTGATGCCGTTCCTAAGAGCAAGAGTAAGGATAAGAGTGACAATGAAAAGATCGCTGATTTCCTGCGGGAGATCGGTCTATAAGAATAAGAGAGGGTTAATACCCTCTCTTTTTTATATATAAATCGCGGGAGCCAGGGTAGCGATCTCGGTGACTGGAAATTGAGAGGCCTAGCTAGGCCCGATCGGCACGCCACTCTCTCATTTTAGCCATTTCTTTATAATCCCGCACTATTCTTTATAATATTATGACTCTCTTTCTCCATAAAACTAAAGTTTTCTTCTTTGTCCTCTACCTTTAAAATCTAAAAGCTCTCCTCTTGCCAGTATAGGCTTAGAAGCAACTTCTGCATCTACTAGCTTCTTTATAAAACGCTCCTCTTCTTTTGTAAGAGATTTTAGATCGAAAATCTCCTAACCTTCCTAATTCATTTTTCTTCCTCCCATCTATCTTATGAACTCCATCCCTTAAGAGAATAAAAACTTTCCCATCTTCTCTAACAAAACAAGTTCCTAATTCCATATACTTCTCTGGATCATAATATTTCTCCATAAAAAGCTTCCTATCTCCTACGTGGAAACCTCTTACGAGATTGCCACTATGTAATGTTCTTTTAGGTTCCATAATCTTCCTCCTTCTTATTTGCGCGGCCGAAAGAGATTAAAATCTCGGAGAGCGAAGCTCGGAGAGATTTTAATCTCGTCCCGTTTGGCGAAGCCAAACTATATATTAATACGGTATCTAAAAAACGGACAACTATCAGAAATTTTTGGACAACTCACCTTAGTTTCACAGATCGGGTAGACGATCTACAACCCAATCAATTTGTATATTTGTTTTCTTCTCTTCGGTCTATACGTACTAAAAATCAAGCAACTGTAATCGTTTCAAAATCTCTAACGAATCCATTACTATTGCATTATTAGATGTTGTTGTTGTTGCTACCCCTATATACTCTTTCATCTATGCTACTGTAACCAGATATGGTTTCTCGTCCGCTGCTTTAAATCTACCAAATAAATACTAATAAATATCTATTACGTGCGGGCGCAATACATTAGTCAGAATTGATAAAGTCTTATATTGTAGAATATTCGCGCTTTCTTTATCAAACACAATTATCTTATAATATTTCTCATCTTCTACTAGAAAACCCTATTCTACTAACCAATGGAAATATTTAGCAATCGTCTTTCGCCCCATGACTTTATTACCTTGACTATCTGTCATCTCTCGTTCAATATTAGTAAACTAGCACTTCTTCTTCTCGATCTATCTATCTTGACTGTGTAGCGTAACCCGCTCAGAATTGCATTGAATCCAAGCAAATAATAAATCACAATAACTCTTATTACTCGTGATGTCCTTGCGGCATGGCATCTATCGAGTATCAATGGTTTTTACCATAAAGAAACTCCTCTCTTTACTGTTCTCATAATAACATAAAAATTCAGTTAAATCAATTAATTGATCCCAACCAGAAACTTTTGTCCAACTTATTAGAAAAAGTTGGACAACATAATAGAAAATTTTGGACACATCATTAGAAATTTTCGGACAAATCATTAGAAAAAAACGGACAAATATACCGTTAAGACCAATGTCTTAAAATTTGCCTGCGGCCTGGCAATTTTATCCCCAAATTTTTTGCCAACCCACATGAGAACTTCTTCGAAGTTCTCAATTACCGTCTTATCTTCGTGTTTTCCGTACTATTCCTTAACCTTACCGCCCTATTAGAAATTACTATAATTATATGTTATTATATTTATATAAAGAAAGGGGAGGAGAAAAGAAATGGTAAATACACTTGAACTGCGCGGCATTGGTGCTTACTCACCAGAGATTCAAACCTTTGTACGAGAGATCGAGCAATCTTTCCTGCAGGTGCTCAATAACTGCGTTCCCGCGGATCAGCAAGAGAAAGAAGCTATCCAGTTGCGGGATACGGTAGAGGGGATCGGCAACTGTCTCGAAATGCATTGCGCTCCCGGTGAAGTGTTTGGATGTTTTTCTTGTGGAGCTTTCAAGGAAGCTTATCACGCTTCTGACTCTATCGTAGTAAAGTTCTGCTCAACTGACAACGAAACTAAGAGAGAGCAGGCTCTTCTCGCTGCGGCGAAGGAAGCTAACATTCTGGAACTGTTCGTACCTACCTTTTTTCATCAGCTCCCTGTTAATCTGCCTGTCACTCAACTCGATGATACAAATTCTTCTCGATATACCTATGACTCCCACTATCATACATGGCGCCAGAACCCCGATATTGAAGCCTTCGAGTTAAATTATCTGGAGATTCAACCTATTGTTGTCCCTGCTTCTCATGTTGCTTATGAGAATATTGGCTGGGACGAACAAGGCGAGGTTATTCCAGGTATCTCCACGACTGTCGTGCGGCGTATTCCTACGCGTAATCTCACTTGGCTAAAGTCTATCGTCGAGAATTACGGCAAGGAGTTCTTCGAAAAGTTCGCTATCTTCTGTGACGATTGGCATATTTGGGATCTACATGAAGATAACATTGGGTTCTTGCGGACGCCCGAGGTCGAACTCCCCATCATCCTTGATTGGATGAGCGACTAATCAAAAGGAAGTGATATAATGTCAGATATTACCCTACATTACCCTAAAGCATACTTCGGTCAGTTACTGTTGGAATTTGGAGTAGCCATTGATAAAAAACAATATAAAAATCGTATCCCATACCAAACCTATCGTGCTTTAAAAGCTGCTCCTAAACTTAGTGTGATAGTATTTTTAGATGATGGAGAAATTATAATTCACGAATGCCTCAGCTCCGACATTTTGTATTCCACTAATTTACATGATGATGGTTTTGGCCAATTCTTATATGATACAGTAATCGCTACAAAAAAGTACAAGGAGAATGATACTATGAAAATGCCTACCATGAATTTCGATTTTGGTCCCTTCACTGAGCCTGGCGTTGTAGCTTTGAGTCCCTACGGCATCGCTGTCCGCAGCTCTAAGGGCGAATATCTCACTTACAACGCAGCAACCGGCGCAACTGTCGATGTTACCGGTTTCACTTTCGACTTCCAGAAGATGATTTATAAGATGCCTGCGGCTACCAAAGACCTGCGGGCTGGTGATATGGTGCTGCATCGTGGCAAGCCTATGTATGTCCAGTCTGTTGAGGAAGATGGTATCCACTGCATCGACATTCTGAACTCTGAAAATAAAGTTATCGTGCCTGTGACCAATATGTTCGGCTTCAATTTCGTGACCAAGGTCGTCTCCCTCATGAACTTCAACGCTGCACAGCCCTCTGCGGAGAACCCCTTCGGCAACCTGATGCCGTTTATGATGATGTCCTCTGTCATGGGTGATGATTCTGACAACGACTTCAGCAAAATGATGATGATGTCCATGATGATGGGCGGTTCCAATCCGTTCACTACCATGTTCACTCCGCAAGATAAGTAAGGAGGAAATATGCTATTCTTTATTTTTATCGCTCTATTCGCAATAAGTATATTAGCTATTATATACACAGATGAAATGAGCGGTGGGCATCTTCTCGCAACTATCGCGTTTGTCCTTACCCTTATAGCATTGCTCATAAGTACTATCGGATTAGCATCTGCCTATATTGGCGTAGATGCCTCTGTCGCTAAATGGGAAACCCAATATGAGTCATTAACCTATCAATTAGAGAATAATCTCTATGATAATGATAATGACATTGGTAAAAAAGAACTAATGGATGAAATCCGTGAGTGGAACGAAGATTTAGCATATTGCAAGAAAATTCAGCGCAACTTTTGGGTGGGTATTTATTACCCAAATGTATACGATAACCTTGAATTTATCCCTTTGCCTTAAGACTCTTAAAGCCTCTCTTTCGAGAGGCTTTATTTTTTTATATATTTATTGTATAATAAATATATAAAGATATGGGAAAGGAGAAGCTATGGAGAATAATCATATATGCTTCAACTATGTAATTACATACTTAAGGAGGTAAAGCCATGAAAACAGTATTTGCTTATGAGGTTGTTCTATATGATACTGACCAAGATAATCGTGGTCACTTTTTCATTACTTCTGGTCTGAGCTTTGCTGATAATTTCGGAGAAGCTGCCGCGATCTTAGAATCTACTTATGGAGAAATGCTCCATAGTATCAAGAATCTTGAATTCATCAATGATGATCAAAATGTCATCACACTTCCTCGTAATATCATTCGTGACTATATTGATGGAGGAAAATTTGCCACTGAAATCCCTTGTAATAGCGAAGGTCAAGAATTAACGACTATGAATCAGGATGCAAGTAAGGCTAATGACAACTGGTAAGAAAGGATTGGTGCTGTTATATGAGAACTGCCGTCATTTCCGTGTCTCTCCATTCCAAAACCTTCGAGGATCGCTTTCCTATTAACTCTGAAACAAAAGAGTATGAGATTGCGGACCGGGCGTTTCAGCTGGCTCTGATGTTCGTTCAAACAAGAGCAATCGCAGAACGCGGCCGCAAACCTTCTGGCTACGAATTTGGAAAACTGCTCGAAGAAACTGAATACAACTATAAAATTGAGGAGGCCAATGATGATGAAGCTTGAAGACTATAAAACTTGGTTGCTTGAACATGGCGAGATTAAAGAGGAGTACGAGCGCCCCTATAATCCTCAATGCGATCCACCTGAGTACAAAGATGGCAGTTATTTTTTAAGTTATGACCTAATGTATGCGGGACGGCCCTATGCAGGCTTCGCAGTTGGCGATGTAACTCCTTTGGCTTGTTATAAATATGTTTATGACGAGTCCAAAGCCTATCTGAAAGAGAGGTTAAAGTATGAAGTATAAGATTTATGCGGGACTGAGTGGAGGCTTTGGTGGAGCCATTTATCAGAAAACCGAAGACTATTCTTCTATGGATGAAGCACTTGAAGATGCTTACGTTCTTGCGGTAGAAGAGTATCAGTCTTATGAAGGCTGTCATGGTATTATGAGTTGGGATGATTGCCGTGAAGATCTCATTGATTCTGATTTTGACTATGATGATGAAGCTGTTGATGACTGTTATCAGGAAGAATTAGAAAGTTGGCTCTCATATTATGTCGAGCCTGAAGAAGAATAAATGCCCGTAAGAGATTGATAGACTGCCTCTATCAATCTCTTTGTATTTTTATAAAAAATATATTATAATATATATAGAAAGTGAGGGAGATAGTAAATGAAAGTAAAAATGATGCCTACGGTTAGCTCTTATGACCTTGAGGAAGCAATTAAGCAGCAGTATGACTTGGATGTAGAGATTCCCACTCTGCTGTTCCCCGAAGATTTCATGAATGATTGCTTCAAAGAGTACGCCTACAAGGATACTCGTGAAGATGAATTCTGTGAAAGTGAAGAACTGTGCGTACGGCAGTACCTGCGCGACGTGTTCCCGCAGTATGAGAGCATTCTCGTTAAGATTTCTTGGTAACTAAAAGGAGATAAGAGATATGGTAGCACCTAGCTTCAAAGATTTCCCCATCGTGAAAGAGCAGTATGTTAAGGGCGGCAAGTATTATGTCGATGTGAAAAACCCCAAGACTGGTACTGTTCGCTCCGTGCGTTGGTATACTGATGCAGAGTTTGCCAAGAACTACGGCAAAAAATTTGAAGAGGGTGAGGACAGAGGTTGGGATGGTCTGAAACACGCTCGTGGTTTCGATAATGGTCCTATTCTCGTTATTCGTGGTGCTCGCTCCACCGATGAAGAGTGGCTGAAGCATTCCTGCGCTCGTTATGCTGTCGGTATTGGCTGGCACATCGTAAGCACGGATACTTTCCCCGAAGATGCTCCTAAGCATCTCAAATATCTCATTCTTGGATGGGACGAGTTCAGAAATGGCGACGATCGCCACATGAAGAAGCCTGCTGAACTAGCTGCGATCCTCGACAAGAAAGCAAAGAATAGGGAGTGGATCAACATCAATGCCTAAACCTACTATTATTCTCAATCTTATTGCCGCTATTCTATGGGGCTTTAACTGCGGCATTTCTGTCGATCGGCGTTATCGAGCTTCTGCGATTATCGAAGCTGGCTTTTGTATCTTCTTTGCCAGCATCGCCATTATCGGCATCACCACTATGTAAAATAGACACCAGCCGCAAGACAAAACTTGAAAAAATCTCAAAAATATTCTATAATATATATAGAAGTTAAGGGAAAGGAAAAACAAGGATACATTCTATTCCGCAAGAAAATGTTTGACGAACTCTTGACTTTTGAGAAATTTTTTCGTATAATAAATACATAAAATGATGAAAAGGAGAACCCTATTATGACTAACACTAAGAAGATTACCAAGCGCGAATGCTACAACACCCTGATGACCATGGTGGACCATGTTGAGTCCGAGGGCGTTACTTTCGAGAACGAGGATATGACCTGCGACGCTCTGCGCGAGTTCATTGCTCATGAGATCGAGCTTCTGGACAATAAGGCTGCGGCTGCTGCTAAGCGCGCTCAGGCTAAGCGTGATGAGGGCGATGCTCTCCGTGCTCGTATCCTTGAGGTTATGTCCACTGAGGACTTCATGACTATCCCTGAGATCGTCAAGGCTATCGGCGACGAAGATGTGTCTGCTCAGATGGTGACTGCTCGTCTGACCCAGTGTGTAAAGGCCGATCTGGCTGAAAAGGACAGCGTGTCTGTTGAGGTCGCTGGTAAGGCGAAGAAGCTCTCTGGCTATCGTAAGCTGGGCTAATCGAATAACTCATATTGGAAAGCTCGGTCAAATGACCGAGCTTTCTTTTTAAGCAAAAGAAGAAGAAACAAGGCCCGCAAGGAAAGGCTACAATCGAGCAAATAATATAAATAATCATAAAAGAATAATAGGAAACATAATTTACAATCCTTTCTTTTAGTTTCTATATTTATTATAACAAAATTAAATGAAACTGTCAATCTAATTGGCAATTTCATAGCTTGACAATTAAAGATTATTATGCTACTATAAATATAGAAGAAATGGAGGCTTAAACATGATTTTTAGTGTTAATTACCATTCACAATATAAACAAGAGGCTCAAGAAATTAGATGTCCTATCAATCAGTTGGGAACTATCTTTACCTTTATTAAAGACAATCCTAATAAACGATATAACATTACAATGAAGAATAGTTCTTTCTCCGCAAAAGAACGAGAGCAGATTGATTTAATCAAAACTGTTACAGATAACTATACTATTAGTTGCGGTCGGATAGATCAATTGCGGATGTTGCTTACTAAAGGCTATCATGCCTATTTAACTTTCCCCGCAACAGATTGGGAGACATTTGCAGAACTTCAAGACCTAGGCGTGTCTGATATTTATATCGACGGTCCGCTCGGTTTTCAGATGGATAAGATTGCCGCAGGTAAGAAAGAAACTAAAATCCGCGTGTCTCCCACTCTATCTCCAAATAGTAGTCTAACAAGAGGAGATGCTAATGACTTCTTTATTCGCCCGGAAGACCTTAAACTTTATACCTCAATAGATGTAATTGATTTTAATGAGCCTGACAAAGATAAGGAAGATGTACTTTTTTCTATTTACAACAGAGGTACATTTAATTATAGCTTAAAAGATTTAATGGTCAACTTGCCTTATGATATTAACAATCTTCTATTCAAAGAAGATTTCGCAACTCATAGGCTTAATTGCGGACAGCGCTGTAAAGAGCCCGGCAGAACCTGTCATCTATGTTCTAATTATTTTACAGTAATTGAAGACTCTCTTAAACTAATTGAAAAATCTAATTGATTTTCTTTTTTAATTATAATATAATATTATTATAAGATAAAAGAAAAGGAGTGTTTCTAATGTCTAAGTGGTCTGAGATTCTCCCTTAGGATGCTCTATACTTGGCAACTGAGCTTGAGGCTCATGCCCAAGAAGAGCGAGATAATGGTAAGATTTTGTATCCTCCGCAGGAACAAATCTTTAGAGCATTACAGTTGACAAAACCTGAAGATGTGCGGATCTGCCTCGTTGGGCAAGACCCATATCATACACCCGGTCAGGCTAATGGATTAGCTTTCTCGATCGCTCCCGGCAATCCTCTCCAACCTTCGTTGGTAAATATCTTCAAAGAACTGGAAGAGGATGTTGGTGTTAAACGACCAGAAAGTGGTGACTTGACTAAGTGGGCAGAAAATGGAGTTTTACTTCTAAATACCTCACTTACAGTTTATGAGCATCAAGCTAATAGTTGTGTGCGGTGGGGATGGGATAGGTTCACTAAGTCTGTCTTGCAGGCAGCTACTAAGCTTCCGCAGCCAGTTGTATTCTTACTGTGGGGTTCTAACGCACAGGATTTATTGAAAGATTTAATTTCTTGCGCGGCAGTATATGAAGATGGCGGACATATTGTAAAAGAAAATCTAATTAAGAAAGCCTATGTGCTTTCCTCCCACCCAAGTCCTTTTAGTGCAACAAGACCATGTCGTGGGACGCCTGCTTTTCGAGGCAGCAAACCATTTTCAACAGCTAATAAGTTGCTAACCGACATGGGAGGGACACCGATTGACTGGAGCTTATAATCAAATTAAAGAGGAAGTCGAAGCAATTCTTGTCCATTCTCAAGACTTCCCATTCGATGTAGATGCTACAAAAATGATGGAGCAATGGGAAAAGGCAAAAGCTCCATTCATCAAGTTGTTTAAGGGCAAGACATATATCAGAAGTGCAGAACCTATCAAGGTGACACTCTCCTCTGAGCAGCGATCCCGCAGGTTCAATGAGTTCATTTCTACTCTTGATGATAACGGTGTGTTAAGCGAGGATTTTGAGACTTTTCTTCGCGTAAACACCGATGGATTTTTCGAGAATAAAGTTGTTTTACCATATCCAACATACCATATCCCGCAAGGAGCGAAGATACTTAAGTCTTTCAAGAAGTTTCTTCCCAATCAAGAGGTAACGAGATGGGCGCAGGATACAGCATCACGATATATCCAAGAAAATAAGATTGAAGGATACCTCTATCTCTCTGTTGATCCGAGAGATTTTCTTACATTGTCGGAGAACGACTCTAATTGGTATTCTTGTCAGTCTCTCGATGGAGATTATCGTGCGGGCGATTTAAGCTATATGGTAGATAATACTACTATTATTGCCTATCTTGCAAATGAGAAGAAGCATTTTAACTGTTTGCCACAGAATAGCGAATGGTTTGATAAGAAATGGAGAATGTTAATTCATACAAACCAATATACTTGCATCTACTATAATAGGCAGTATCCCTATGATTCTCCAGACTTATTGGAAGCTACTCATAGGATGGTTAGTAATCTATTTCCACGAATAGACTTTGCACCACCTGCGGACTATGGCTTCAAAGTAGCTATCGGAAGATTTGGAAATAGGATGATGACCTATAACCAGATTAACGCAGGCGGACGAACTTATGATATGCGAGATATTGTCGATACAAGCGATTATCTTGGATATTGTGACTTAGTTTCTTCGAGTACATATAGTCCTGTTGTTGCGGTAAACTTTTCTATGATAGATAATTACCTTAATGAGATCTATTCGTCTGATAATAAACAAAAGGAAGAAGAACTATTCAAAGAGATATTCGGCATTAAAGTCGGCGCAAAGGTAATCTGCCCAGTTTGCGGCGAGGAGTATTTGAATCGAGACGATAAGTTCTTATGTGATAAGTGTATTGCAGAGAGAGACGCAGATGTTGACTTTTTCTTGACTTGTCATAGTTGTTATCGTAGAATATATGATGAAGATGAAATTTATTTTGAAGGGACAGAGCCATTCTGCGGATGTTGCCACCGTGCAATGACCGAAGAACTACTGCCCGCAGAAGAGGAAGAGGAGATTTAATATGGCACAGAGACGAGGAGATTTGGCGAAGCAGTCCGCTATCGCCACTATTCAGGCAGCTTTTGGCGATGATTTCGTTGGTCTAATTGACAAGAAGCTGTATGTAAATGTGAAAGATGGTCCGAACGGCGAAGCTGTTCAGCTTTCTATCGCACTGACAATGCCCAAGACACCAGTGAGCGCATCTGCGATTCCTGTTACTACCCCAGCAACAGATGGAAATGCAGCAGCATGGGAGAGCAAACCTGCTACTCCAACAGAGTTGAGCGCAGAAGATAAGGCAAAAGTTGCAGATCTGTGCGCCCGTTTGGGTATCTAAGCAAAAAATTTGGGCGGGGTAATTAAAATAATTACCCCTCTCTTTCATTATTATTACCAAACACTTGGAGAGGTGATATATAGTATGCGGAAACCGCGTTCACAGGCCTATAATCGAGATGTAAGTATACGAAAAGCTCTTCGTAAGCGTCGTATTGCTAGAGAAGTTTACTATGATGGAGATACGCATCCATATTATAATAATCTTCATCAGTATAGTAAAAATAAAATTCATTGTAGTTGTTCTATGTGTTCGGCTAAGACACGCAATAAAGGTAAGCGTAGGAATCTGCATGGAAATTACTCTCCCAGTCTTAATTATCGCATTAGCGAACTCCGCAAACAGCGGAATATGGATGCTGACGAACGGGATTATTTCTTCTCTTGATATATAATAAAAAATATTATATTATATATATAGAAAGTAAGGGAAGAACCTCTTTCAGAGAAAAAAGATTTATTTGCAATAAATTAAAAATTATTGTATAATAAATATACAAGGTTAAGGACATCAAAGTCCTTAAATGCGCCAGTAACTCAGTCGGTAGAGTATCTGCCTTTTAAGCAGAGAGTCGTGGGTTCAAGTCCCGCCTGGCGCACCATTATGCAGGATTAGTGTTAGCGGCTAGCACGTCAGTCTTCCAAACTGAAAGGGCCGGTTCGAACCCGGTATCTTGCTCCATAATGCCAATCAACAATAGCGCAATCCTTTTATGACCTAGGCATAAAGGTGAGGCATGGCGCCGATAGCGAAAGTTGACTAAGCTATCTTTACAGACTTTCTTTACGGGGAATGAAGAAAGGCTGCTCGCCGTTCGTACAGCTCCGGCATTTAAGATTGAGCGCCCCTTGGAGACGAACCAAGGGTTATATAGGGGTGTCGGTTAATGGTTAAACCACCGGTCTCCAAAACCGGGACTAGAGGTTCGAGTCCTCTCACCCCTGCCAGCTTCAAACCTTATTTGAAAAACTATAAATATTATGTTATAATATTTATAGAAAGTTAAGGAAAGGAAGTAATGATATGTTCTTTGAGACACCTACTCAGGTTAAGTTCTGGGATCCAGATGGCGGTCATTATACCGCGGGAATCGCTTATAAGAATGAAATTATTTGTGGTTGCTGCGGTGGCGTCTTTGAAATCGAGGAGATTATCGAAGATGCTAAGAATGATGGCGTAGTGCCTATTATTCCTTATGAACTTTGGGTAGATTTGGTTTCTGAGATTGCAGGAGATGACCTGTGAAGTTCTATATCTCTTATTTCTACGCAGTTCGGTTTATGAAACCGAATACAGTAGCTCTTTCTACTGCGATGTGGGATCCAAAGTGGTTCTATGACAAATATCAAGGTGATGTCTATTTGGATAAGCGGGGAGTGCTTAATGGCTTGCGGGCCGAGCCTTTCGTACCTAAAGACCATCAAGAGGGTGAAGGTTACTGCGGGAATTGCGACCATGACAACTCTAAATGTCGCTTTATGCAGCATTATAGAGAGCAATTAGATGCTCTCGATTTTGATGACATCATGCGGCGCTTCGAAAGTATAGCGCAGAGAGTTGTGACCAATGGTGATGAACCAGAGATTGTTCTGCTGGTGCATGAAGCACCAACCAATCCTTGCTCTGAAAGATGGGCGTTGTTTGATTGGTTTAAGAAGCATGGAATCGAGGTTAATGAATATCCGATTCCAGAAAAGAAGAAGCCAAAAAGGAAATTTGATTTCTAATAAAAAATATTGTATAATATTTATAGAAACTGAGAGAAATGGTTGCCACACACTTAACTCTTAAAAATAAGATATGCGTGGTGAGGTTAACGGAAGGTGCTGTAAGGTCTATTAAAGACTTAACCGAGAGAAGAAAACCCCTTTTGCTGAAGAGCAAAACAAATATACTGAGTCTTGAATGTTGGCAGCTTGAAACGAGAGACTCGTAGATATTGTCCTGTAGCTCAGCTGGTAGAGCACGCGACTGTTAATCGTGGGGTCGAGGGTTCGAACCCCTCCGGGACAGCCAACCTCCATTGCGAGGTTATTGTTGCTTCGCTTCTTACTCCACGAGAAGAGAAATAAAGTGGAGACTATGCGGGTATGGCGGAATTGGCAGACGTGCGAGATTTAGGTTCTCGTGCCGAAAGGCGTAAGGGTTCGACTCCCTTTACCCGCACCATTGAGGCGTTAACATGGATTTTGATTGGTAAACTACCACCGGCATCCAATGCGCGGCAATGCCAAGCAGCGAAGATATGTGGCTTAGTGGACAACGCCTGTCTAAATATAAGAAAGCAAAGTAACCAATCGTGAATATGCGGCTATGTTGGAATCGGTAGACAAGCAAGCTTGAGGTGCTTGTGGTCGAAAGGTCGTGTGAGTTCAAATCTCACTAGCCGCACCAAAAGAGTTTGGCTTACTCTTAGTCAAAACAAGCTGGTGTCAACCGCTTACCTTACGGAGGTTGCCGATTGTGGGTGCGAGTTCAGAAACCTTCCCCTGTCCATGGATCTGGATAGTCTTTTATTAGCTTTGTTACTTAAATAAAACTAATCGGTATCACTTACCGTTAGGGGAATGACTCTCCCCAAGTATTTGGTCTCGTAGTTCAGTTGGTTAGAACGCTAGCCTGTCACGCTAGAGGTCACGGGTTCAAGTCCCGTCGGGATCGCCATTAAATATGGTGCATTAGCTCAGAAGTGTAGAGCGCTGGCCTAATCGGTTTGAGGTCACTGGTTCAAATCCAGTATGCGCCGCCATTTGCAAAAATATAAATATTATGATATAATATTTATAGAAAGACACAGTACAGCAAGTTTTTCTGGATAATTTATTTTTGCTTAAATGAAAATGATAGTAGGTTCGAGTCCTACACAAAAACCTGTGTCTTGCTGAATATTGCCCCGTGGTGTAATGGTTAGCACGGCGGTCTCTAAAACCGTATCCCTCTGAAGGAGTAAGTCTGGGTTCGAACCCCAGCGGGGCTGCCAGCAACACCTCCTGACATTTTTCGAGCGTTGTCGTTAACTAGAACTCGACCTCAGTGGTTTAATGTACGAGGTACTGATAAGTGATGGTACTATCCGCTCTTCACTTTTCTCTATATATCTTATGGGGCCTTAGCTCATCTGGAAGAGCGCCTGCCTTGCAAGCAGGAGGTGGCGGGTTCGAGTCCCGCAGGTTCCACCAAAGAGAAGTTTTCAATTGGTTCTTCTCGGTATTTATTAGATTATTGATTATATTTGTTAAAAACCAGTTTAGGTTTGGTTTGATTCCTTTTTCTTTCCCCCTTATACAACGAAACGAAAATGGAATGGTGCGTGACGCCGCGCTCCCTAAATAGCTTCGCAAGAAGAAGTGCGAGTTATGGTCCCATCTACTAACTGGTCTAGGTAATCAGCCTCTCAAGCTGAAAATGTGAGTTCGAGTCTCGCTGGGATCACCACCTAATTTAATTAGTCCAAGACAATAACCGGAGGAGTTATACTTCTTCTTTAACAAAAAGTAATATATGCTCCCATGGACAAGTGGTTAAGTCCCCGCCCTTTCACGGCGGTGTCGTCAGTTCGATCCTGACTGGGAGTACCATTAACAATAGGAAATATACATAGATGAAAAGGAGAAGATATTATGAAGCAGGTTCACGGTACTTTCAATTCTTTTGCAACTCTGGGCGCGGCAATGGGCTTTAAGGCTCCTAAGACCAAGGAGAAGGAGCATAAGTGTCCTAATTGCGGCGGTGTGATGGAGCGAGCTGGCGACTCCAATGTGTTTGTCTGTCCTTTCAATAAGCTGGAAGAGCGTGACCTGAAGGGCAAGCCGGTGCAGGTGTTTAGCAAGTGCGGTAAGTTTGTTATCGCTGATTAACATATTGACCTGAGTAAGTCGGTAAACTGCTCTTTATATCGCGGTAGCTCAGTTGGTAGAGCGGCAGGTTGAAGCCCTGCGCGTCGTTGGTTCAAGTCCAGCCCGCGGTGCCATTGCGGTGGTGGAGCAACGGTAGCTCACTAGCCTCATAAGCTAGAGACGACGTTCGAATCGTCCGACCGCAACCATAGGCATAAAGCCATTATGGGTAAGACGCGCACAGCAAATTTTTTCTTTTGAAAAATATTTTAGCTCATTGGTAGAGTATCAAACTGTTAATTTGACTGTAGCTGGTTCAAATCCGGCAAATAATTTTCTTTGCGTTTTGTAAAATTAAATAAGGAGGTTATTTTCTATGTTCCAAGACATTGATGACATGATCTTTGCTGATGTAGAACCCACAGTTAGTGAGAAGTAAACATCATGTCTTTATATGTCGGGTTGGCTGAGTGGCTTAAAGCAGCAGTTTGCTAAACTGTCGACCGTGGAAACGCGGTCCGAAGGTTCGAATCCTTCACCCGACGCCAGGGAAATGAGGAATAAACTCCGTAGAACAAAGAGTAAGTCTTTAGGATATGCTGTGCCTGCACAGAAATCTATTAGTGGTACTGATGCCTAAGTACACGGTGCGGAGGCCACCAAGAGGAAGTAGCTGACGTGAAAAGCGTCTTGTCTTGCTGACATGACAATAAACTTTGAACGAGTCACTCCGTGCCTGCGGGTGTAGAGTCAGAAAAGTAGGGGTTTGCAGTTTGAAATCTGCGGGAGTAGCTATCGGTGAATCCCCACCTCCATCGTCCCATAAAATTCAATATGCTGGTGTAGCTCAGCAGGTAGAGCGCTTCACTTGTAATGAAGATGTCGCGGGTTCGATTCCTGTCGCCAGCTCCATAGGCTTAGGAAGTAGCCTACAACTTCCACAAGGCGTGGAATCGCTCTAGCGACGAAACGGATATTACCAATTGGTAGTAGCACGGTATCTAATGATGCCCTATATCGGTGCTGTGCACCGATATAGATATGTCCCTTTAGCTTAGTTGGACAAAGCGTGCGGCTACGAACCGCAAGATCGGGAGTTCGAGTCTCTCAAGGGATGCCATGTGGCTGTAGCTCAGTTGGTAGAGCACTTGATTGTGGCTCAAGTCGTCGTGGATTCGAGTTCCACCAGTCACCCCACGAGACCCAAACAGCAATTTTCAATCATATGTTTTTGGTACATACAAGATGAAAGGGGTCTAGAAATGAATAAGAAGATTTATAAGCAAGCCATGAAGAAGACTGGCGATGAACTACAAGAGTGGCTTCAGTTCAAGCGTCGAGGATCTTCTGTGCAAGCTAAGAAGGGAAAAGGTTCCTATTCCCGCAAACAAAAGTATAAAGATAAGGAGTGTTAAGTATGTCTCGGTCGTATCGAAAGCACCCAGTCTGGAAAGACCACAATCGGGGTATGAAAGCGATGGCCAATCGAAAAGTGCGGCGTGCGCTTAATCGAAACTACGACCTTGAATTGAAGTACTCTAAATATAAGCGGTATTTCTGCTCATGGGATATTTGTGACTATTGTTCTCGTATTCCTGAGAGTTTTGAGCAGTATTATCAATACGAAATCCGCAGATGGCATGACCGCCAAATGTATTGGTGGCACAGAAGCGAAGAATATCCAACTCGCAAAGAAGTCTATAAAGACTGGCTTCGTTATCGAAATAAATAAGCGCCATTAGCTCAGTTGGACAGAGCATCAGTCTTCTAAACTGAGAGTCATTGGTTCGAGTCCAATATGGCGTACCAATATGGGGGTATAAAGGTTTCGACGGGGCATTGAGAAGTTAGAACACACGGGTAGGTGACCACCTTACGGCGCAACAAACAATTAACTGACAACGATTATTTCGATTCTCACATGGCAGCTTGAGCTTTTGCTCGCTGACCATTAACTGTATACCTCTGGTTTCTTTGTTTTCCTTCTAAAAACAAAGTGGTGGATGCGTTGTACTATAACCGGTACGGCCCTATAGTTCAGTTAGTTTGTTCTTGACTTGCGGCTCTATTCAAAAGCCATAAATAAGAACTATCGTGTAAGAATGTTCTGATTAGGTAGGTGTTTCGGACACGGGTTCGACTCCCGTTACCTCCACCAAATTTGTCCGCTTAGCTCAGCTGGCTAGAGCAACCGACTTTTAATCGGTGGGTCCAGAGTTCAAATCTCTGAGCGGGCACCAATACGCGGGGATGGCCGAGTGGTTGATGGCGCCAGTCTAGAAAACTGGAGATCCAGCAATGGGTCCGGGAGTTCGAATCTCTCTCCCCTCGCCATATAGTTTGGTAGCTCAGTCGGTTAGAGCACTCGATTGATAATCGAGAGGTCGTGAGTTCAAGTCTCACCCAGACTACCATTTGGAGATATTTCTTTAATTTAATTATCTTTTTCTTTATAGGTATTGAGGAAGGTGATAAAATGAAGATTTATAATCCAACTAGTTATTCCTATATCACAGTTGTAGAAATCCCAAAGGTCGAGATTTCAAAGTTCGATATGGCGCTATGTCAACAGCCTCGTTAGACTTTGAAAGCCTACTATGATAGTTGCGCTGTTAAGCCTTCTATCGTTTCCAATGGTGGTTTCTTCAGCATGACTGATGGTTCAACAGCCTTTAACTATACCGATGAAGGTATAATCATCAGTTCTAATTCTTCTTATAAAGAAGGATTTGGAACGGTTAATGGAGAGTTAAAGTACGGAGTGATTGGTCAAGAAAAGTTTGAGGACTTCGTAAGTGGTTATCCAGTCTTGATTAAGGCGGGCGCCGCAGTTCCTATTACTATTGCTTCCGAGATTAACTACAAGGCTAGAAGAACTATTCTGGCTTATAATAAAGAAAATATCTTTATTGTAGCTATTGAATCTCCTGGCATGAACTTCTCACAAATGCAATCTTTCTTGCGGACTCTCAAGGTTGACTACGCTATTAACCTTGACGGAGGCGGAAGTACCAAGATATTGCATGATGGCAAGTGTATCACAAAGGCGCTTGCTAATCGTCCTGTTGATAATATAATGGCTGTTTATCTAAAGCCAAAAGTTATTTACAGAGTATAGCTTGGTGCATTTAGCAGGAAAGCTAATGCCGACGCATTTTTAGCTAAAATCAAGGTTCTTCCTGATACAATCAATGCGGGATATAAGAATGCTTATGTCCGCAAGGTTGGTAGTTATTGGAAGGTTCAAGTTGGTGCGTTCTCTGTAAAAGCTAACGCAACACGAGTTGTAAATGACCTAAAGGGTAAGGGCTATAATGCCTTTATTACGACAACTTGATTTTCTAAAAATATTTTGCTATAATATTTATAGAAGATAAGAGAAGACGCTTACTGCAACCACTACTATTGTAATAGTCAAAAGGTTAAGACATTTCTCTACAAAAGAAACAATTTGGGTTCGATTCCCAATTACACAAAAGGCGTCTTGTTATGGTCAGCCCGTAAGACCTTAAATGGCGGGGCACCTATCCGGGTGTAGCTCAGATGGTAGAGCGCTAGATTTGGGATCTAGAGGCCGTGAGTTCGAGACTCGCCACTCGGACCAATCCCCATTTGGTGGGGACTATGTATCACTCCTTTCCTATGTTATATAAAGACCTATACAGCAAATCTTTCTTTACTAATAGAAGAAGATATAATGATTAGCAAGTCATTGCTGCCAGACGTCGAGATAGCTCTTTAGAACGAAGACAGGCGAGAGCTATGGAGTCATAAGTCTAAGTTTTCGTGGGTCTTGAAATGTTATAATATTTTTGTTATAATATTTATAGAAAGTTAAGAAAGGAAGTAAATGGTATGAAGAAAATTGATATGGGTTGCTACTACTTTTCCGACAAGGGTTTGGTTCGTACAGTTGCCAGAGCAACAGATATGGAGACGAAGAAGTCGATGATTATGTTCGTTAACATTGAATCTGGCGGGTGTGCAAGTCAGCCTCTTTTAATTTCTGAGGAGAAGTTTGCGGCGACTTACATCAGGTAAGTCGTATGCGGGATTAGCTCAGCAGGTTAGAGCATTTGCCTTACAAGCAAGGGGTCACAGGTTCGAGTCCTGTATCCCGTACCAGCGTTGGGAGCGCTACAGTGGTCACACACAAAACTGCCTTAGAACAAATAAACAAAAGCTAAGGTGAGGAATTTAACCGCCTAAATGAAGGGTTATGACTTAGAATAAGACGCTATTCAGCAATTTTATTTTCTATAAAGAAAGTTTATACAGAGGATTGTGAAGAATCATCCTATGATGCCCGTCGGCTAGTTCTTTTGGGGTAAGAGAGAGTTAATCGACAAAAGAACGAAATAAATTGATTAAAACTCTTTAGCGTCTTGATTATTTAGCGGTGTTGCGAAGTGGTTAACGCGCATGGCTTTGACCCATGTATTCGAAGGTTCGAACCCTTCCACCGCTGCCAAAATCTACTACTTACCGATAGTTGTATTCCGCTTGTGGGAGAAACGCAAGCAGCTCTTAAATGAGCGACACTCTGAGTCGGCAGAGCAAGAGTAGAGAACTGGAAGGTTGCAGCTCGAATACTGAATCCTCTAAAGAGTGGGACTTAACACGCGAAAGAACCCTTTGGCGTGGAACGCACACCAGTAAGGTTTGTAGTCAACCTTTATCAAAACTACATTCCGGGAGTTAGCTCAATTGGTAGAGCGCGTGTAATAATCGAAGGTCTAGCACATAGACCACGGCGGCATTATGATGATTTTTTGGGACACGAAGTTATAGGTTCAAATCCTGTACTCCCGACCATTTTTCTAAAGGAGTGAGTTTATGTCACAATACTTATATTTCTTTGCACGACACGAAAAGGAATTTGCGCCTATTGCAGATTACTCTCGTAGCACCAAGGTATATGGTGAAGTAAATGCTCCTTATGAGAAAATTAGGAAGATTGATGAAACAGAGCTGAGAGTTGTAGCAGAGAGACTGCGGGCTGGCAAAAATTTTGCCAAATCTCAGATTGAAGCGACTAACCGTAAGTTAGAACTTATCTCTAGCGCGAATAATTCTCTTGAAGAGAAGCTAGATGCGATCAACTCTGAGTTAGAAATCATTGAAGAGTATGAAGATGACATTCAAACTCTTGACAAGTATGCCATAGAACTCGATTTTATCGCCGATATGGCTTGTGACAACGATATTTTTGTGGGCTTTGAGATCGGTGAGCCAACCGAGAAAGATATTGTCGATTATTAACACTTGCGGGCGTGGTGGAATCGGTAGACACCTGGGACTTAAAATCCCATGAGGCAACCCCTCGTACGAGTTCGAGTCTCGTCGCCCGCACCAGATAAAGACGCATACAGCAATTACACATATTGTGTATTATCGGTTCGAGTCCGATTCCATCCGCCAATAACAGGATAGATAGCTTAATAGGTTAAGCAACAAGAAATGCGTCTTGTTTTATACCGGCTTCGTATAATGGTAGTACAAGGGACTCTGACTCCCTTGGTAGTAGTTCGATTCTATTAGCCGGTGCCAATTAAACATGGGTCAGTGAGCGGAATTGGTAACGCAGCGGACTGTAAATCCGTGGCTTTCGAGCATTGTTGGTTCAAGTCCAACCTGGCCCACCATGGGGAGACCACTAAGTGGCTCGTGCGGTAACGGGGAGAAGCGCACCATCTAGAATTAGATGCTTCAATAAATATACTTCTTTCCACCATATGGATCTTTAGCTCAGTTGGTTAGAGCACGCGGCTCATAACCGCACGGTCCTGGGTTCGATTCCCCGAAGATCCACCAATATACATTGAAAGGACGTAAAGGAATGAATATAGTAAACGCAGGTTCTCGTTATCAAGTCTATGGCGAAGATGTAAAGACTTATAAGGAGCTTCCTATTGCTACTTACTCAGTTGGATTTAATCCAATGATGGGTTTTTGGCTCATTAAGCATGATGACCTCGCTATTAACGAGGATACAATCTATGGCAATCATGCTCGTCGCGCAGAAAAGATTCTAAAATCTTTTGCTGTAAGTGAGAGAAACTTCGGTGTCATTCTCTCCGGTAAGAAGGGTATTGGTAAATCTCTACTTGCTCGCATGATTGCGGAAGAGTCTATTAAGGCCGATATGCCAGTCATTATTGTTGACACCGCTATTCCCGGCATCAGCAATTTTCTTGCCTCCATTCAGCAAGAGGTAACGATTATCTTTGATGAGTTTGAGAAGACTTTCGCCGAGACTGAGAAGGGCGATCCGCAGGTTGAAATGCTTAGTTTGTTCGATGGCATGGATAATGGTAAGAAACTGTTTGTCATTACCTGTAACGATCCTCGTCAGTTAAACGAATTTCTTATTAACCGTCCTGGTCGCTTCCATTATCATTTTGAAATTACCTGTCCCTCTCCTGATGAAGTCCGTGCTTATATGACTGATAAACTAGGCACCGGTTGGGAAGAGGATATTGAAAAGGTTGTTAAGTTGGCGCAAGTGGCTGATATTACTTTTGATTGTCTGCGTGCGATCGCTTTCGACCTTAAGCAGGGTTATCCTCTGGAAGAGACTCTTATGGATTTGAACATCAACTACGAGCGTAATAGCTCTTATGATGTTACCGTTAGATTGTCTAATGGTTGGATTACTACAGCCTATTACAAGAGGATTGATCTTTACTCTAAGGATGAGTGTAACATTTCTTTTGAGAAAGATGGAATCCGTTATTGGATTACTTTCTCTCCCTCTGATGCCACGGTTGCTGATGGCGCTTTAGCTGTCAACCCGCAGAAGATTAAGTTGACTTTAGCTTATGACGCTTTTGAGGAGTCAATGTCTGACGATGATGCAGAAATTGCTCGTAGACAGTGGATGAAAAACACGACTGTTGAGTCTTGTACTCTAACAAAAGTAAGCGTCTCTATGGTAAATAAGTTCGATAATTTTTAAGAATAGCCCTCGCAAGAGGGCTATATGCCAGCTAGGTCAAATGGTTAAGATGCCGCCTTCATACGGCGAGAGGACTGAGTTCAACTCTCAGAGCTGGCACCAGTTCATTGTTGCAGCAATGTTTATCATATATATGAGAAAACCGAGAGAGCTTGACGCCTGCAAGTGTCCTGCCTAACCCCTGTCATTCGTGACAGGGGTTTCTTTTTGTATATGAGCAAGACTGGACCGCGCTCGGTGCAAACGCAAAGTGGCTTTAGAATTTTTCAGGCCAAATGTGGCAAAATGATTTGCATTAGTTTTTATATCTATGTGAGAGGAGGGATTTGTGAACATGGCTGAATTAGAATTTTTCAAAGGTTCCTATGACAATCTAAAAAACGTGCCTATTAAGGAAGGTCAACTATTCTTTACAACCGGCGATAAGAAGCGTATCTTATTAGATATTAACGATGAAACAAGAGCGGAGATCACTTCGTCTCTTGATGTAATCAAAATTCTTGGCGAAGCTGGAACAAAAGTAGAAGTAGATGGCGTTTCTTATGACTCCATTGAAGATGCTTTAGAGAACGCACCTGCGGGAAGCACTATTAAACTAGATAGTAAATATAGTGAGCCAATCACTCTAACGGCTGGCAAAGAAATCGTTCTTGACTTGAATAACAACGATATTAAGAATGACGAAGCTACGCCGATCGCCATCGCCGCAAATGCCGCTTTAACGATTAAAGGTAAAGGCACCATCGAGTGTAATAAGCACGGAAAAGCGCCATTGGCTAACAACGGCGGAATCCTTGTTCTCGATGATGGCTACGTTGTTCGTTCTATTGATGAAAAGGGTAATGGTTATTATACTTTGTTTAATCACGGTATAACTACCATCAATGGAGGTATTATTAGCTGTCCAGGTAACTATTCTAGTTTGATCGAGAATGGTTATTATGACTATAATTCTACCGATCCGAATAAAGGTCATGTTGAAGGTATCAACGCGGCTGAGCCTACCTTAGTAATTAACGGTGGCACAATTATCAATAATTACACAACAGTCAAGACTGATGATGGTGGTGTGACTACTATCAACGGCGGTGATATTCGTGGCTATGTCTATCATGTTGGTAAGAAAATGACTATTACAGGTGGTCTTTTCTCTACAAGTAATGGTGATATGAATGTCCAGGTTGTTAAACTAAATGATAACCTTAATGTAGCTGACTGCTACATTTCTGGTGGTACTTTTGAAACTTCCGGCGAAGTTAATATCGCTGCTAAAGGCAATCCACTTATTGAGATTACCGGAGGAAGATTTAATAAGCAAGTACCAGAAGAGTTTATTAAAGCTGGATATAAACAGACTTTAGTGGATGGTTATTATACTGTGAGTAAGGAGGAATAACTAAATGGGCTTTAATGTCGTTTATTCTGATAAAGATAAAATTGAAAGCAGTATTGCCCAAGGTGGTATTCCGAAGGAAAGTCTCATTCTCACGCGTGGAGAAGGAGAGTCTGAAGCTTCTTACTACGATGACCAAGGCAATCTGAAGCCAATTACTAAAAAGAGCATTTTCGGCTCTATGGTTGATGCTAATTTATGGGTAAGCAAGTATGACTGCAAGGGACAGCTAATTTCTATCTATATTGATGGAGATTGGGTGCCTTGTGTAGTCGATGAGAATAACAAGATTATTCCATTTATTAGCGAAGATGATACAATTATCTTGGACGCTGGCGGCGCTCCTATCCCTGTATAAGGAGGATAACTAAATGGCTACAAAAAGAGTTGAAGCTATTTTTAAGTTGCGCCGTGATAATGACTACAATTACGAGAAGGTCAAAGATACTTTTATTCCAGCAAAAGGTGAAGTATGTCTAGTCGATACGGCTAGATTAGGTCTTTGCGTAAAAGTAGGTGACGGCGTTTCTACCTATGGAAGTCTTGAGTATGTAAATACAATCTTCCAAATGGTCACGTTCGTTGAGGGTAAAGCCTTTGTCAATGATAAAGAGATTACTCCTAGCGGAAATAAGATTTATATTGATGCCAATAACACCAACGATTTGTATTATTACAATGGCGTTGAGTTTGTTTTAATTGGACCGGGTTCGCTTCCGGCGGCGTCCGCGGAAACCGCAGGTATTATGAAACTTTACTCTACCACTGGAGAGAATGTGGATGGTACAATGACGCAAAAAGCGATTTCAGATGAACTGAACACTAAGGTTAGTGCTTCAGTTAATTTAGAAGATGAAACCATCGTCTTCAAATAATCTTATAGGAGGAAAAATTATTTATGGCTATTTTTAATCCTGTGAATGTACCCGTGATTTCTAAGCTCACAATCGGTGAGAAGACTTATTACCTGAAGGATGCCGAGGCTCGTAAGCTGCTTGCTCTGCTTGGTACTGCTGCTAAGAAGGATGTCGCAGAAGGTGTCAGCGCTGAGGAGCAGGGCCTTGTTACTGGTGCTCAGGTTCAGGCTGCTATCGCTGGCATTACTGGCTCTATGCACTTCCGTGGTGTGTTCACTTCAACTGCCAAAGTTACTGACCCCGCTGCTGGCGATGTAATTATTGTTGGTGTTAAGGAGTATGTGTATGGCGGAGACCCCGCTGATTGGCACGAGCTTGGCGATGAGACCCTTTATGCTCTGAAGACTGTTACCATTGGTACTCAGAATCTGTCTGCTAATATCAATCTTGACACTCTTGCTACCGATATGGGTCTTGGCAAGCTTGCTAAGAAGGATTCCGCTACTGGTACTGTTGCTGGTCAGACCATTACTGGCTTGAAGGCTACGGGTACTACTACTGGTTCTATCGCTGTTGGTTTAACTCAGACTTCTACTGCTGCTGTTTTAACCAAGAGTGATTATACTCCTTCTGGTGATGTCACTGGTAGTGTGACTGCCGCCGGTTCTGTTAGTATTGCCAAGGATGCTGTAAACGGTACTCAGATTTCTGGTAGTGTTTCTGCTCCTACTGTGACTATTACTCCTAATACTGACACCATTAAGAAAGTTACTTCTGTTGGTACTTTACCCACCAAGGCTGCTGATACCTTTACTCCTAATGGTGATGATACCTTTACTCAGGGTTCTCAAGCTGCTTGGAGCGCTAATGTCGATGATAAGTCTGAGACTTTGAGCTTTAGCTTTACTACTAATACTCTGCCTACCTTTACTCAGGGCGCAAAGGCTTCTTATGCTGAAGGTACTTTCGATGCAGGTACTTTGCCCACTTTGGCAGAGGCTGCTACTATTGTTATGACTGGTGTTAAGAGTGCAGAGGCTTCTGCTCCTGTATTTACTGGTGATAAGTTCACCGCTTCCTTCACTGGCGCTTCTGCTGATATTACTGCTACCTTTGCTGGCGAAAAGACTTCTGTTGTTTCTGGTGTTAACTATGATAAGGCTACTGTCGATGCCACCGCTACCAAGTTCACTGGTGCTGTTGTTGAGCTCGACGTGGGCGATGTGGTTGTTGCCGCTAAGGACGTTACTGTTAGGTAATCTAGCACTAGCGAGCTAAATGCTCGGTTATGAAAATAAAGGATGGTGAGTAAATGGCGAATAAGTACATTTCTAATGTAGAACTCGGCAGTACCATTTACTCCCTTAAAGATGAAGAAGCAAGAGCCGCGATCAATGCATTGCAAACCGCGGTTTCTTCTTCTCTAGTCTTTAAAGGTGTCGTCTCTAGTGCTGCCGATCTTACTAGTCTAAAGAACTACAAAGTTGGTTGGACATATAAAGCCAATACATCTTTCGAGATTGCTTCTCTAGGCAAGCTTGAAGTAGGTGATATGATTATATGTATTAGCGATTATAATTCTAACTATAAAGCAAGTGACTGGACAGTAGTTCAAAACAATGTAGATACTATGACTGGGGCTTCCTCTACGGCTGCGGGCACGAGAGGTTTAGTACCAGCACCTCAAGCTAATGATAATGAAAAGTATCTTCGAGGCGATGGAACATGGGGTTCTCCTGTCGCTGATGTTGCTTGGGGAAGTTTCAATGATTTAATAGGATAAGCCAAATGGCTTATCCTATTTTTTTTGCATTTTTTCAAAATATATTGTATTATATGTATATAAGAGAAAAGAAGAAAAGACTTCTTCTCCACAAAAGCACAGTTTGAAAATAATTAAAAATTATATTATAATATATATAGTAAATGAGAAAAGGAGTTACAAGTTATGTATCCGATTGAGAAGTATAAGTTTTATACCAATGGTTCTCGCGTAATTGCAGTTTCTACCTATGCAGGCAAGACTGTGCGAGGTGTTGCAGTTTGCCATGCTGGTGATGCATTCTCTCTGGAAAAGGGTAAGAAGCTCGCTGCTTTGCGGTGCGCGGAGAAGATTGCCAAGAAGCGCGTTGCCCGTGCCAATCAAAAGGTTGACGAGGCTTATTGGGCGTATGTCGATGCGGAGACTTATCTCGATAAGATGGTCGATTATAAGGACGATGCCCTCTATGAGTTGAACGAGGTCATCGCTGCCAAGAACGATATGCTTGACAGCCTGTAAGAAAGTATCCTGAGCAAGATATAAAACTGCTCTATTCGGAGGATTAACCCTAATTGGCAAGGGAGCGGTCCTGAAAACCGCCAGTAACCGTGAACAACGGCGTAAGAGTTCGAGTCTCTTATCCTCCGCCAACGAATTAGACGAGAAAGAGGTAGAATAATGAAAGCTGATCACATTATAGAGGCACTAACAGGTGACAGCGGATGGGGGGACATGATTCCGCAGGTGGACAGCTCGGACTTTCCTGCACAGTGGGTGCCATCAGCGTATGAGTGTAGCATTATTGAAGCGCAGGCAAAAGAGATCGAGAGACTGCGAGCGCAGATAGTGCATGGGCGGTGGATTTATGACGAGAAAGCTCAACGCCCATATTGTAGTGTTTGTAAAGAATATTTTTATGGAGCGACTAATAGCTCCATGAATTACTGTTCTAACTGTGGGGCTAAGATGGACGGAAAGAATGGCTAAGTAGTTCTGGATTATTTACAATTGAAGCAAGAACTGAGAAATTTGCAAAAATATAAATATTATGATATAATATTTATATAAGGTAAGGGAAGAACTTCTTCCTTTATATGCCCAAGTAGAAGAACTGGTATATTCAGCAGGCTCAAACCCTGCCGGTCATTGACCACTGTGGGTTCGAATCCCACCTTGGGTACCAGTGGCGCTGGCTATCGCGTAATACCGGATAATCAAAGAGGTATCGGTTGAAGATGGTTCGAAACATCCAGATCTTATGGCCTCCGCCATGCCAAATGCGAACGTAGTCAAGTGGTTTAAGACCCCGGCCTGCAAAGCCGTGTGACCCGTAAGGGCGTGAGTTCGAATCTCACCGTTCGCTCCATAAGACCTTAACAGCAAAGATAAAATGGACTGTAAATCCGTCGCTTATGCTACGCAGGTTCGAATCCTGCCCTCCCCACCACTATATGGCGGAGGTAGGGAAGTGGTTAAACCCAACGGAACCGAAAAACAAGGTCTAGAATCTAATCTCCCTTGTCCAAGGGAGCAACTAAAAATCAAAAGGAGATTGATACGATGAATACTTTTATGAACGCTATGAAGCAAGATACCAACTTTACCTTGACTGAGAATGGCGCAGTTACCCATAAGTCCACTCTGAATGGTCTTATGGATTTGTTTGCGCTCGGCGGAGCATACCGCACTCGTTCTGATGCAGATTGCATCACTCTGTTCAAGGCAGCGTTTGACGAGGATGAAGCCCATGCTCTGAAGTGCCTGTTCTATCTGCGCGATGTGCGCGGCGGTCAGGGCGAGCGTCGTTTCTTCCGCGTTGTGACCAACTGGCTCGCTTCTCACGAGACTGAGGCTATGCGTCGTAACCTCCAGTTCGTGCCCGAGTACGGTCGCTGGGACGACCTGTATATCTTCGTTGGCACTCCTCTGGAGAAGGACGCTTTCAATCTGATGCGCCATCAGCTGGCTTTGGATGTCTCTTGCAAGACTCCTTCTCTGCTTGCTAAGTGGTTGAAGTCTGAGAATACCAGCTCTAAGGAATCTCGCCATCTGGCGGTGATTACCCGCAATCACTTCGGCATGACTGCTAAGCAGTACCGTAAGACTCTCTCTACTCTGCGTGAGCGTATCCGCATTGTCGAGCGCCTCATGTCTGAGAATCGTTGGGACGAGATTGAGTTCGACAAGATTCCTTCTCGTGCCGGCGTAATTTATCGCAATGCATTTGCTCGCCGCGATATGATTAAGGCTAAGTATGAGGCTTTCGCTAAGGATACTGAGACTAAGGTTAATGCCAGTGCTCTCTATCCTCACGACATTGCACATCGTGCCTTTGAAGCCAATCGTAAGAGATTAGATGATCCTGACCGTCTGATGCTTCAGAAGTATTGGGAGAACCTTCCTAACTACTACGGTGATAATATCGAGAATGGCATTGCTGTTGTCGATGTTTCTGGCTCTATGACCGGCGTTCCTATGGAGGCTGCGGTTTCTATGGGTGCGTATATCGCAGATAAGGCTCATGGTCCTTTTGCCAACCACTTCATTACCTTCTCTGGTAATCCTGAGTTGGTAAAGTTCGAGGGAGCAGACATTACCGATAAGTTGTGCCGTTGCATTGGTGCAGATTGGGGTATGAACACTAATATCGAAGCTGTCTTTGATATGCTGCTCAACACCGCAATGAAGCAAAGTGTAAAGCCTGAGGATATGCCTACTCGCGTCTATATCTTCTCTGATATGGAATTTGACCGGTGTGTTATCAGTAACTCTACTGATCGGGGTGGCTATGGCTATGGCTATGGGTATGGTATGCACAGCGATGCCATCCAGACTCTCTTTGAGAGTATGAAGGCTAAGTGGGCACGCTACGGTTACAAGATGCCTAGCTGTATCTTCTGGAACCTGAACGCCCGCAATAACAACATTCCCGCTATCGGTGACGGCTTTAGCTATGTAAGTGGCTTTAGCCCTGTTATGATTCAGCAGATTCTCAGCGGCAAGGACGGACTCGATCTGGTCCTTGAGAAGCTGGACAGCGAGCGTTACGCTCAGATTCACTAAACCCTCTCAGACGGGGAAATGGCAAGAAAATTGCCATTTCCCCGTCTTTTCTATTTATTGAAAAATAATTTAATTTATGATATAATAAATATATAAGGTAAGGAAAGGAAGTTACATAGATGAATCCATTTGAAATGCCATTCCCAAATCCGTTTGGCAAGACTTGGCTTACATCTTCATTTGAAGCACCAGCGCAATCTACTGATTACTCTCTATATCGAGAAGACTTTGGCAGTATTTACAGTTTACTGAATACTATCAATAATCGTGAGAATAATAGTTTCATGCGTAACGAGGATTCATCTCAGGAGCATGGAAATGAAGAGTGGAGTGGTACTTCTTCTTATGAAGAAGCTCAGTCTCTCTTGATTCATGGTTATGAAGATCCGATCAAAAGTATCAAGAGCAACTTAGCTAAAAATAAAAAATTGACAAGTAAAATCTACAATTCAATTCCTAAGCCCATAGTCCAAAATAGAGTGGTAGGGTTTGTTCCAAACGTACCCAATGCTCTTAAAGGACTGCCGGAATCTATGATTACACTGGAGAAACTCCACAAGAAGAGAAAGACCATCTCTATTATCTATGCTACAGGCGGTAGCTGTGGCGTAGAAAGTGATGTTCTGGCATCCGCGGGCGCGGCGCTTGTATCTGCCATCAACCTCATTGAGTTGTCCGGTGTGCAAACTGAATTGTCGATTGGTTTTATGCCTACGAAAGAAACTAAGCAGGTTATTTTCCCGACTGTGAAGATTAAAAGCTATGGCGAACGCTTTAACTTGCAGAAAATCTGCTTTCCGATGATTCACCCTGCGATGTTTAGACGAATTGGTTTTAAGTACCTTGAAACTTGTCCTGGTATGGTAGAAAATTTTTCTCATGGTTATGGCCGTCCGCCTGAGCTTGAAGTTTTGAAGACTCTTATCAAGGATAAAAATACCTATGTGATTAACCGTGCGTGGATTACTGAACATGAAAATGATATTGAAGAAATTCTTAAATACATGGAGGTTTGCTGATATGAATAGAGATAAAATGCTCGAAGCGATGATGAAGGCGGTGACTGATGCAGTTGTCGATGTCAACGTGGATGAAATCCTGTCGAAAGTATATCCTCAGATTGATGAGAAAATCCACGAAACTTATGGTTTCCTGCCGGAGATTCATGAAGTGCGGACGCCGACTGCAACCCATAAGATTTGCGGCACCACGCATGAGAAGTTTGACGAGGTTCTCAATATTGTCAATCTGGACATCCCCGTTTATCTGACCGGCAAAGCGGGTACCGGCAAGAACGTTATTTGCCAGCAGGTCGCGGAAGCTCTGGGTCTGGATTTTTACTTCACCAACGCCGTTACGCAGGAGTACAAGCTGACTGGCTTCATTGATGCCAACGGCAATTATCAGGAAACCCAGTTTTATAAAGCTTTTACGAAGGGTGGTCTGTTCTTCTTGGACGAGATGGATGCGTCTATCCCTGAGACTCTGATTATTTTGAACGCGGCCATCGCGAATAGATACTTCGATTTCCCCAACGGCAAAGTTAGTGCGAATCCTAACTTTAGAGTTATCGCTGCCGGTAACACGGTTGGTACTGGTGCAGATAATAACTACACTGGTCGCTATTGCTTGGATAGAGCAAGTCTTGACCGTTTTGCTATGGTGAACATCGACTACTCTGAAAAGATTGAGATGGCTATGGCAGATAACAATAAGAATCTGGTATCTTTCTGTCATCGTTTCAGAGAGATTACAGATAAGGCTGGCATCGAGTGCCTGTTCTCCTACCGTACTATTGATAGAATTACGAAACTCGAAACGGTAATCAGCAATCTGTCTGAGGTTCTATCTATCTCGCTGCTTAAGGGCATGGACGAGGATACCTTGTCTATCCTTAAGAACGAGTTGTCTGAGGCTAAGGACATGACAAACAACAAGTACGCGAAAGCTATTATCAATGGTAATAGCTGGGATTTTTAAGGAGGTAAATCAATGATGATGGAAGGGTGGCTTTGCCCTCGGTGTCATAAGGTAAATGCACCTTGGGTATCACAATGTTCCTGTGAGGATTTTTGGCGTGACAAGATTACTTGCAATCCATGTACTACGGGAGCGTATCCAAGAGATAACTGGTCTGTTACTACAGCCACTAACACCGATGTGAGCAGCGATTCCACGAAAGCTGTACCCTCGGTATAAGAATAAGGGGAGCTATCTATATAGCTCCCCTTTATTTTTTTGAAAAATTATAATATAATATATATAGAAAGTTAAGAAAGAGGGTTTGTGATAAATGTTTGTTATTCTGTGGATTAAAGAAAATAAATATTATGCTTACACCAAGGAGAACCACTGGACTGACAATATTGAAGCTGCCGGCAGGTTTAATACCTTAGAAGCGGCTCAGAAATACGCCAAGAATGGTTTGAAAGACAAACTTCATGAATTGCAGTATCTAACTCTTGATGGTAAGGAAGTAAGCGAAGATCCCATCCCTACTTTAACAAAAGAAGAAGCTGAGGCTGCTTATGAAGAACTGCGGCAGGCTGTAGAAATCTTCGGTAAAGCTGCTGAAAAGATTCCGGCTATCACAAAATATTATGCTACTATACAATCTGAGCAGGATAGGCTGCAAGAAGATTTGCTCCATAAGTTTGAGTTTACCTCTCCTGGAAACATCATTTTCGTCAAATTGGGACGTATGCTTAAGGCTTGCCGAATCAAGAGAAGAGAGGCTAAAGATCGTCTTGGGTATATGATTGCTATTGGCGATGCTAAGGGTAAGAACATTCTTGCCGCACATAACAATCATAATCACCTGATTGAAACTCGCAACTATAACCCGCGAGTTATGCCTGAACTGTTTAACTAAGAAAGAAGGTATACGATGAAACTGTGGATTGATGACCTGCGGCCGGCGCCGAGCGGATATATCTGGGTTAAAAGTGTAAAAGCAGCTAAAACCGCAATCTGGCAGTATGAACATAACATGATAGATGATAATATCTTGATTGACCTTGACCATGATGCTGGTGACTATGCGTCTGAAGGCGGGGACTATATTAAGTTACTCAATTGGCTAGAAGCTAAAAACATTGTAGACACAGGATATAGCTTTCATCTCCATAGTATGAATCCTGTCGGTGTTCAGAATATGAGAGCAATTATAAAGAAGAATGGATGGAGGGAGATTTAATGCATAAAGTATATTTAGTTGAACCTAAATATAGCTATGATGGAAAAGGGCTGGTAGCTGCGGATAGTGCAGTACAGGCAAATGAAATCATTGATGATTTTATCCGACAAGATAACAGCAATGTTTTAGATTCTTGGGGATATAATCACGTTGGTGAGTGCGATTGCGTTGAACATCTTTACTCCGATGACCTAGGTATTATCCTCTATGGAATTCATTATACGGGAGTGTGTTAAATGGGTAAGTTTTCAGAACTCGATCTAAAATGGTATGAAGAGGAAGACCTCGAAGCCGAATATCCGGGTCTTTTCGATAAGTCAAGAGAAGACCTAGATAAGTTTGCAACCCAGCTATACTGGAAAGCGCAGAATCTAATCGAGGAAGCAAATAGCCTTGAGAGTAAGGCTGATGTTATTCGAACCTATCTGGATGCGACAGAAAGAGAGGAAGTGTTGTAATAATGGGAAAAATTACTCGTCATAGTAAAGAGCGCATTGTTCAGAGAACTGAGGGATGCGAGAGTTTTGCGGAAGCTAAGAAATTAGCTAAGCAAGCTAAGCGGTCTGGGGCAACTATAAATCAGTTTCAGAAGTTCCCTAAGTTCTTTTCGTATCTTCAGAACAAGAGAGATCAGACTAATACCTGTTCTATTAGAGTCTATCGAGGCAACATTTATATCTGGCGTGGCAAAGATACATTGATTACCGCGCATCCTATCCCCGAAAGATATATTAAAGAAATGGAGGCTATTGGCGATGACTGATGTTATGAGTAGAGTCCATGACCATCTCGATGAAAGTTTGCAGAGGTTTGACGAATCAAGAATCGTCGGTATCTTCTTGCAAGGCTCTCAGAACTATGGTCTTGAAACCCCTAAGAGCGATGTTGATACGAAGCTGATTGTTACTCCTACTTTTGATGAAGTGGTTCTTAACAAGAAGCCTATCAGCACCACTCATGTAAGAGCAAACAACGAGCATACCGATCTGAAGGATATTCGATTGATGCTCGCCACCTTCCGCAAACAGAATCTCAACTTCATTGAAATTCTCTTTACCCCTTATGCTTGGGTAAACCCTCTTTTTGAAAGTGAATGGGGGCGTCTGACTGCGGCGCGCGAGCAGATTGCTCACTACTCTCCATATAGCGCAGTTAAGACCATGAAAGGTATCGCTATGGAGAAATATCATGCTATGGAGCATGAATATCCTAGCAAGTTGGAAGTACTGGCCGAGTATGGCTACGACCCAAAACAGCTCCATCATCTCCTGCGGGTTCAGGAGTATATCCATAGATACATCAGCGGTGAATCCTATGAAGCGTGCCTGCATCCTAAGCGTCCTGAGTTTCTTGTAGCTGTTAAGCAGGGGTATTTTAACCTTGAGCAGGCCCGCACTTCCGCAGATGCGGCTATTGCTGATGTAATTAAAACTGCGGATACTTTCTGCGAAAAAGTTGGTAAGACTTTTGATACAGAAGTAGATACTCTGCTTGATGATGTGCAGTACAACATCGTTAAAAGTGCATTGAAAGGAGAAATCTTGAGTGATTAAGAATTGGCTTGTCACAGGAGATACCCACGGTCAAGTCCTTGAGAGACTTAGTCACATTGGGTATCCTCCTGATGAAACTGCGTTGATTATCCTTGGCGATATGGGTCTTAACTTCTATCTAAATAAGACCGACCGGAAGAACAAGAGGAATGTCAATGCAACTGGATTCCGCATTTATGCAGTCCGTGGCAACCATGAAGAGCGTCCAGAAAACCTTTTCATGGAGCAGATGTACGACGAGGATGTCGACGGCGGGGTCTATTATGAGCCAGAGTTTCCGAATATCAGATACCTTTTTGATGGAGAGAGTTATAACATTCATGGTTACTCTGTCCTTGTTATCGGCGGAGCGTATTCCGTAGATAAGTGGTATCGACTTGGAGACCGTCCAGAAGATACAGATAGCTGGACTGGCTGGTTCAAGGATGAACAGCTAACTAAAAAGGAAATGGATGAAATTGGCGCATGGGTTGAGGGTAAGCGTTATGATTTTGTCCTAACCCATACTTGTCCCATTTCTTGGGAGCCAAGAGATTTGTTTCTCTCTGGTCTTGACCAATCCAAAGTGGATAAGAGTATGGAACTTTGGCTTGAGGATATTAAAAGCAAAGTTGATTGGGAAGTATGGCTCTGCGGCCATTACCATGACGATCGGTTAATCCGGCCTGGCGCAGAAATGTATTTCCATGACATTGAATCTCTTGATACAATTTGGGAGCGCTGGCAAGATCCTGAGAACATCGACTGGTGGTTAAAGAAGGATCCAAACTACTATATGGGTAGATAAAAAAATAAAGGGTCGAAGTATTTAATACTTCGACCCTTTTAATTAAAAGTCATGCCACTCAAGTTTCTGCGGACTTCCAGTTCCGCCGATCTCTTGATAACCGTTTTCTGTGGTATATTGCAAGATGGCATCTTCTACAAAGTAGATTTTGTCTTCTTCACCCACTTCAGGAAGCTCAGAGCGCTGTGTTACTTCAATACTTCCGCCGTTTTTAATCTGTTCCTTAACCCATTCTTTGAGTTTTATGTCATAGTGAGATAAAAGGTTAAGGTCAATAAGCTTTTCTAATGCGACTGCCATTAGGAATCACTCCTTAACCAAATAGTTTATCAATGTCTGCAATGTCGGCTAAGCTGCCTTCAACGACAACTGTCCCACCGCCTCCGCCGCCACTTGACTTTTGTTTAATCCATTGACCCTGGTTGTTCAATCTATAAGTGCTAGAAGTTGCGACAACCTCGCAAGTGCTGCCAGGGGTAAAGTGGGTAGGAAGGGTGGCAATTTCGTCTTCGGTATCAACTAATAGACGAACTAGATAGGGAGTGATTTTCTCCCCACTCATCATCTGAGAATACATAGACAATCTGCCCCTTTCATTATTTTCTCTATTGTTATCTAAAAAATGATAATGAGTGTATATCAGCTTTTGGCCAAAATAAATACCTATTTGAAAAATGTTATAAAATATATTATAATATATATAGAAAGTTAAGGAAGAAAGAAGTGATAACCATTCGTATCTGGCATCAAAAACTTATTCCATATCTTGACCGTCAGCGTCTCTTAGGTCAGCATCGAGAATGTGCGGCTCTGAGAGGAAAAGGCTGGGGCAAGAAACACGCAACTGTAGACTACGCTTTTACACATGACCCTGCTCTACTTGTCGCTTATCATTATCTGATTATGGATGAGATGGAGAAGCGTGGTTACCATCCAGATAAGATTTGGAAGAATCCTAACTGGCGAGGAAGTACATTGGGCGAAGATACATGGATTTCTGATTCTAAGTATGAAGAGATTTATGAATCTGCCAAGCAGGGTAATATAATTTATCCTGAGCATGATGATGCTTATTTGCAGGAGTGTATCAATATCCTGCATGAAAAAGGTATCGACATTACGATGTAACAAGAGAGGAGATAGTTATATGATGCCCTATGTTTGTGATGGAACTATCGTAAGAGTGAGAGACGGCCGCACCGGTAAAGTCATCTGCGTTGATAGAAACACCAAGATTGCAGTAGTCTATACTGGTAAGGCATCTATCTCTACAAAGATTGAAAATCTTGAGGTCATTTCCTACAAGGAGGTTCAGTAAAATGCCCGGAAGAGTAAGAGTTCATCGACCCTCTCCCGAAAAAGAGGGGGAGTATAAGATGCGTATTCTTAGCATCTTGAATGAGTCCGAGGAAGCCATGACGATTGATGAAATCAAAAATCAAGATATGATTCTTCAGCCGTTGACTTCTCAGAAAATGGCAAGACTTATCGGTAATCTGATTGAAATGGGATTCGTGCGGAAGGGTAAGTCTAAGAGCCTCGGTCGTATGGTTTATAAGGCTGTAGCAGTTATGATTCGTCAAGGCTACGATGTGAATGAAGAGGAGGAGTAAGATATGGCATATTTTGGTTTGGTAACTAAGTTGCAGAACTGCCGCAAGGACGAGAACTCTGATCGTCTATATCTGGCAGACTGCTTCAATGAGGGCGTTATCGTCGGCCCGGATATGAAGACCGGCGATCTGGTTCTGTATCTGCCGACCGATGGTCAGGTCGATCGTTGGTTTGGCGATAAGTTTACCCTGTTCCGCAAGAATGAGGACGGTACTGAGCAGGGTGGTTATTTGGAAAACAATGGTCACGTGCGGGCTATTAAGCTCCGTGGCAACGAAAGTTCTGGCATTGTCATCTCTCTTGAGCGTGTCTATGGGGTTTTCGGCAATCAGCATTGGAAGAACGGAGATAAGGTAAATACTATCAATGGCAAGGAGTTTTGCCGTAAGTATATTCCTAAGCGCAAGACTCCGAGCACCACTCCTAAGACTTCCTACAAGGGTCGTAAGGCAGAGGGCATTACCTATCCTGAGTTTGCAATGCATACTGACACCGAGCAGCTTGCATACAATCTGGATAAGTTCCGTCCCGGCGATGAGCTGAATATGACCCTCAAGATGCATGGCACTTCTCAGCGTTCTATGAACACCTTTGCTGAGCTGCCCAATGGCTTCTTCCGTCGTCTGTTCCATATGAAGAAGCGTCTGAAGCAGGCTTATGTCCTCGGTACTCGCCGTTGCGTTGTAACTGAGAACTCTCAGGGCTATTACGGCAATGATCTGTTCCGTATGTCTCACCATGAGGCATTGAAACCCCATCTTGATCCTGGCATGGAGGTCTTCTATGAGGTAGTAGGCTACTACGGTCCCTCTGAGAGTGATACCATCATGCCTATCGGCGATAACTCTAAGCTGAAAGATAAGGCTTTTCAGAAGCTATTCGGTAAGAAGTCTATCTTCTCCTACGGCTGCAAGCCCGGTGAGTCTCATATGTGGATTTACCGCATCACTTCCGAGAATGGTCAGCGCGAGTGGACTCCTGACGAGATTACTGCTTGGTGCGAGAAGCACGGTTTTAATCGTGTCCCTGTAATCGAGAACTTCAAGTTTACTACCGCCGAGGACCTGCAGGACCGCATCAACAAGTATTTCGAGGATTTGGTCGATCCTATCGGCAAAACTCATGTTAAAGAGGGCGTTGTGGTTCGTATCGTCAACCGCCGCACTTTCACCGCTTTCAAGTCTAAGACTTACGAGTTCAAGGTACTTGAAGGCATCATCAAAGAGACTGAAACCGCACCTGATATGGAGGAGGCACAGGACGAGGTATGAAAATTATCTTTTATGGTCTATGGCTGATTACTATTGTTGCTGGCTCGACTCTAGGAACAATAGTTCCTCCTTCAGCAGTCTATCTTACCGGTTTTACTGCCGGGAGTCTGGCTTTAACGTTCTTGCAGCTTGCTTCTCATTTTAAGGATTAAGGAGTATAAACTATGCTTTACTGGGGTATTATTCTTTTCATTTGCATCATCGTCTTTGCTATTTCATTGAAGGCGCTCAATAAGAGTTGCTGGGATAGCACACTCTATCTTGTAAGTACGCTTCTTACTGGAGTGGTAGCAGTTATTATTGCATTGGCAATGCTTTTAACTACCTGCGAGTATAGAAGCTTTCTAGCTTCTTTTGAAACTCAACGAACAATTATTACGTAAATGTCACAGTCTCACCAATTTAACGATAATACGCTTATCTATGTAGCAGATATGATTGACGCTAATCAAAAGTTAGCTGAAATTCAAGGTAGCAAGAAAGCTTGGGGCGGATGGAGTATGTATCCAGATAGTGTCATGGATGTCGTCCCTATCGGGCTAGAAAACTAAATACAAGAGACTCTTACCTAGTTGGTAAGAGTCTCTTTATTTTTATAATAATATATTATATAATATATATAAAGAATGAGGAAAGGAGTTTTCTATATATGCAGAAAATTCTAATTGTAGTTGATATGCAGAACGATTTCGTAACAGGATCTCTCGGTTCTGAAGCCGCACAGGTGGCTGCGAAGAATATTACTGCACACATCAATGAATATGACACGGTAATTTTCACCCGTGATACCCACGGCCCAGATTATCTGGATACATTGGAAGGAAAGTTCCTGCCGGTTCCGCATTGTATTAAGGATACTGAAGGATGGGAGATTATCCCTGAACTCGTCAATGGAGTTTCCAAGGTGAAGAATCTCTATGTCGTCGATAAGAATACCTTTGGCACTTTCATTTGGGGAAGTATGTCCGTAAATATGTCTGTGGATGAAGATGCTTCCATTGAAATCTGCGGCGTATGCACCGACATTTGTGTGGTATCCAATGCTCTTATCATGCGGGCTTTTCGTCCTAATCAGAAGATCAAGTGTCACAAAGACTGGTGCGCTGGTACGAGTGTTGCAGCACATGAAGCAGCTCTTAAAGTTATGGAATCTTGTCAGATCGAGGTTATTTAAGGAGGTATAATATGCTATATATTCGCTCTGGACTCGGCTGGGGTTGGAATTTCAAGGATAAAGGTTGGATGCCAATCAGTCAAGATCGGTTTCCAGATGGAACCTTGCATATGATGGCTCCTAAAGACTCCCACTTTACGGATTGCGATATTGATATTTACTGGAAGTATGACAATGATGCAGAACTGTTCTCGCTAATTTGTTTGCGGAAGCACTATGCTGATTGTAAAAACGTCACACTTTATATGCCTTACTGTCCGCACGCCCGCATGGATAGAGTTAAGGGCGCAACCGATGTATTTACTCTCAAGAGTTTCGCAGATGTTATCAACTCTCTTGATTTCACCAAGGTAGTTATCTATGATGCTCATAGTAATGTAACACCTGCGCTGATTGACCGAGTGGAAAATCGTCCGAATACCCTGTTCGTTGAACGCACTTTGCTTGACATTGAAGACGATAGTCTCGTCATGTATTATCCCGATGAAGGAGCTATGAAGAGATATTCTGAGAATTGTCAGCGTCCTTATAGCTTCGGTATGAAGCGCAGAAATTGGGAGACTGGTAAAATCCTCGGCGTAGATATTATCAATAGAGAGATTGTGAAAGATAAGAACATTCTCATCGTTGATGATATTTGCTCTAAGGGTGGAACATTCTATCATTCTGCGCAGGCTCTAAAAGACGCGGGCGCCGCGGATATTTACCTCTTCATCACTCACTGCGAGGACTCTATTTTCAAAGGCAGCCTACTCGAAAGTGACTTGATTAAGCACATCTACACCACTGATTCGTTGGGCCATGACATTCTCTTTAACAAGCAAATTACGGTTTACAAACTACAAGAAATCATTTAAGGAAAGGAATTGATACAATGTTTAATCCTCTTTTGATGATTGACTTTTATAAGAGTACCCACCATGAGCAGTATCCCGTGGGACTAACCAAGATGGTTAGCTACTATACTCCTCGTATGAGCCGCCTTAAAGATGTAGACAAGGTAACTTTGTTCGGTTTACAAGCGTTTATCAAAGAATATCTCATTGAAGGCTTTAATGATAACTTCTTTAATCGTCCAGAGGAGGAAGTCGTCGCAGAATACGAGCGAGTTCTCAACGCTACTCTCGGTCCCGGTGCATTTCAGTCTGAGAAAATTAGAGACTTGCATCGACTGGGTTATCTTCCTCTGGAAATCTCTGCTGTCCCTGAAGGCACCAGAACTGCGATCGGCGTCCCGCAAATCGAGATTACCAACACTCACCCCAACTTCGTTTGGTTGGTGAATACTATTGAGACCCTTCTGTCTGCCACCATGTGGCATACGCAGGTATCTGCGGAAGTTGGCTATCGGTATCGCCAGATTGTGCAGAAATACCATGACATGAGTTGCGACGACAATGTTCCTGTAGCTCGACTGCTTGGCGATTTCTCTATGCGTGGTCAGCAATCTGCGGAATCTGCGATTAAGAGTTCTGCGGGCTGGTGTCTATCTTTCCTGAACACCGCGACTGTTCCCGCAATTATGTGGCTTGAGAAGAACTATAATTGTGACTGTACTAAGGAGCCTGTTGCTTATGGTGCAATCTCCACCGAGCATAGTGTTATGTGCTCCAACTATGCGGTTGATGGTAACGAGATTACTCACATCCGCAGACTTCTGACAGAGATTTATCCTCACCATAATTTCTCTATGGTGTCTGATAGTTATGACTATTGGAATCTCGTAGAGAAAATTCTCCCGCACTTGAAAGATGAAATCATGGCACATGATGGTTGTCTTTCTATCCGTGGCGATAGTGGCGACCCCGTTGAGATTATCGCGGGTAAGGAAATCATCTATCTCAATGAGCAGGAGTGGGAGAACCTAAAAGATGACCCAAGTGAGTTTATTGCTGAGTTCTTTGAGCGAGATTTGGATAAGGACACTCAGCAGATTTTCTCTTACAATGGAGAATATGCTCTCGCTGACATTACAGTCGAATGGACTAATGAACGCGGCGCTTGGACCGATTGCAAATATTGGTACATTGAAGGCTATGATGTTAAGCTGACTGAAAACTATGAGCTTACTTCTGAGGATAAGGGAACTGTCTGGTGTCTCTGGGACATTTTCGGTGGAACTATCAATAGCAAAGGTTATAGGGTCCTTGATCCTCACATTAAAGCTATCTATGGTGACAGTATTACTCCTCAGCGTTGCGCTCGTATTTATCAACGCCTTGAGAATAATGGATTTGCTATTAACAATGTTTCCCTTGGTGTTGGCTCTTTCTCCTTTATGTGCCTTGAGGAAGATGGCAGCTTCAATCCTTACACTCGTGATACCTTTGGTATTGCTGTTAAGGCAACTTACGCGGAAGATGCAAATGGTAAGCCTATTATGATTTATAAGCAGCCCAAGGCTCTTAGCTGGAAGAAGTCTCAGAAAGGCTGCTGTCGAGTAGCTCTTGATGGTCAGAGTTATGAAGATGAACTAACTTGGGCGGATCATCTTGGTGAAGATAATCTACTTCAACCTGTATTCCGTGATGGCAACATGATTAAAGAGGACACTTTGCACGATATCCGCGCACGGTTGTATAAGGAGGGTTTCTAATGAACGATCCATTTCTCGACATCAATAGAGTAGTTGATAGACTCTATAATGAATATAAGCGATATGGTGATATTATTATCGCCTTCGACTTTGATTACACAGTTCATAACTTCCGTGATGAAGATTATACTTACGAACAAGTAAGCGAAATGCTGCGGAAGTGGCAGCCTTACGCTAAACTCGTGGTATTTAGTGCCTCTCAGGAAGAGCGATATCCCTATATCGCAGACTATCTCAATCAAAACAACATTCCTTTTGATGCTATCAATGAGGATGTTTTGATTGAGAAGCGCAAACCCACAAGAAAGCTGTACTACAATATTCTGCTTGATGATAGAGCAGGACTTGGTAGTGCTTATGCGGCTCTAGATATGCTATATAATAGACTAGAAGCAAAAGGAGAACTGAAAACATGGAGAACGTAATTACCAATATCACTAATTGGATTAAGGATTACTTCGTAAATAATGGTCCAGATTGCAAAGCTATCATTGGTATTTCTGGTGGCAAAGATAGTACCGTAACAGCGGCTCTGCTTGTTAAAGCGCTCGGAAAGAATAGGGTTATTGGTGTAAAAATGCCGCAGGGTAATCAGCATGACATTGATATTGCCAATAAAGTAATTGACTATCTCGATATTGATAGTTATGAGGTTAATATCGACGAAGTTTGCAAATCTCTGTATAATGCTATCGACATCGGCTATAATTTTGAAGGCTCAGTCGAAAGCATTCCGCAGATTGTCTCTAATTCCCCAGCCCGCATCCGCATGACCGTTCTTTATGCGATTGCCGCACGTGAACATGGCCGGGTAGCAAACACTTGCAATAAGAGCGAGGATTTTATTGGCTATTCCACTAAGTTCGGAGACGCTGCTGGGGATTTCTCCGTGCTGTCTGAATATACAGTTTCAGAAGTGCGGCAGATTGGTAAAGCACTCGGTATTCCTGACGAGTTTATCTTTAAAGCGCCAGAAGATGGTCTTAGCGGCAAGACAGATGAAGATAATCTTGGATTTACCTATGATGAACTCGATAACTTCCTACTGCAAGGACATTATCCATCTTATGATGTTTATAAGAACATTGAAGAGCGACATAAGCGCAATCTCCACAAGGTAAAACCGATGCCTTCTTGCCCTAGATATTACTCACCGCGCGATTGGGAGGTATAAAGAGAGCCTTACGGCTCTCTTTATTTTTTATAAAATATATTATATAATATATGTATAAGAGAGGGGAGAAAGAGAATGAAACTTAAAGGATATATTTTCTATAATAATGGCGAAAAGGTAGCTATCCCGGAAGATCGCCCAAGTTCGTATTATAACGCACTGTTGGGAATGCTGCCATCTATGAAGGAATCGCCTGTCAATAATGTTCAAGGATACCTTGTACTAAAAGAGGAGGATGATGAATAATGGCTACATATGCGTGCTCTGATTTGCACGGTAGATTGGATCTACTGAAGCAGATTCAGGATTTCTTACAACCCGATGATACGGTTTATTTTCTCGGCGATGCCGGAGATAGAGGTCCAAATCCTTGGGAGACTATCAAGGCAGTCGCTCAAGATAAGCGTTTTATCTATCTTAAGGGTAATCACGAAGATATGCTGGTAAAAGCCATGGAAGATGAAGTGCGGAGAGAAGGATGCGGAGTACTTGGGAAAAACTTTGCTTTGCTTTCTCAAAATGGCGGTGGAGAAACTTTCCTTGACTGGCTTTTAGAGCCAATGAAAACTGGATGGTGGAATTATCTCAAGAAACTACCAACCTATAAGAAATATGTAAATGAACAGGGAATCACTATCCATCTCTGTCATGCTGGCTTTAATCCAATGCAGGATGATGCTATCCCTAATGACGACGATCTACTTTGGGATAGATGCCATTGGCACTCTAAGGAGCCTATTTTTGATGATAAAGAAATTTGCGTGCACGGTCATACTCCTATTCCATATCTGTTAAAACGAAATAATTGGAGCGATGAAATTCCAGATTGGGATGGTGGAGCTTGGTGGTATGCACAAGACCATAAAGTTGATTTGGATTGTGCAAGTTGGTATACTGGTTATACTGTATTGTTGGACTTAGACAGCTTTGATGAACATATCTTTAGTGCTGCCGACGCAATTGACCTTTCTAAGAAGGAGGAATGGTGATGATTCCCGGACTGTATAAAGTTTTTAACGAAAGATGGAATGGACAGACAACTTGGGTATATTCAGATCCTCATTTTGGTGATAAAGAACTCGCCGCTGGAACTCCAGGTCGTCCTTCCGATGAAGAGCAGGTTAAACTTATCAATAGCAAAGTTGGTAAGAAAGATGTTCTGATTATCTTGGGAGACTGCGGCGACCCGGTTATGTGCGCTAAACTGCGTGGTTACAAGGTGCTTATTATGGGGAACCATGATGCCGGCCGCAGTAATTATGAGCGAAAAAAGATCTCTCGTAAGTTCCCCAAAGAAGTCTTTCAGAAATCTGAGGCTCTTGATGAAATGAAGCGCATCTATCCCGATTGTCAGTATTCTATTGCTGAGGGGTATGACTTCCATTCTCCTTTTGAGTATTGGGAGGTATTTGCGGACAACAATCTCTTTGACGAGATCTATGAGGGACCCCTCATGATTGGGGAAAAACTTATTCTCTCCCATGAACCTCTTCCTATGATGCCTTGGGTGTTTAATATTCATGGTCATGTCCATGATCGTCGTCATAAAAATGACGACAGGCATCTAAATGTTTGCTCTGACGCAATTAACTACAGCCCAGTCAATCTAAATAAGTTGATGAAGAATGGGCTTACTTCAAAAATCTACTCTGTACATCGACAGACTATTGATGTAGCTACGAAAAAGAAGGAAAAGAGGAAACGCAATGGATAATCTTATGGATTTAATATTCGGTATTGTTTACAACGACCATGATTCCGATCTCATTGGGCGCGATCAGGTTGATGATTATACTATCGACACTTGCCTGACCGCAGATCAAGGTTATGAAACCGCAGTTTGGGTAGCTGACCATAATATGGTTATTGTAGCTCGTTATGCCACTAGAGAAGAAGCTGTACTGGGGCATCGTGAGTGGGTTAATAGATGTAAAAGCCATCCCAGTTCTGCTTATAGCGTTCAGTTTGAGCGCGATATTCTATTTTAATATAAGGAGTTTATTATGATGGATGATTTTCTGGCTATTCTGGGAGCTATTGCTTTGATAATCGCAACAGTACTCGTTCTTCCCTTTATCTCTTTTTGGCTGTGCTATTTCGGAGGATGGGTGGCTTCTATTACCATTGGTAATATTCTCACTGATGGTCTAAATACTTTGTTCCAGACAACTTGGTTTACCAAGGATATGATTCCACTTTGCGCCGGTACGCTCGGTTGGATTGGCAGCTATTTCAAGACTAGTAATCTCGGAAAGAGCAAGGATTAAAAGAAGAATCAAGGGAGCTTTTTGCTCCCTTGATTTTCTTATTATTTTATTATATAATATATGTATAAGAAAGGGGAAGATTGAAAATGCCTATCCATGACGAACTTGGAACTCGGATGAAAGAGTTCTACGAAAATGTTCCTAAGACCAAGCTAATGCGTCGCGCGCCTGTTGCCATTCGCATTGACGGTAAGGCTTTCCACACTTTTACTCGTGGTTTTAATAAGCCTTTCGACGATGTACTGATTAGCGCAATGCAAGATACAATGAAATATCTCTGTGAAAATATTCAGGGATGCGTGCTGGGATATACTCAGAGCGATGAAATCACTCTTATCCTTGTTGATTACAAGCGGCTCAACAGCTCTGCTTGGTTTGATTACGAGGTACAGAAAATGTGTTCTATCGCTGCTTCTATGGCAACGATGGCTTTCAACAAAGCATTTAATGAAGGAGTCCGGCATAGGAATCTAGATTATTATGCCGCTCATGCGACTATGGATAACCCTTACCCACAGGATGATTTGGGCCAGACTTATGCAGTAAAAGCACAAATGGGCGCCATGTTTGACGCTCGTTGCTTCAATATTCCTAAGGAAGAAGTCACCAACCTTGTCTATTGGCGTCAGCTAGATGCAACCCGCAATTCTATCCAGATGGTAGGTCAGGCTAACTTTTCTCATAAGGAACTCCAAGGTAAATCTTGCGAGAAAATCAAAGAGATGTTGATCACAGAGAAGGGAATCTCTTGGGAAGACTTCCATCCTATGTATAAGCATGGCTCTTGTTGCATCAAAATCACAACTGAGACTGATGGTGTAACCCGCTCTAGCTGGGAAATTGATAAAAATATCCCACTGTTTGTCGGAGAAGGACGCGAGTATATCGAATCTCTAATCCAATGTCAGGAGGAATAACAATGGCTGAATGGCAAAAAGGAACAGGATGGAAAGAATGGTTTGAAATTACCGGCGCTGATGGAGTAGATTTCCACCCAATTGGTCAAGATCCGCGTAAAACCCCAGCCATTATATGGCAATCTAATACTAAGGAAGATATTCTAGAAAGAAAAGTCGGTTATCCAAAAAGTGATTATTCATTCTGGAAAAAAATCAATGGTAAAAAATATTATATCTCTCTTGATAATCCGATTGAGCTAACTCACAAGATCAATGTAACCGCAGAAGCAGAGTATGTTATGGGGCATCTGCGAGGTGGATACTATAATGGAAATCTTGAGCTTTCTGATGAAGATTATAAAGAATTTCAAAAAGCGCCTAAAACCTTTTTGTTAACTCACCCAGAGTTATGGGAAGATTGGCCTTTTACAGTAGATGGGTATAGAATTGATGATATTGGAGGCATTAGTGAAGTCTATTTTACTGATCAAACTCACAGATATAACTAACTAAAAATCAAAAGGCTCTATTCTTTAGAGCCTTTTGATTTTTTTATAAATATATATTATAATATATATAGAAAGTTAAAGAAAGGAAGTTATGGATAATGACTTTTCGAGTAATTCTTCGTAATGGTGTTTCTTTTAATGTTGTTGCAGATGATCTTGAAACAACGATTTCTAATCTTAGCGGAAACCTTTATAGTTATACCTTTAAAGGAGTTAAACACAATAAACCATGTTATCTAAATCCAGAAGACATTGTAGCAATTCTACGAGTTATGAGCGACGAGGAGAGTGATAATGATGGCAAGAATTGATAAACCTACCGCGCTTAAAGCATTGGACACTCTCGATGGTATCATTGATAGTCTAGATTGGAGTGGCGTATTCATTGATGACGAGCTAAATACCATTGAAAAATCAATGGCTATCATTCAGCAGTTTATTGAACAGGAGGAAAAGTAATGACTCATCCGCATGGTATGTTAGGTTATCACGATAACCCAAGATGCAAATCCGATCTTTGGTCTCCTGTCCCATGTCCTTGTGCTCAAGAGAATCGAGCTTTTTCTCCTTTCATAGAGCATCAACAGGACCTTGAAGATGCTGTTAATTTGCTCATTGAAGCAAGAGTAAAAGGTGAGAACTGCTCTATTCAGTTTGAAACCGAGGTATCTGATGAAGATATTGCTTGGGTGATGGCTGAAGTTGAACGGAGGTTAGCTAATGCCAGAATATATTGACCGTGCTGTGGCTATATCGCAAGCCAATTTCATACATGGTCGTTGGGACGATGTGTACGTGAGTGCTGCTGCACTGATGGCAATACCAGCTGCAGATGTTATTCCAGTAACTCACAGTAAGTGGGATATTGAAGTTGGTATGAATTATCATACTGAACGAATTTGTCCGATGTGTAAGAAAGTAATCAAAAGCAACTTCTGGGAGTATTGCCCACATTGTGGAGCAAAAATGGACGGAGGCGAAAAAAATGACGACTGAACTGAAAGTAATGGTTGGCATCCCCGGTAGTGGTAAATCTACTTGGGTTAAGCAAGAGGTAGCTCGAATCGAAGAAGAACATCGTACCACTTGTGTAGTTTCCAGAGATTTCGTGCGGCAGTCCATCTTGACCGATCGTGATAACTACTTTGACAAAGAAGTTGAAGTATTCGACGAATTTGTCCGACAGATTAACGAAGCTATGGAAC